TGAAGTTTCGCACGAATCTCTGCCAAAGTTGCCATAATGTTTCTCCTTAATGTTTATGCCTTTGTATTTGCCACTTCTTCTTAGCCCACTGACTAAAAAGAAAAAGTGCGTATTACAATAATACGCATGAGTATTTAGTTTGTCAAGTTATTTTGATTTAGAAAATAGGTTATTTTGCCATACCTGCTAATTTACGAATTAAATCAACTTCTTCATCGTAGCGATCATGTTTATCGCGGATTTGATCCATTTTTTCTTCGCCAGCACCATTCTGTGCTGCTCGTCTTAGAGCGTCCATACCTTTCTTGCCATATTTTTCGTAGCCCTTAGCATGGCGACTCATTGCTTCTAAGGCTTCATCATCGCCTTCCGCCACACCTTTCTCACCCATTAGGCTATCACCCCTATGACGCTGTGCCCATTCTTGGGTAAGTTTGGCCATGAACTTTTCTGCCAGCACTCGAGCATGTTGGCCTGCCTCATCACCGAACTTTTCTGAGATTTCTTTTTCCACATCAATGGCAATACCTTCTTCTGAACGAAAAGGTCCTACATTGGGATTGTCTCTATTATAGAAACTTTTTACAATGCGAGCAACCTCACCGATCATGGCCTTCATGTCGCGATCTTCTGCCACAGGCTGTGGTTGTTCAGGAGCAGGTGCTGCTGAGGATTCAGGAGCGGGTGCTTGAAATATGTCTGCCAATCCTGGAAACTTGTCTTGATTTTCTGGTTTCATTGCCCAGGGCATGATCACATCTTGAATAGGATCTGCACCGGGATTAATTCTCGCTTGGTCTTTGAGATTGTCTGCTAACTCGGGACTTTCGACGCCATATTCGCTGAAGAAACGCACTACCTCGTCCGCTGCCATTTCGTCACTAAGTGTTAATGGTTGTGGAAGTTCCTGGAGAGCCTGTGCCAATTTTGCCGCATCGAATTCCATACTGGCGGCGTCTTCTGCCCACTCTGCGAATGCCTGATCTAATTTGCCTAGGGGGACGGTTTCACTGACTGATTCTTGTGCCTGTTCTTCTACTTGATCTGTTTCTTCAACATATGATTCTAAATCTACCTTGTTAGCCTCACTCATTATGCGATGTAGTAGGGGGAAGTATTGACTAAGTGATTCTTGATAATTTTTTTCTGTAAATTTTGCCTTATAATCTTCCATTGTAACAGCATCTAATTCTGCCTGTAAGCCATCATCTTCTGTGGCTGTAAATTCTGCCATCCATGATTCATAATGTGGGCGCTTGCTCAAACTTTCAATCTGTGCCTTTAATTCTTGTAGTCGGCCTATGGCCCTTTCTGTTATACCCAATGCGTCATCGTGTAGAGTAGCGCCCCTTACTGTCTTTTGAAATTCTGCCAATTGAGCAATTTCTTCGCTCATACGTATAATGGCCTTGCCTGCTGGATCATGCGGAACTCCACCGTGATCTACATGCTGAGCCATGGCAAATGCGCCTGCGGGATGAATGAAAGGATATTTGAATCTTTCACCATCTCTGTTCTGTATAAAGATTGCCTTGATGTTTTTACGTTGGCTGCGAGCACCTGGGAATGTTTCTTCCACAGGCTTGTTGTGTCTAATGATAACTTCTGTGCGTCCCTTGACAGCACGACTGGTTTTAGAACTGCTGCGACCGTTCCAACGTCCTTCTGCTATGTTTGCCATATCTTCTTCCTTGGGGCCCTGCGTGGCTGCTAAATGTTGAAAATCGTTTTTGTCTAAGTTAGTCTTGGCTATGTCTCTAGTGTCAAATCTCAATAGTCTGCGCATGGCGAAGTAACGCATTTCTTTGAGAAAATCATACCACAATTTCTTGCCCATGATATCCTGACCTTCTGTGATACCTTGGCTGTAGTATACTTTGAGACTGCCTAAATCATTTAGACTAATGCTGACACGACCAAGATCTACACCTTCTCTCACAAAGTCAAAGTCGAAAAAACGTGCTTCTGCTGGATCAATGGTCACAGCACCGGTTTCGTCACCCATTTCTAAATTGCTAAAACGGCTGCGAACTTTGTCAAATAGATCTTGGCTGATAATCTGTATAGGTTTCATAATGTATATTTATTAGTGCGTTATGTAAATGGGCATGGGCATAATCCACTCATCTTCTCGTTCTTCACGCATTTTATCGTATATAGAAGGATCCCATTCTTGTAGCATCATTACCATACGTAATGCTAACAACATGCTGCTAACTAAGTCGTCAGTTGCTCCTACTTTACCCGCAAAACTTATGCCCTTGGCTATGTAGGTCTTTAACTCACTTACCAATGGCTTGCTGTAGATTTTAAGACGATCACTTTCAATTAAGTGTTTTAACTTAGCACAGATAGATATTTTCGCTGAGTGTGTGGTGTTAAAACCTTTTCTAAATCTACGCACATGACCTTTCTTTATGGGTTCACTGAGGAACAGACCTGGTATGCTTTCTTCACCTAATTCTGATATGGCCACAAGTGCTGCTTCACCTACAGCATTATTTTCCACACTGAAATATAGGTTGGCCTGACTACCTTGTCTAGCACATTCGTCATTGATGTAATTACAGATATCTCTAAGTATCCGAACCTGCCCTTGTATAGTGGTAAGGTTGTGCTGCCATTCACCCGCCTGTTCGAAACTGGGAATTTCTAATATCTGTATAGCCGCTGGATCTCCACCTGTGCCCAGACTGGGATCGAGGGCAACAATATATGAGCAGTTGGGTTTGACCTTCTTATACCAACGACACTGTCCCATCTTCATAAATGGCTCTTTGCCCTCTAAAGTAGCTAATTTTAGGCTGCTGATTAGCGTTTCATCGAAGACCAAAAATTCGCATTCATGCTCACGTCGGAAGCGTTCTTCACCTATACTGGCACGCTCTACTTCAGCCCATTTTTCATCACGTTCAGGATGTTCGCTCCAGTGTGCTCTAAATGGAAAAAATCCATTGCGTCCTACTGTGGTTGTATTACCATGTTCATCAAACCTGTAACTGGCGTCTTTCCAAATTAGAGCAAATTGATCTTCATCTGAGTTTGGTGTAGATGTAAGTATGGCCTTACCACCTGTGGCCAAGGTAGGACGAATTGAAGTCCAAAATTCTGTAGCAATGTTCGGTTCTACAAAGGCAAACTCGTCAGCATAGAGTAAGGAAATACTCATACCACGACCTGTTGTTTCTGTTGTAGTCTGTGCTACAATACGACTACCGTTGTCAAACTCTATACTTTGTTTGTTATAACTGACTACGCCACAGCGAATATGATCTGGGCATAATTCATAGGCATATCTAATACGCTGCATGATTTCCTGCGCACCTGTGTATTTGTGTGCTGCTACAAGTATGGTACTATCTGGAATAAACATAGCAAACCAAAGCAGATAACCTGCGGCTGTCGTAGTCTTACCTGTTTGGCGGGGCAGTAGGTTAATGTTAAATCTGTGTTGATGATAACTATCAACTAAACGACGTTGATAATCAAATGCTTCGTACTTTAACTTGCCTCTTACAGGATGTTGTATGTAGAAAAAATTGTTTAGAAAATAGTGCGGACCTTTTTCTTGATCAGAACAGGTTAGAAGATCATTGATTTCAGCTTCTGTCCATTTTTGTTGGACATTAGCATTTTTTACCAACTTGTAATCTTTAGTAATAGCCATATAATTATTTACTGAAAAAAATAGCCCCCTAAGGGGCTATTTGATGTGAACAAATCATTGCCTTATTCGTTCACGAATTTCTTATACTCTGTAAACAAACTTTGTTCAATTTGTTCCATTGTACGAGTATAAGGGTTGCCGCCGCCATTAACTTTGCTTGCTTCATTATCCCCATGACTGCTTAGGTCGTTGCCTGTAGGAGTCATACTTGCATAACCGGATGTTGTAGGGTTAGGTTCGTTGTCGTATTCTTTAACTTCTTCGTCGTCTTCCTGGTCGCCGTCTTGGTCACCTCCTTCATCGTCGCCGGGGTTTAATTTGTCAATCATACTACGCATCATTGTTGGTTCATACATACCCATGTCGTTACTACTGTCTGTATCTACTTCTGCTGGTGGAGGAATATCTCCCATAGGCTCCGACATGTCCATGTTACCATGATCATGATGATCACGACCTGCCAGTGTCATTATATCACGTAACATGGCACTTAGTTCATCACCGCTATCTGCTGAAATGTTTATGCTGGCCGGAGTATGATGATCATTCATACCGCCAATTGCAGGCATCATACCGCATTCTTCAACCTGTTCGTCTTCGCCTTCTTTTACCGGGAAAGTTTTGTCGCCTACTTTGAAAGATTTCTCACCTTTAGATTTGGCTTGATCTGATTTTATTTTTAGGATTTCAGGACCTTCATCGGCTTTTTCTTCATCTACATCCTTGCTCTCATTATTAAGAGTAGGCGTGTCATTATAAACTCTTGGATTGCCGGAATCTAGTTCTGCTAATCTTTTCAATACATCTAGCATCTGCATAATTATTTCCTTAACGGGTTATAGTCCGTTGCCTTTATTGGACTTTGTGTACCTGCAGGCGAATCTGTACTAAATTTAGCATCACCTTCGGTAGGTCTTTGCTCACCACGCTCTTTGCGTTGTAGTTTAAGAATATCATTAAGTTCTTTTACAAACCCCGAATTATATTTGTCGCCGTAATAATCTTCAAATTTGGCATTAGGAGCTTCTTTATAATCTGGATCGTCTAACAGTGCTCCTTTACGCTCTGCTGCAGGAGTTTGATATTCTTCACTAGGCTCGCCGGGTCTTTTTACAACAACCATTGATTTATTTAATTTTAGAGCCTGGCTGACATACTCAGTTAATTCATGCTGTGTGGTGGGATAGCCTAAACTTACTTCGTAAATATTCACTTCCATATTTTTCACATGTGGAAAATCTAAAGGAAGTTCTTGAATAGGAGTCTTGCCTGATTTTTTGAAACTGCTGGTAACGAACCTTTCTAGGCTGTTTTTTAACACCGTTTCTTGGTCGTTAGTCATATTGCCGGCGATTTTGATTTTGAAATCATAACGCTTTTGACTTTCGGTTAGATATTCTGTAAAGGTTTTCATAGTATTATTTATTCATATTCTTAAGTTTTTCTAACAGGCTGTTCCTGTCCGATAAAACATAACCCTCTGCCTCAATGGTATTAGTCTCTGCTGATGAGTGTTTTTTATCAATCGCAAGTTTTTTCAACTGAAGATCTACCATCTTTAATTTTTTATCAATTTTGGCACTTTTTGCCTGAATGGCGGCATTCATCATATTAGCTGCTACCTCAAACATTCTAGCACCATATCTTACTTCTACGTTCATACCAAGATCCATAAGGTCGTCATATGCCTGTTCTGCCTTGGCTGCAAGAGCATCTAGTTCACTATCTGCCATATCTCCCAAGCCCTTTACCTTAGGTAAGGCACTAGAGATTTTATCAAATTCCTCTAATTTTTCCTGTAAATCGATAGTAGACGGCAAATTTGAAAATGTCTTAGGATCAATAAATTCTTCTTGCCCTGGTAGGTTGAATAAAGTTTCTAATTTTTTTGTCATGATGTACTTATCTTTTTGATTTTTTCCCGGAATGGAAAATATCTTGTTCGTTTATAACACGAAATTTAATACCATGATTTCTAGCCCATTCGCTAGCCGCTCCCCACTTAGCCATATTTTTTACATATTGGGCCTGATCGTAGGGATTTTTTCCTACCTTTTCTTTTAATGTCTGTTTGGCTGGCTTAATTTCTATAAGCTCTACATGTTTTTTAAGATTTTTATCAAGGTACATAATAAGAAAATCAGGTACGTACACTGTTTGTTTACCTGTTAACGGATCCATATAGGGTATTTTCACTGGTTCGCTGGACCACTGCTGTATGCTAGGGTTGTTATCACAAAACAGCATAAATGTCAGTTCCCAACTGCTTCTATACAGCGGATCTTTTGTGCCTACATATTTTTCAAGGTTTCTTACCTTGTAAAAATCTTTGCTGAATTTCAAACTCATACAACAAGATTTCTCTCTATTTCGGGATGAGTCATAGTCTTAGCCGCATATCCTAGACTACTAGATTTATATCTATTATAGTTAAGAACTTCAGCAACCAATCCCGAAAGATCAACATCTGTTAATCCTCGTAGTGTATCTAATATTTGCATGGGATTATATCCGTCTGTTCTAGCCTGTACAATGATTGTTTCTGCCAATAATTCGCCAGCTACTTCACTAAACCCACGAGTAGTGAAAAATCCTGATACTGCCGCAAACACTGTAGGATCTATACCAATTGGAAGATTTTGATAACCTTCAAAGGCTTTGACAGTGGCATTTTTGTCTGCCTTACTAGGTAAATTTGTATAATTTGATCTCATTATTATCTCTTAGGTGGAAAGATAACAGCCGCAGGGTTAACACGTAATTTGCCATCTACTCCTGTATTAAGTCCCTTAAAAACATTTACGCCTATTCCACCTGGTAGGTTCAAAACACCTGGATTATATTGATTACTTGGTGGTTCATAATATTTGCCTGCTGGTGCTCTCGTTGAATAATTTAAGGCACTACTGGCGATGTTATAACCTCTAGGTCCAACTCTTCCTAATCCATTTTTATTAATATAATCTTTGGCAAGAATAGCAGCGATATCCAAAAGTTGATTCTGCGGGCTATATGGACTATTGACCAACCCGTATTGTCTAGGCCCTGCTGCTCTATCAAAAGTGGTGATTTTCTTAACTGGATTATTATAAGCTCTAGCCTTACCTGCCTTGTCAAATAATGGATTATTTTGAATAGCAGTTTGAGGCTTATCAAAAATAACAGCATTTCCTGGACGCAGCGGAGCTGAATCATTTAACACAGGTTCATTTTGAGGATTGCCGCCTATAGTAAGAGGACTTTGACTAGGATCATAAAACTCATTGATAAATCCGGGCAATCTATTAAGATTACCGTTATGAGCGCCTTTACTGTATAAAACATTTTCGTAGGCAATAGTCATCATGTTAGTTAGTAATTTTGTACCTTCACTTTGATTTAGACTGTCATGACGCCATTCTGTGATCCTGGGATTTATAAGACTAATTTTAGTAAATTCATGAAGTGTATGATGTAGCATGTAGACATCAATTCTTTCGAAAAATTGATCTGACACTCCCCTATTATACATACCATATTCATAGTCTATAGAGCCAAATTTGGTATCTTTAAATTGTCTAGGTACATCACTATTTTCAATATCATAATTACTATCAGCCACAGTGTGTTTGTAGTAACTAGCCCATAGCTCATTTGTTATACCAGCATTATCGTCATGAAATTCTACTTGTACAGGACTATAGGTCAAACCGGTAGTAACTGTGGTTTTTCTATTATATTGATTAAGTGTTTCAGTCTTTAGAGAAAATTTAGGAAGGTCTATACGTTTTACATAAACTCCTATATTACGATCTAATTTATCAATTACAGCATTTTGATTGATAATAAAATTTACATAATATAAGAAACCATATTTAGGAGCTCTAATTTGATAATCGTCAACATACAATCTACCAGCATGACGATAATCTTGTAATCTGGCTACCCCAGGAGTTCCCGAACCGTCTACAAGTCCCGTGGCCTTATTACCTACTCCTATATAATTATTGGTTTTACTCATGTATATATTTATAAGAACAAAAAAGCCCGATTTTGTCGGGCTTGTTTTGGATTAATAAAGTTGTAATTATTAACCGCCGGTAGATAAACCTTGTGCGTTGGCAGGGCGAACCACTCGACCTACATTTACACCTAGTCCACTGGCTGCTCCCCCTGGTGCTTCGAGTTGAATTGCGTTGTCATAAGTTATTGTTAGAGCAATGTCCATTACCTCATTGCTATTATAATCACCACCTTGATAAGTAGCTTGTTTTACAAAACATCCTAAAAATTCAAAACTTTCTAAAGTAACTGGCTCATATCCACCATTACCGCCATCTAGAATTTCTACTCGCATTCTAAATTTATAATCTATAGCACTTTGAGCACCTGCTTGTTCAAAGAAATCAAACTGTTTCTGTAATTGCTCACCTATTTTACGACTGACTACTCCACTTGCGTCGTCTCGTAGTGTTAATTTAGCGTCAGCAAAACTGTGTTTGCCTAAGATTTTAACCTGACTGTTATATACAGGTAATACTACAGTTTCAAAAGTCACATCAGGTCTAGTAGCATTCATTACCTGTTTTGTTAGTTCTGTAGTAGGAGCGCCTGCAACACCAAAGCCGTCTAAAGTAACGCGAAAGCGATATTTTAATTTTGGCATCAATAGGCCCTGTGTAGGGCTTGCCTGTGCTCCTGCGATAGGAACTGTGAAATTTCTTAAACTTGCGATTGGCATTTAATGCTCCTTATTCTTAAATTATAATCCTGCTGCTATATCACCTTTGTTTTTAATTCTTAAAGGTATATAGATATACTCAACAGCCTTAACAGGTTCAACAGCAATATCCATGTAAAGCTCATTACGATCAATTCTAGCTGCGGTATTATTTGTTTCATCGCAGACTACAATAAAATCATAAAGTGCTCTTTGACCTACTAATTCTAACAGTAGACTTTCTGCTGCTGCTTTAATTTCTCTACGTGTCTGAGCATCATTTGGTTCAAATAAGAATGGTCTTGAAAGAACATCTAATTGTCTACGTAGATAAGCAACCAGTCTTGCAACATTGATTCTGTCTAGAGCACTCGCTGATGCTGCTCTTGTTCTTTGACCAAAATTAACTAAACCTACACCTGTTAAATTGCTTATAGGATTAATTTTCACGTCATCTAATGCATCTCTAAGACTTTGTGGTACTGTGGTTGTCTTAAATTCGCCTTCAGCGTCTATATAACCTATTGATGATACATTATCAATGGTGCCTCTACGTGTTCCAGCTGGTGCAAACCATAGATAACTCTTAGCGTCGCTATTAATCATAGTACGTAACATCATATGACTAGCAGGGACTACAATCTTATTGCCTGTGTTATCAGTAGTGTAACCACTTGGATAGAACATGGCCATGTATTCGTTGTATGTAACCGCACCATCTTCACCTGTTTCTACTGCCCCGTTGCTATTTAGGCCATAGGAAGTTAATCCTGTGCTAGTTGGCTGTAGTCTAAATGGTGTATCACCTACTACAAATGCTGTAGTTCCTCTATCTGTATTAAAATTAACCATGTTTGGAATTAATTCTGGATAGCTAGGAGATGCTATTAAATTGAAGTTCAATGTGTCTGTATCTCTAATAGCAACATTAGTATCTACCATGGTTTTAATAGCTTTGGTAATAATTTGTCTTTGACTCTTTCTACCAAACACACCACTTCCATCTGCTGCTGTTGGATACTGACTTACCCAGCGGTTAGCGGCATAATTTGTCATTGACTGATTTTGATAACGAGTGTTTAGTCCGTTATTTGCTAGAATATCTATATGTCCTACAATGTATTTTTTAACATTAAATCCGGATCTACGTGTGTTCCATAATTTTATATATTTAGGATATAGCGCAGGATTTGGAGCATCAGGATCTACATAATCACTGACACGTAGCGCACTCATTGTGCTGGCTGTCTCTGTTTCACCTGAAGTTGACCAACGAGCATCAGCAAATACCCATCCATCTGGGCTTGACTGGTCTGTGGTATCTTGTAGTACCCAATTGCTGCCAGACACGGTCGGATCATAAACATAGATATTCTTGCCATATTGTTCTAGATCACTGGTATCAATCCAAACATCGTTGGCTTCTAGCTGACTACCATCACTTTGTGTAGTAGGTTCAGTGGCTTGGATAATCGGACCATTAGGATCTGTGTTTGGATACACGTGAATATATGCTGCCCAAGCTGTGCCTGTATTAACCATTAGATCAACTTGATCAAAGGCATTACTATACCATAATGTACCATCTACTGGATCGGTTGTAGGAGCATTAGCACGAGCTTCATATACCAAAGGCTTCCAATTTGTTACTAAAAAGTCAGTAGTTGTTGAGCTTGTTCTTGTATAAAAATTAGCTGTACCTGATAATGTACTCATATCATAGGCTGTTAATCCTAATAGAGTTTGTACAGTTGAGCTCATCGCTGTAATTTTAATTACACCACCTTCTGAATGTGTAAGGGTTGTGACACCAGTGTTTGTATTGAATGATGCTGTGGTCTTGGTTAAACCTGAACCAACAGCACTTATAGCGGCTGGTAGTAAAGAACCTAACACAGTTGATACATTTGTAGCTGTTAAATTAATTGTTACAGCAGAAGCATAGGTTCCCTGACCTGAACGTGATTCAGCGATTTGAAAGGTATATGTCGTTCCGTTTGTGGCTGTGGTAGAAACTGCGCTAGAGCTCAATACAGTGTTACCTGTAGAATTACGTCTCCATAGTTTGAAATTAGCAACTTCATTGGCAATTTCATCATAGTTGCTGTCAATAAACACAGAACCTACAGCAATATTTTTACCACCACCTACTGAATCTAAACTATAGATAGCTGACACCATATCTGTGTAGATAGGTGCTGACACAGAACTCCATGTTTCTGTTGAGCCACTGTAATATTTCACACTCCAATTGGCGCCATTGCTAGGTGTTGTTGAAGTTACCCATATACTACCTGTAGCTGTACTTCCATTGTATACAGGATAATCATAATGAGCACCGATTTTCAAATTTTTACCGTTGTCAAAAGTGTTTACAACTGATGTCCAAACGTTACTGGTTGTCTTATAATATAATCTGTTGGCATTGTCATTTGTTACCACCATACAGTAATCACCGATAGATCCAACACTGATGGCAGGAGCAACTCCGGAAAAACTAGCAGCATCTGAACTGTCATCTAATACGATAGGGGTCTTTACAGTAAATTTCTGTGTAGATGCATTCCATTCTTTAATACCAAATAGACTAGAAGCTGTGTCTACCCAATATGTGCCAGAAATTGGATCGCCTACTGGTACACTTGAACTAGGAGCCAGTTCTGTTAGATTAACGTCTGCTCTTACAACATAAGAACGAGAGCTTACACCTAGAGAACTGTATGCTGCTTGTAGACCATATTCGTTTAATTCATTACCATGTAGGGGATTTCCACTGCTATCTGTATAAAATAATGGTGTACCAAAAGTATCTGTTAGATCTCTTTGGCTGCTAATTAACCATACTTTACCCGCATTGGCCTTGGTGGTGCCAGCGGCAGTTGTACCACTAGGATTGGTTTTATCCTGAGCGGTTACCACAAAAATCATAGGTGTGGTTCCTGTAGCGGCAGGTGTATAAAAACTTTCGTCAATTACTGTTACTGCTACACCTGGTGAATTTAATGTTGCCATTATTCAATCTCCTAAATGGATTACTTTGATATATTTATGACATTGATTAAAAAAAATCCAGGCTAAATACCCCTAAAAGGGCGCTGAAAAGGGCGTATGAATAGAAAACTCTGTAAAAAATGCCAACAGAGACCTGTGGCTATTAATTATCACAAAGAAGGTAAGACCTATTTTAGAACGCTATGTGATCATTGTTCTAAAAATAGGGCTAATGGTATTCCCCTATGGTATAGGGCGGGATATAGGAAAAAGACTATATGCGATAGGTGCGGGTTTAATAGCAAATATTCAGAACCCTTTAGGGTATATCATATTGACGGAAACCTTCAGAATTGTAGATTTCCTAATCTTAAAACAATTTGTGCTAATTGCGAATCGGTACTAGATAAGGAACATGTTAAATGGCGGAAGAGCAGTATTGCACCTGACCTATGACTAATTCTTCTAATTGTGAAAACATATCATCTATTGTAGAATCATTATCTATAGTATAATCAATATCTCCACCTACCCAACTGGTTTCACTGGCATGAATCTTAAGTTCTTCTAGTCTAGATTTACTTATTGCCCAAGTCATATTAGACGGGCCAGAATTAACGTTTACAGCATCCTGATACCATTCAGGATCGGATCCTCTTTTGATTCGAACAACCTTTCCACCTGCTTTATGAATGGCCATTATTTCATTAGGAAATCTCACATCACTGATAACAATGTTGTCAGTAGTTTTTCGCATGCGATTTTCTACACTGGCTATCCAAATATCATCGTGAAATCCGTGACGGCAAACTTCTGTACCCCAATATTGCATGATCCATCTAGGAGTTAGATTTGGAATATTAAGACGGTCTGCCCACCAGGTATCGACCCGTTCACGCCATTCTCGACTTTCTTTAGTGCGTCCTTCCATAAGTGTTCTATCCCAACTGAATATAACACTTATTGCGTCCTTTAGTGAACTAGCAAAACTATCTCTACGAAATCCATGGAAATTTACGAGATAATCAGCAGCAGTATCTTTTCCAGAGCCTATAAATCCTACAAACCCTATAATCATAATAATATCCTACAATATAAAATTATTTTAGCATATTATGAGTGAAAAACAAAGATTATGGAAATCTAATTGTACCAGAACCAGGAGCAATTCTATGAATTTTAAAACCAGGGCTAGATGTTGTGTCAGGGTTTTGACCAAACACGCTTAGGCCTGTAAATTGAACAGTGTTTGCTGAGCTCGGATATTTAATGATAACTGTTCCTGCGCTGCCTGCTCCACCCGCAGTTAGCCATGCAGGATTACTTGGGAATGGTGAGCTTGGTCCATCGCCTCCGCTACCCCCACCTCCTGTAGATACAGAGAATTGGGCATTGCCTCCATTTCCTATTCCAGGCCCGGCTCCTGTTCCTCCTTGAGCCAAGCCTGTACCACCTGTTCCTGCTCTATTAGAATATAAGGGAACAGCAAAAGTTCCACCACCTCCACCACCTCCACCTTCTATTGGGTTGCTAGCGGGTGCGTATATACTACTAACTGTTCTTCCACCCCCTCCATTACCTCCCCTTAATAGAGTAGATATATAAGGAGCAGGATTTACCCCGGATTGTCCGTTGCCTAATACGCCCGCACCTCCTCCTCCCATTCTATTAACAAAACTAGGTATTCCTCTTCCAAAGCCACCGAAAAGACCGAGTGGTGCCTGCCCTACGCCGCCTTTACTGAACACAGCAGGACTCATACCACCACCTCCACCGCCGGTGTAGGCAGGAGCACCATTACCATCTCTGCCCCATAAAGTGCTTCTACCAACTTGTCTTGCTGCACTGGCGGTGGGCCTATAAGTTGTGTATCCTGAACCGCCTCCGCCTCCACCGAAAAGTGCTAGGCCTGCTATTTGAGTATTTTGTCCGTTTTGCCCTATGGCTTGTGCACCACCTACGTCGCCGCCGGCTGGAATGCCTCCACCTTGACCACCAGAACCTACTGTTATATTATAGTTTGAACCTACTTGAGCACTAAAGCTACTTACATAGAATTCACCACCACCACCTCCACCTCCACATCCTGAACCACCTCCACCACCACCCCCTGCACCACCCAGCCACTGTACAGTAATGGCAGGAGTTTGGCTAGTGTCACTTACATTAACTTGAACAGCTTGTCCTAATAAAAAGAAACCTACTCCACCTCTCCATACCCTGATGATGATAGTTTCTAGGCCCTCAGTGGTTAGGTCGTTTACCAAGGTACGTGATACGCCTACAATATTTGGGTTAAAATAAAGAAAAGATCCATCATTATTGGCCTGTGTAAAATCAGCCGAAGTAGTTGTACCTATATTACTCCAATATAAAGTAGTGTTATCATCTATATTGGTACCTGTGACGTTAAAAGTAACCGTAGTACCTTCAGTTGGAGTAGTAGTACTGGGTGTAATAGATACTGATTGAGTTTTACTGCTATCCACAATAGTGAGCGTAGGACTGGTATACTTGACTGGACCTGTAACACTGTTTGTTCGTATACTGACTGTGTATGTTTCATTACCCTCAGTGGTAAAGTCTGCCAAATGGAAAATATTAACAGTACCTTGGTTACTATTGATAGTAAATGAGCCCGTCTCAGCAATAAAATCAGATGCATTTGTTGTAATATGATTTATAGTCCAATAAAGAGTAGTACCATTGGCTAGACCTGTAGTTGTCACTGTTCCTGCCATATTGGCATTTTCGTTAACGCTTAAATTAGCCCAATTTACACTGATACTTAGACTGGTATCGTTAATCGTAACAAGAGGTGATGTAGCTACGATAGGACCAACAGTGCTACCTGTTCTAACCTGCATGACAAATGTTTCTGATCCTTCAGTAGTTAAATCACCTACGATACTCACTAATTGGTTACTATAATTAGAATTTATTGTAAGGAATCTATCTAGTCCCCCAACGATATCATCTGCCACTATTGTGCCAGAAAACGTAACATATAACTGTGTTCCGTTGGCAACACCAGTAGTGTTTATTTCTAGCGTAAAATCAGTACCTTCATTTCTACTGTAATTTCCACCTTGAATACCTATGCTATATGTAGGAGACAGACTGCTATCTAATAGGGTTACTGTATCACTTATGGCCAGTGTTGGTCCACTGGTACTACCACTTCTCAGCGTTACATTGAAAACCTCGTTGCCCTCTGTGGTAAGATCTGCTACAGCACTTATAACAAATGTAGCTAAATTGCTATTAATTGTAACAGATCCACTTGTTACATTGACATCAACTCCATTTGTCCCGCTTATTGATCCTGCGGCTGTCCAATATAGAACTGTGCCGTTAGCAATACCTGTTGTAGCCACAGTAAAGGTCACTGATCCAGATTCATTGAAAGAAGTTACAGATGGAGTGATGTTGTAGCTAGGTGCTTGACTGGTATCACGAAGAATCACTGTCTTGCTGGCTACAATAGTACCAGATGTGCTACCTGTACGAAGGTTAAAGATTATAGTTTCAGCACCTTCAGTGGTGACGTCATTTATAGCCACTGTGGTGCCGTAACTGGCAGTCCCTGAGTTGATAACCAAACTACCACTTTGCGCAGGAGACCCTGTAAAATCACTAGAAGTCGATGTACCATCATTGGTCCAATATAGTGTGGTTCCGTTTGGTACATTTGTTGTTGTCACAGTAAAGGAAACATTTTCACCTTCATTAATAGAATCAACGGAACTGGTAACTGAATAAGTTGGATTTAGACTGGTGTCGTACAATAAAAATTGAGATTGAGCAACAATAGGTCCTAATTGACTGCCTGTTCTAATATAGACATATACAACTTCATCACCTTCTGTGGTAAAATCATTAGTAGCAGTCAGCGTAAAACTGGCAGTGTTACCAATTACCACTACAGATCCAGATCCTGTTGAAAAATCTTCTGGTCTACTTACGCTCCAATAAAGCGTCGTAGAATCAGGTACCAGTTCTGAAGTAATTGTTACAAGTAGAGAACTACCTTCGTTTATTGCTGTAGCTGAGTTAGTTACCCCAAATAAGGGAATCATATTTATTGATAAATTTGCGTCAAATTGGCCGCTGCCTAGATCTAATGATGGCATAATTTCCTCTGATTATCCAATGACAAATGTAAGTGGTGTGCCGCCGTCCTTATAATTGATCAGATCTTGTTCCAAAACTTCCATATCCGCCTTGCCTTCACCCTTTAGGGCAGTTCCATTTAGACTGGTTCCCCCTTGTGGACTGGCTATTTGTGCGAATTTTTCACGAGCTTCACCTAACATGATTTTACAAGTTGCTAGACTATAATCTCTCAACCATTGTTTGGCAAAATTATCCTGTAATAGATTAAAATCAGGACGGTAATTATAAACCCATAACAAAACTTCTTCTTCACTTCTAGGTCTTTGCATTAGGGTTAATTTTTTAGAAGTGCGATTGAATGTAAAATTAATTTCACTACCAAACATTTTACCTACCTGTTTTTGATAGCTGGCAAAAGCATAATAAGTGGCTAGACCGCCCATGTTGGTAGCAGCAAGTAGGTAGGTATTAGAATATGCTAGATTAAATGGTTCGAAAAGAGTACCACCCTGACCTCCACCTGATCTGGACCCTATGCTTCTACGAAATATTTGCCTTACATTTTCTATTTCACCAGGCAATGTATATTCATTTTGATCAACTATAACAGTTAAAAAGGCAAAACTTTCTTCGGTAGCGTTGCTGCTTCTTTGTCTAAATTTAGCCAAAGCTCTATCTATGGCAACATTATAGTCTTTAGGATCTAATTCAACATCTATCATAGAACCACCCAACATTGTTTGGCAGTAATCTATGACTTTTTGGCGCTCTTGGTCATTTTCATTCATACTGCTATTTACCATAAATATACGACTATGCCTAGACTTTCCCTGTACCGCCCAGAAAAGGGTAAGGATTTTCGTTTTCTAGACCGTGCGATTAATGAACAATTTCAAGTCGGCGGTACTGATATTTTCATACATAAGTATGTAGGACCTGTTGAACCTGACGCAGGCGAAAGTACACCAAGTCAACCTAATCAATCTAACGCCATACCAGAATTAGGTATACAAGATCTATTGTTTTTAGAAAATAGAGATAGAAAATATGACGAAGATGTCTATGTAGTAAGAGGCATTTATACTTTACAGGATGTTGATTTCAATCTCAGTCAATTTGGTCTGTTTCTACAAAACGATAATATAATGATCACTTTTCATCTTAGAAGCAGTTATGATGCTCTTGGAAGAAAAATCATGGCAGGTGATGTATTAGAATTACCACATCAAAAAGATGAGTACGCACTAGATGATAACCTAGTTGCGTTAAAAAGGTTTTATGTAGTCAGTGAAGTGACAAGACCTGCTAGCGGTTACAGTCAAACTTGGTATCCTCATTTAATTAGAGCCAAATGTCAACCATTGGTTGATCGCCAAGAATTCAGTCAGATACTGGATCAAGATGCCGGAGCAGACGATGGCACGAGTTTGAGAGATTTATTAAGTGAATATAATCGTAGTATCGAAATCAATGAGCAGGTTATTCTACAAGCAGAAGAAGATGTTCCAAAAAGTGGTTATGAAACTAGACAATTTTTTATCATACCAAAAAATACACGTAATCTTGTAGACACAGCAGATGTTAGCGACACCGATTTAGATGCCAGTTCAACCGTTATTAATGCTGCGGCCACTTTAGAAACACCTTCACAGAATTATTACATAGGATATCTTACAGGTGATGGAGTTCCGCCAGATGGTGCCCCTTATGGATTTGGTATTGTGTTCCCAAGTAGCCCTGTACAAGGTCAATTTTTTCTAAGAACCGACTATCTTCCTAATAGATTGTATAGATATAGCGGCACTGTTTGGACAAGATTTGAGGATAATGTTCGTATGACCGTCAGTACTTTAGGACCCACACAGACAAATGACAGTAATTTGGTAAGACAAAAACTCAAAGCCACTTTTGTCAATAATATAAACACTGCCACTGTAGCAGGCGAGATTGTTCAAGAACGTCAGGCACTAAGCAAAGCACTAAAACCAAGGGCAGATTTATAATATGGATTATTTTTATGACGGCCAAGTAAGACGATTTGTCAGCCAATTTATGAATGTTATGAGCAACTTTGCCTATAAAGATGGCAGAGGTAATATAGTACAAATTCCTGTACGATATGGAGACATGAGTAGACAGGTAGCACAAATTCTTAAGAAAAACAGTGAAAATACCATGCCTAGTGCGCCGTTTATTGCCTGCTACATAAAAGATATTCAATATGACAGGCCTAGGCTACAAGATCCCACATTTATCAGCAAGATTAATATCAGAGAACGTGATGTAAATGCTCAGGGAGATTATATAAACACGCAGGGATCAAATTATACAGTAGAACGTATAATGCCAAGTCCATATACTTTAACCATGAATGCAGATATATGGTCTACTAGTGTAGATCAAAAATTACAAATTTGGGAACAAATAGTTGTATTTTTTAACCCGAGTTTTGAAATACAGACCACCGACAACTACATCGATTGGACCAGTCTGAGTGTTTTACACCTAGACAGTCAGACATTTACATCAAGAACCATCCCGCAGGGTGTGGCAGAAGATATAGATATACTTACTCTAACTTTTAGTGCTCCAATTTGGATTACTCCACCTGCTAAGGTAAAGAAATTAGGGGTAGTAACTAAGATTATAAACAACATATTTGGCTCTGGAGCACAGGGCACAATTCAAACAAGTTATAATATTTCAGGCGCTAGCAATGTTTTCGATGGTATAAGTCCAGATACAGATATTATAGTTACACCTGGCAACTACAAATTGCTAGTATTGAATGGGTCTGCAAGGTTAATTTTAGACGGCACAGTAGGCGATCAAATAGATCTTACAGATCCTAGAAACAGTGTATCATGGCACGCATTGTTAAATCTATATCCTGGCAAATTTCGTGCGGGTATAAGCACTCTACGATTTAGTCAAGAAGGTGGTACTGAGATTATTGCCTATATAAGCCTAAATCCCACAGATGATTTTGCCATGGTATTGAATGTTGACACTGATACCATACCCACAAATACTATTTTATCGGGTAGAGGAACAATAGATGCTATAGTTAATCCATTGACCTACAATCCAAGTGGATTAACAGCAGGTACTAGATTCTTAATCCTAGAAGGCATCAACGATAACGCACAGTTTGGCTCTGTAGGTTATGATGGTCCAGTAGCATGGAAAAATTCTAATCTAACAGATTTTCGTGCAAGCGCCAATGATATAATAGAATGGAATGGTTCCTCATGGTCCTTAATATTTGACTCTAGTGCTTCTTCTAGTGTAATATATGTTACTAATTCTTTCACAGGCACGCAATATCAATATAACAATGGCGATTGGAGTAAGACCTTTGAAGGAGTATACGATAGCAAGTTATGGCGCCTAGTTCTCTAAATCAAATTATATGTAGTGGTGGTTTATTTTTATCTAAAGAAACTCAAAGATTTTTATTTTTACTGAGGACGCAGGGCAAAACGGCAGGTCAGTGGGGATTTGTAGGTGGCAAAAAAGAACCCAATGATAATACAGCCTACGACACTCTAAAGAGAGAAATCGAGGAAGAGATTGGAGATATTCCTGATATAATCAAAACTATTCCTCTAGAGTTATTTGTCAGTTACGACCAAAAATTTCAATATAATACCTATGTTTTGGTTATTGAAAACGAATTTATACCTAGACTAAATTTAGAACATGCTGGTTATGCTTGGTGTAATTATTCACAATGGCCTAGACCATTACATCAAGGTGTTAAGAACAGTTTCAATAATAAAATTATTAAGGCAAAGTTAGAACTTATATTAGAATTAATCTAACAAATCAGGACCAAACGCCCAGGTTCCTAAGTGCCTTAATTCGTGGCTCAATGCTGTATCAATTTTTACCGTGTATCCAGCCTTTGTAGCCTTTTGACAAAACAGCATATCTTCTCCAAGAAAGTCATTAGAGTCTGGACTCCAACCAAATTCAAACCAAGGTTTTTGTATCTTAGTTAAAATTTCAGTTTTCATAAGCATACAACCCATACCTACTCCTTGTACATCAACTAATTCATCCTCGATGTCAAAGGATAGTGGGTTTTGCCAATCTCCTATAACTTCATAGGCCACACCTTTTGCCGGTAGTTGGCGCCTTATGTAATTACATGCTACCAAAGGTTCATTATGTGACATTAATCTCATAGCAATGCTACTAGGGAAAGTAATATCACTGTCTAACCATAAAGTATATTCTGACCCTAAATTAAGTGCTTCAGTGGCTAGGTGTTCACGTTGCGTTAATAATATGGTACTGGCATCCATAAAAACATGCGTATCTATATTATTTTGAGTGTTTAATTTTACCATTTCAGCTAGACATAGAGCATGAGCACTATGTAAGGTATCTCGCACTGGAATACATACAGCTAGCTTACCTTTCTTATTACTCCATGTTGTAGTTCCAAAAACTGACTTTTTCATGCGCCCGCCACATCTTTGCTTAGAGTTTCACCCTTTATTACTAAACCATGTATGGCATTAATTAGATCCTGGGTGCGTTTAGCGCATAGTATAAAATCAGTAGGACTTAATTTACAAGCGGTATTCATGCTTTCAAAACTGAGCTTACCCATAGTTAACGTTTCTATGGCACAAGTTCTAGCTAGATTTTCTATAAATCTCATTTTAACATCTTCATCATTACTAGAATCTAAAATATCACAACATTCTCTAACATCTAAATCGTCTAACATAGACAATAGATATTCTAATTCTACAGTTTCAGTACAACTTTTAAATTCTATATGACTAAGATGTAGTATTCTATTGAGGAAATTTAATAATGTTTGAGGATTGGTTGTTCTATCCCAATATACTATATTATCTAATTCCCATTTTGTAGTTGTAGTTGCTGATTTTAATATTTTATCTATATCAGTTACTTTCATGCTTATCCTGGATAATTGTAAGGTGTGGATTTCCCGCCGAAGGTCAGTGAAAAACTAATCTGTGTTCCTGTAGTTTGTCCAATTCCATAGGTTGGTTTTGATCCTAACACCGCGCTAAGTTTAATATTTTGACCGCCACTTGGAGCATTACCTGTCGATCCTGGTGTAAGGTTAGTAAATGCCTGATTTACAGCACCGAACGATATTTGAGCACCTGTTGGCGGGATTAAATTTGCCATATAATTACCTAATGGCACCTCTATTTATAGACGCAGATAATCCTAAACAATTTTTTTGAGATAAAGTCATAATATAAACTGATATAATCAGTTATTTACCTACAAATCGTTTAGGCTTGAGCTTCTGACCAACGCAATAAAATAGCCAGTCTCACTTCAGCACTACCACTTTGGCCACCAGACACACGTACATTAATGGCCAATGTATCCGGTCCATCTGGATATACACCCGAACCGCCAAATGGACTGTTAGATAATTCCTTCAATTGAGTTAGGTCTAAGGTTGCGTCAGAGTTAGGGTTACAGGCAAAAGCAAAAACCTGTTCACCCGGTAAGGCATAAGTGCCGCTGCTAAATGAAGGGGAAGTTCCGATTTGTGCGAAACTAGGTTGTCCACCTACCGATTCGCCGTTTAAGGCAAAGTACGTAGCACCTGTTAGATTTTTCGGATTAAGAACACCTTCACAAATCACACTGTTTGGTTGGTTGGCTGATCTAGAAGTAGATATGGTAATACTTTGAAGTAACAAAGTACTTCTATTTAATAAATCTCTAGTGCCTAGGTTACCTATTTGTCCATTGCTCACACTAGGTGCTAATCTTAACACAAATTGTGTACTAGTACCATTGCTCAATACAATTTGTTGGTCTGTTCGTTGATAACTAAAAATGTAACCACGATCATTATCAAACATACCGTCACATAATAACGCACTACCCCAATGACTCAAAGTGGGACTGGCATAGTTTGAAATCAATAACACTCCGGTACCAACTGAATGAATGTCAGCTGTGCCTGCTGTAAATGACTGTGTGCCTCCATTAATCCATTGAGTTAGAGTAGCTGCTCGAGTACAGCCTGTTAACAATGTCAGTCCTGATTTTCCTGTATAATTTATCAATTCGTTATCTATATAAACAGTGCCTGTATTTGGATAAAATGTATTGTCTTGTAAAGTTATGGTATTTTGTATAGAAGTCATAGCTGCTGTGAGATAAGAGTTTACAGCAGGTTCATTTTCAATGCTATATCGTACAGGTAAATTACCGGTTCTCATATGAGCTTCATAGTTAATATTGTTATTTTTAATTCTATGTGCAAACAACCAATTACCGTCACTGCCTCTACACATAAAGTCAATAAAACCAGCACCGTACCATGTGTACTGAATACCAAGCATGTGCATACGATTGAAATTTAACACAAATCCAGATGGGCCAGTCCCGTCAAACCTATCAATATTAAATTCTTGTTGTCTTGCTCGTGTTTCTATCACAATACTAGCTTTAACCTGAACTGCGTTTGTAGAACCCCTGTAGTCAGGATTAACAAACATAGACGTGTCGCTGTTAACCGCAGTTACAACATGTGTCATTCCTCGTATAACTATCTTGTCTCCTGCTCTAACTTGTGATCTAAATTTAGTAGTCGCACCTGTTACTTGATTGCTGTTACTGTTTATTGTTACTAATCCTAATAACTGTTGTGTAGCTGCCCTTCTAACCACACAGATATTCATACCATCAAATTCCCAAAACATCCCGTTTTGATCATCAAAACACCCTGCCCTAATTGTTGCTCCGTGCCAGTTCTCTACTACCACTTTTTGAGTTTGCCCAAATGTAGGTCCTGATGGGTTTACTGCGGTCGGTGTAGTAACTGTAAAAGCATAATCATCTACGATACTGGCCACTGTATATAATTGATTATATTCAGGAGTAGCTGTAAATCCTTCAACTCGAATTTGACAACCTACCTGTAATCCGTGAACAATATTGTCTACAGTTATAGTCAATGTGCTGCCTGCAACTGATCCTGACTGTGTTAGATTTTCTATATCGTAATTAGGTTTGAATAGGGTGCCTGTGGACCATAACAATCCTTTACCAGATTGATATCTAAAATACTTTTTACTAATTCTAATGACATTAGCACCATAACTCGGCACACCGGTTGATAATATTACTCCGCCGTCAAACGGTCTATGAATAATTTGAGCTCCGCTGATACAATAGATAGCCACCGAGGTAGGTGATGAAGTTGCAACTGCTGTATAAGTAATTTGAATTGCGCTAGGGACTGATGTTACATAAAATGGGCCTGTGGCATTTTGCGGGTTAGTTCCTCCAGAGGCACTGGCAAAAATTGGACTTCCTGGAACTAGCCCGTGATTACTGTTAAATGTAACAGTCATTGTAGTTCCACCCCCCGAAATTGATGCAACATTCAAAGTTGCGCCAGTGTAAATGCCAGCACGTCTGATATTTGTAGCATCACTCAATAAAGACTGTCCGGCAGAACCAACTACTCCCCATGCTGTATATGTAATTGTGACATTGCTTGCAGAAGATACAAAAAATAAACCATCTGCTCGACTGAATCCTGTAATGTTATCATTTACTCCGGTAACACTAACAGCCTGTCCCGGTGATATGCCATGAGGGATATTAGTAACCAAAGAAATAGTACTCTTAGGGCTTTGTCCTTCTGTGATAATGCTGGTAATTGTCAAATCTACACCAGGAATTTCGTATATAGAATTATAACCCCTAACAAGACCATACGCTGCCCACTTAGTAGGCTGTAGCCCGTATTCAAAGTCAGCATCAATCATAGACTGGCCTTGACTTATTCTTATACGTTCAATTGCGTCTGTACCAAATCTAAATGGTCTAAACAGTGCTTCAGTTTCTTCTATTAAAATACTTAATCTGTCGTTGGCATTATGACTAGTTGTGTTTACACGTAGTGTAATAGTAGTATAACCAGATTCACGTTGAGTAATTTTAGGAAAATTAGTAGCTTGATCGCTAGCTGTATGAACTACAGTAGTGCTGGCATAAGCAACATCGGCAAAATTATAAAGAATTATGTTTCTTGTTACATTAGTTATTAATAATATTTGTTCTAATCGTATATTACCTGGAATAACGATAGTCCCCACACCAATAGCCCCCGGTGTAAAAACCCAACTTCGTTCTTGTCTTTTTCCCATAATTTTCCTCTAATTCTTTATTTACATACCAAACGCTACACTCATTGCTAATGCTAATGCTTTAACATCTACACCGCCTGCATAGACATTTCCGCCGGCATATAAGTCACCACCTATGCCTGCTCCGCCTGTAACAGTCAATGCCCCTGTATTTGTTCCTGTAGAAGCAGTTGCTCCAGAAACCACTACTGTAGTAGCACTGAATAATCCTACATTAGTTATATTACCTGTGCCTGCAGTACCTACTACTATTGATCCTGCTACTGTTAATGATCCTACATGAAAGTTATTGATTATAAACGGTGATACTCTTTGATCATTAAGGTAGCTGAGATAAAGGTACTTACCGGTAGGATCAATGCTGAAATATTGTCCTTGAAGCACAGTAGGTGTAGCACCTATTTGTTTCAGATCTCCTGAACCAGGATCAATATAATACTGAAAAAATCTACTATCAGTATAGTTATAGGCGTAAAGAATATTACCAGTTGGTTCTATCTTAATTTGATATAATCCATTAGCTGATCCTGCCGCTACACTGTTTATATAAGTAAGAGCGCCTGTAGTTTGATTTATTTCAAAGTAGCATATAGCACTGTTTGATCCACTGGCTACATAGATAAATCGGCCATTGGGATGTAGGGTAAGTGTGTAAGGTCCATTTATTCCTGTGTTTATTGAAGAAAGTGATGTAAGTTGTCCTGTAACTTGATTAATACTGTAAGTCATTACACTATTGGTAGATCTATTCAATACAAACAAAAATCGACCCGTGTTATCAGTACAAAGATCTACAGCAAGTCCACCTATTCCTAAGCCCGATTGAACGCTGGTCAAAGCTCCGCTAGTTTGATCTATACGCCATACAGAAACACTGTTACCAGTATAATTGGCAGAGAACAAGAATCTGCCTGTAGGATCAACCCAAACACTTTGAGGATTTGCACTGCCTGTGGCGTAACTGGTTATCGGCGTTAACACCCCAATAAGTTGGCTGACTGTATAGGCATAGATTAAATTGTTTTGGTAACCAGCAACATAGGCAAACTTACCTTTAGGATGAAAGGTTATATCATAACAGTTACCTAGTCCGTTTTGACTAAAAGTACTAGAAAGTAGACCTGTAGATGTGTTTATGGACATAACCTGGACGCCATTCCCACCATAAAATGCCACAGCTAAAAACATACCATTGGGATGAACCGTGGACTTTGTAGGTCCTGTAAATGCAGCAGAGAATGATGTTCCAGACGTTAATACTCCAGTTCCTCTAAATAAAACATTTCGTGGGCTACTAATTGGGAAGGGTGATTGTATGATTCTATCAGAAACAATATGTCCACCAGCATAGATTTCTCCACCTATGCCAACTCCTCCTGCTACTTGTAGAGCACCTGTGTTTGTGCTTGTAGCAGAGGTAAAATTAGTCATAGTAAATATACCACTGTAAGGACTGGTAGTTCCTCCTGAAGAAGTACTGACTGAAAAGCCATTTATAACAATACTGGTAGCGGTTATTGCACCACCTACAACAAGATTACCACCAATACCTACTCCACCTCTAACCTGAAGTGCGCCAGTCGTAGTTGAGGTAGAATTAGTTAGCCCAGATACTACAAGATTAGTTGTGGTAACACCAGCCAATCCTGTAAGTACTCCTCCACTACCTGTGCCTATGCTGACTGTGCCACCTACATAAAGATCTCGGTTGATACCAACCCCACCTGCTACCTGTAATACTCCAGTGTTAGTGCTTGTGCTATTAGCTGATCCTGATATGATAACAGTGGTAGCAGTTAATATATTAATGCCATCAATACTGCCCCCTGTACCAGATCCTACAACTACACTACCACCTACATATATGTTACCTCCAACACCTGCTCCACCTCTTACCTGAAGTGCGCCTGTAAGTGTAGATGTCGCCTGCGTGGTATTTGTAACTGTGGTTTGACCTGCTACTATAAGATTCTGATTTATTCCTACTCCACCTGTTACTTGAAGTGCGCCTGTATTTGTACTTGTTGCCTGAGTTGTATTGGTGATAGTGAAAATACCACTATAGGGGCTTATTACACCGCTACCCCCTCCACTAGAAGCAAAGTAAGGGCCATAACTAATTTCTCCAGTTGAACTGTTATAATACATTATAACTGTTGTAGTGCTTTGAGTTAGACCTCCTACATATAATTTTCCACCAATACCGGCTCCACCTACAACCTGTAATGCCCCTGAATTAGTAGAGGTAGCCGCAGTTGCTCCTGTAAGAGTCAAAGTATTATTATAACTAGGAGCACTTGTTCCGTTACTAACTAAAATATTTCCAGCAGTACCTGGCCCGTAAAAAGAAGTTAAACCTGCTGCCGTTTGATAAGGAACTTGACCAGGTGTGCCTCCTGCAAGATTGGTCGCAGTAGTGATTGTTCCTGTGGCAATACCCCGTATATTAAGATTACCGCCTACAAATAGATTACCTCCTACTCCAACACCCCCAATAATCTGTAAAGCACCTGTATTTGTTGATGTAGCTGCGGTCGTTCCATCTACGAATACATTAGTTGCTGTTAGATATGTTACACCAGTTATACTTCCACCTGCAGCACCACCTACAGACAGAGTTCTACCAATATAAACGTCCTGGCCAAATCCAGCACCTCCGGTTACAATTAGAGCCCCTGTTGTTGTAGATGTAGCTGAGGTTGTATTTGTTATAGATATTGCGTTATTAGTAGATGATCCTCGATTTGTAACACTTTGTAAGGTTGATGTTCCCCATATAGATACGGCTCCAGTGGAAGTGCTGACCTGAGTGTCTGTGCCGGCAGTTACAGAGCTAACACCTGAAGTAACAAATGAATTCACTGTAGCAGTGGTTAAAATCTGTGCGCCTGAAATAAAGCTAGTATTTGCTATGTATACTGCTCCACCAATACCTACACCACCTACTACCTGAAATGCTCCAGAATTTGTAGATGTCGCTGCTGTAGTTCCTGCCAATGTCAAAGTGTTTTGATATTGGGGGGCACTAGCTCCTGTGCTAACTAAAATTTGTCCTGCGGTTCCAGGTCCTACAAATAATGTAGTATTTGGGGCGCTTTGGTAAGGAATCTGTCCTATAGTACCGCCAAAAATATTAGAACTATATCCAACCAATAGACTACTGGTGTTTCTATATACAGGAATGTTAGCACCTTGACTTAACAGAATTTGACCTGCTGTTCCTGGTCCAACAAATCCTGTAACATCTGGTGCTGTTTGATATAAAAGCTGCCCTGCGGTGCCTAATAAAATATTTGAACTGTAACCTACTACAAGACTTCCTGTGTTATAATAAACAGGAGCACCTGTACCAGCACTTAATAGTAATTGTCCTGCTGCCCCTGGACCAACAAATGCTGTTACACCTGGGCTACTTTGATAGACCAGTTGTCCTGCTGTGCCGTTAGCAACATTTGTAGCAGTGGTAATAGTTCCTGTCGCAACACCACGTATATTTACATTGCCACCGACGAATAAATTTCCGCCTACGCCGACACCACCGACTACCTGAAGTGCTCCTGAATTTGTAGATGATGCAGTAGTTGTATTTGTAATAGATACTGCGTTATTAGTAGACGATCCTCTATTAGTAACACTTTGTAAGGTCGATGTTCCCCATATAGATACGGCTCCTGTACTAGCCGATACTTGAGTATCTGTACCAGCAGTAATGCTGCTAACACCAACTGTACCAAGCGTAGAAGTTGTTACAATCTGTGAACCAGCTATAAAACTGGTAGCTCCTATATATACAGCACCTCCAATTCCAACCCCGCCTGATACTCGTAGCGCACCAGTAGATGTTGAGCTAGCTGAAGAAGTATTAGTTGTCTGTATTATATCATCAGTTGTGACAAGAGTGGTAGTAACAGTGGTATATTCTATAGTCAATTGTTGCGCAACAATTGTACCACCTACATACAAATTGCCGCCAATACCAGCGCCTCCTGCTACCTGTAGTGCTCCGGAATTAGTAGCATTTGAGTTTGTAGTAGAATCAATGTTTAAAGCATTAGTTCTAAAATTACCAGATGCGTCTCTAAAAACAATAGTGCTTACTACATTAGAGCTCGTAGCATTAGAACTCACGGTAAAGTTCGAACCTTCTGTATTAGCACTGCCGCTGATACCAAATCCACTTGTTGCTGCCTGTGCTACATATATACCTGTCGTATCAGTTCCTAATGCTACACTATCGTTTGCAATTGTAGCAGTTAGAGTAAAATTAGAACTGCCATCAAATGACGCACTACCAGATAAATCTCCGGCCAAAGTCAATGTTCGTGAGCTAGTCCATTTTGTTGAACTATCTGCTGTGCCTGTTAAATTTCCTGTTACATTGCCTGTTAAACTAGCAGTGATAGTTCCAGCAGAAAAATTTCCAGAAGCATCCCTATAAACTAACGAACTTACAGTATTAGAACTTGTAGCATTAGATGTTATTGTAAATGTTGATCCTTCTGTATTAGCACTACCACTAATACCAAACCCAGCAGTACTACCTTGAGCAACATATATACCTGTAGTGTCAGTGCCTAACGCAACTGAATCTGTAACCACTGTGGCTGTAAGAGTAATATTCGAACTGCCGTCAAAAGAAGCACTTCCAGATAGGTCACCGGATAAGGTTAATGTCCTAGATGTAGTCCATTTGTCGGCACTATCAGCATACCCAACTTTAAAACTAGCAGTATTAACAAAACTAGGGCCGCTTGTTCCTCCACTGATTAGAATTTGCCCTGCTGTTCCTGGCCCGGCAAAACCAGTGTTTCCTGGACTACTTTGATATGGTAATTGACCTGCTGTCCCGCCTTGAATATTTGTAGCAGTAGAAATAGTACCAGTAATTACCGCATTGATACCACCTGCTACGTTTAGTTGGCCTCTAATCCATACGTCACCGCCAATACCAACTCCACCTGCTACTTGTAAGGCACCTGTAGCTGTTGATGTCGCTAAGGTGGTATTAGTAACGGAAAAAATACCCGCTGTGTTTTGATTACCACCTACAATTAGATTACCTGCTAGGCCTAGGCCTCCTACTACTTGAACAGCGCCTGTGGTTGTTGAAATACTCTGTGAAGTTGATTGGATGGTTAGTGTAGATACAACTACCAGTCCATTTTTGACCTTAAAATCTTTATCCAATGCCATCAGTTTCCCTTTCCACCTACAGGCTTATAACTCGATATTTAACCAGTTAATGATGCTATAGACTGGTTTCTCCCTAAGAGGTTATCGTGGTTCGATTTAACTTGACCACAAGACTACTTACACCTGCGGCAGCAGTGAATAATAATCTAGCATTACCACTTGAAATATCTGCGTCAAAGGTTCCTAGTTCAGCATTGTTAAAAATTATTGAGTATTCAGTTTTATAAATCTGTGTGTTATCATGGAACAATAATAATTCTTGTGCGTGGAACTTGGCACCATCAACAATTTGAATTGTATATTTGGCTGTTCTATACGTAGAAGTGCTAAAAGTATCTAAAACTTGTTGAACAGTATTAATGATAGCAGGACTTGTATAGGTAGCATAAGCTGAATTGTTTGTAACATAGCCCATGACTACAGCACTGCTTGAAGTTGTACCAAATGCGGCAGTACCAGTGATATTCAGGTTACCACCTATGCCTGCGCCACCTGACACAACCAGTGCGCCTGTAGAGGGAGAGGTTGAAGCTGAGGTTGAGGCAAAACTACCGCTACCACCAAAATAAGCAGATCCTCCTACACCTAAACCTCCTACAACTTGTAAAGCACCTGTATTTGTAGCACTGGCCACTGTTGTGGCAGTAAATCTAGCACCCGGTGCTAGCAGTAAACTGGAACCATCGCTGCCTAATGGCACACCGCCAATATCTATTGTACTGCTGGTTACGAATAATGTTCCAAATCTTTGACTAGCACTACCTAGGTTAACATTTGAGCTAGTCGGTAATATGCTAGCATTGTATGTCGCTGTAGATCCAACATATATTCTACCTCCAATGCCTACACCACCGGTTATCTGAAGATCTCCAGAACTAGCATCTCCATTATTAGCTACACCCCCGACAAGTCGTATACCACCAGTCTTAAATATACCATAACTTGTACCGGTAAATACACCTCCACTTTCAGTTCCATTATCATACCATTCTAGGTAACTGGTGTCATTGGCTAATCCTAAAAACGCATCCTTATCTTGTCCTGATTTGTAGTAGTGAAATATGTGTCCAATATCTTTGCCATCATCTAAAGTCCATGTATGATTACTACCTGTAGATCCGGGTGGTACATGAATATTAATTAGGTTGTCACTGAAAACCGTATTAGTACTGTAGGCATATGTAGCTGTTCCGGCAAATACCACAGCACCTTCAAAGGTAGCTTGATCTTTCACTACCAATGTTCGATTTATATAAACACCACCTTTGACAAAAAGAGCATTTGTGGCGCCTGTAGCAGTGCTTGCCCCTGAACTTTCTAAGGTTACGTTTCCTACAATACCTGCTAAACCACCGACATATAAATCTTTAACAATACCTATGCCACCTCTAACCTGTAGAGCACCTGTATAACTGTTTGTAGCATTTGTTGTACCACCAATAGTTAGAGTATTGCTGTATATTGGGCCAGTTGTGCCTCTGCTGACCAGGATTTCACCTTCACTGCCGGGTCCAGTAAAGGTTGTTATTCCAGGACTACTTTGATAAGGTACTTGACCTGCTGTACCACCTAATAAGTTACTAGAAGTTGTAGCATTACCTGCGCTTAGACCTGCTGTGCTTACCCATGTTGCCGTGTTACCTGCTGTAACACTGAGAATATATCCGTTTAGGCCTAACGGAATATAAGCAGTTGTACCGCTTGCGCTTTGAATAGGAATACTGCCTGCTGCGCCACCTGTTAGGTTATTAGCACTTGTAGCCGTACCAGTTAATGACCCAGTTATGGATCCACCTACATATAGGGCTCCACCTATACCTACACCTCCTACTACCTGTAGAGCACCTGAATTTGTAGATGTTGCGGAAGTTGTACCTGCTAATGTTAGAGTGTTTTGAAATACAGGACCTGAACTGTTCCTGCTGACTAGAATTTCGCCTGTGGTTCCTGGACCTGTAAATGCTGTTACGCCTATAGCACTTTGATATGGAAGTTGTCCCGCCGTTCCTAAAGCAATATTTGTGGCAGTAATGGCATTAGTACTAGTACCTACTACACTAGCTGCAGTTAAACTTCCTCCTACATATAATGCCCCCCAAATACCGACACCACCTTGAACTACCAATGCACCGCTATTGGTGTTTGAAGCAACTGTAGAACCTGTCAGTGTTAATGTGTTCTTAAATGCAGGTGCTGCTGTTCCATTACTTACGAAAACATTACCTGCACTGGCTGCTCCGCCTACAAAGGCTGTTACACCAACCGCAGACTGATATGGAACTTGACCAGCTGTACCGTTAGCTAGATTTGTTGCAGAATTAATATTCCCTGTTACAGTACCACTGATTGTACCACTAGCAGTTATATCTCTTACAAATAAATCAACAAAGGTAGAAGTTTGAGTAGCTGTAACTATGGTTGCTTTAAGTGTTTGAACGGTAGTAGTTGTACCATAAACAACTAATTCACTGTAAATGGTAGCTGAGGTGCCGACAACAAGGTTACCAGCAGCCGCTAGACCACCTCCAGATTGAATGATATTACTGCCACCTGTAGAACTAGTTGCGACACCTGTCCCTTCAGTTACAATACCATTCTTAGTTACAAAATCCCTACTCTGCGAAAATATAGGCATGCTCCACTTCCTTTATTTTGCCATCGCTGTTCTCATCACCTTTACAGTTTTTGGCACAGTATCTGTTGCTATAAAAAATAATCTAACCATTGTTTCTGATCCTACCACCGTAGTCATAGCATCAAAATTACCTAGATCTGTATCTGTAACAACAGAACCATATTCAGTTAAAATTACGCTCCCTGTGTTACTAACCAATGTTAGTAACTCCGTTACTTGACATCTTTGAGAACTTGATGTGCCTTCATCTATTTGTACTAGATATTTGGCAGATCTAAACTCTCCAAACGAAAATTCATCTATAACCGTCGGTACTACACTATTTACCGTTTGAACTGTAGAATCAAAAACGGTGTCTTGTATCTTTACACTTTCTGAATTCAATCTTCCGCCTATACCTACCCCGCCGATTACTGTTAGAGCACCTGTGGTAGTATTTGTACTAGAAGTAGCATTTGTAATATTAATTCTATATGTTGTGGTAAAACCTCTACCGGTAACAGATTGAAGTGTAGAAATATCGTTAAATTCTAAAACACCGCCACCGACATCAACGATGTCAATATCAATTCCATCTGCTACTGAGTTATTAAAACTAGCAGTAGTTAGTACAGGAGATCCACCGGCAAATATAGTTCCGCCCATGAATAAATCACCGCTTATGCCCACTCCGCCATTAACAACCAATGCTCCCGAATTTGTGCTAGTAGTAGCAATACCCCCTAAAACAAATAATCTTTGAAATGTACCGGTTTGAGCAATAATAGCGCCTACTCCGCCACCTGTACCTGTACTTAACCCAATTAAACTTCCACCTAATATCAAATCTTGGGCAATAGCAGCGCCGCCATAAACAGTAAGTCCTCCACCTGTTGTAAGACTTACAGCGTTTGTAGTCGTTGTTAAAACTAAGTTTGTACCTGTAATGATAGAAAAATTTCCTGGTACTGGACCGATTATCCAAGCTTGACCATTCCATATGTAAGTTCTATTTCCTACTGTATATGTTTGTCCGGGCGTAGGATTGGGAGGAAAATTTAATATTGCCATGTTACTGTCTCATTATAGTTGTACAATTTGTAACCATATGGTGCTTGTACCATCTTGTATATACTGAAAATAACCAAAAATACTAGTATTAATCCAAATATCTCCTAATCTAGGATTAGCCGGTGCTGTTCCAGTAGTAATTGTAGTTATTGGGGTGTATAGTTCGTAATTTTCGTCAGGTACTCCGCTACCATAGCTGTATACTTTACCCTTAATACCAGCTCCACCAATTACAACTAAAGCGCCTGTGTCAGTTCCTGTTGAATCAGTGCCTAATCCTAATCTAGTATCTGAATTTATATCTGTATTTCCTACTCCATCATAGTAAAACACACTACCGATATTGATCTGATTATCTCTATTATCGATCAAATTATCACCGCCTAATGCTATAGTACCATTTACATTGACTAAGTTAGCGCCTACATTATGTCCGATAAAGGTATTGTTACTACCTGTTATCATTGATGTTACTAGGTTATTACCAAAAAAGAAATTGTTTGCCCCATTTTCTAAAACTGGCGCTGAATTAACACCTAACGCTAGGTTATTATCATTATAAACATATCTATAAACTGTACCACTACTACTGTAAGCAGTGTATCCGGTTGAATCTTCTGGTTGATCTAAAATACTATTTTGGTATAAGGCAATAGTTGTGCTATTGATATTATCTACATAGAAATGTCTAAAATTAAGTTGAGTAGTTCCTACCACGCCATCTATGTAAATGTCAGTTCCAGTATTAATAAAGGTATTAACACTAACTTTTACAGGACTTACAACGGTTCCGCCACTTATATAATTTGTTAACGATACTATACTTCCATTGAAGGTTGTTGTAGATCCGTTACTAGGAATTGTTAATGCTCTGTTATTATATAAACTAAAAGTATTGGCATTGATATAGCTTATCCAATAAGATGTTCCATTGATTACACTAGGGGCTCCTGTAGCAGTAGCTAAACCTATGACTCCATTGAGAACCACTTTAGTACCAGAGCTTAGGCCATGGGCAGCGGCTGTAATTTGAATTGGTGTTGTATTAGTTATATTTGTAACACTTGTACTTGGAACAATTGTAACATTTGAAATTGTAGAAATGAAAGGGTAATTATTCGTACCCATTCTAGCCAGTGCTGTATCACCTATAGCTATCGTATTACTAATATTAGTCCCTGAACTAAGTGCTTTTCTACCGATTGCTATATTTTTATTAGCAGTAAGTAAACCAGTTAACACATCGTATCCGATAGCAATACTGTTTTGGCCGTTTTCTAAAACAGATGTGTTTGTATTAGCTATTCCTCTTAGAACAATATTATTAACACCTTGATATCCTTGACCTACAGTAACACCATTCACTTGAATATCTTGGGCCACGGTCATATTGCCGCCTACACCTATACCACCTTGTACTACAAGAAGCCCAGTAGCAGTAGTTGTTGATAGATAAGCAGTACCTGAAGCCAATATTCTAATTGTACCTTCTGGTAATGCGCTATATAGCGAAGCAGTAGAAAATTCTACAAACCCAAGGCTAGATCTATATGTTGATATTAAGGTACCATCTGTAGCAATCGTGAAACCAGTAAGTGTAGTTAGAGTTGCAGGCAGTTGAGGCTGAGCTCTGGCTAGGTCAAGGAACTGCCCGCTTCCTCCTGATCTTAGTACTGATCCGCTTAATAAACTTGGCATATATTTCTCAATTAATTGTTAGCAGTTTCTAAAATACTCAGCACCAACTGAACGGTGCCACTGGATAATGAATATGCTCTTAGACTATCTAAACTTTCTAAAACTAATTTTCCACTTAACACTGTACCAGCATCACCTGCAGGTATACTAAAATCTTTAACCAAATAACTATCAACATTAGCTGCCTGCGCACCATTACCTTGGGCATCTGCTAATACAGGCCTATTTCTGTGATGAACAAAACTAACATATTGAGTATTATTAGTTAGGTTAGAGCATTGCGCCATTAGTATAATACTAGTAACACCAATTGGTGCTGTATAAACTGTACTTGTTGATCCTCCTATTGTTGGACTAAAATAGGTACTAGATGTTGTTAGTACAGTAGTTTTTGTTTTAAATGAATTTAATGGTATAAGAGCCATATTTTTTCCTTTTAACCGCCCGCCTCAATAGCCAATATAAACGGTGTTAGATTGGCGAACAAAGATCTTGTAAATGTTCTACCGCTAAGAACACCAGTAGCCTGACTGATAACTAGCCCTGGGCCAATTCTAAAATCACCATTTTGATCAGTTGATGTAAAGAATACCTTACCAGCATTTAATTGAACTACTTCTCTACTTTGCTGCGGATCAGCTACACCACGTTGAGGTAATGCTCCGTAATCAATACCAGCTCCTACATATTCAAATACATAACCACTGGCACTCATGTAACTTCTTTGATAGAAATTTACAGTTGCTCCGTCTGGGAATAAGTCAGTTCTAGTAACACCTTCACCTAAACTCACTATATGGTAAGTACCAGTACGTCTCCAATAACTTAGACCAGACATGACCATGTTATAATTACCACCAGATTCAATATCATATATTAATCGTTGAAGTATTATCTTGGCATCTCTTTGGCATTTTACGCTGATTTGCTCTCTTACGGATGTAGAGTAACTAGAAAATCCGCTTCCACCTGGACCATAATTATAGTAAGCAACGAATGCAGCGACCTCATCTGCAAGAAATTCTATGTTGTTTTCAATAAGACTAACTGCCGCTCCTGCTCCTTGTACTGCTGGTCCTGTAGTATTTCTATTGTTTTGTCTAACAACGTTCTCGGCACTTGTAAGATTAGGAGCAGCAATGATATTGATCATATCATTGAATCTTAAATTAATAAATGTTATGGCCTGTGAACCATCCTGTAACAATAAATTACTATATTGTGTTGTAGTATTTGTTCCAGTTTGATAAATCTTAACTGTTCCTGCGCTACTTGCTGGTATTATGCTGTTGCTGACAATTAAATTTGTAATGGTATTTAAATGACGCATAGCCTGTATATGAGCAGGTAATTGACCCACACTTAGACCTAAACTTGCTGTGCTAAGGATATTTTCTCCATCGGGAATAACTTGATTAATTGTATTATATTGTGGATTACTTCCTATTTCACTACTTAACACAGTGTAGTAGGCATTACCGCAGAAATATAAATCAAAATAGTTAGCATTGTAACTGTTCGTTGTATTTGTAGGATCAGATCCTCCCGCTTGTACAGGTTTATTCAATGTTATAGAATTAAATCCTAGAGCAGTAACAACTGTACCTGAAGCAATATATTGTATATAATTACCATTAACATCTAGATTGGTACTTGTTGAACGACCAAATTGATCTCTAGCATAAACAGCATTTCCTACAAATATACCATCTGTACTAATACCTGTAAGGGTAATTGTACTGGTTGTTAAAGTCCCAGTGGTAGGATTAGCATTTAAGAAACCTGGGAATCCTTGTTCATTTAATTGTGCTGTTAATTGTCCGGTAAAATCTCTTACAGTTTCTGGAGGTTCAACTTCCATGACTAAAGAAATATGTGGTCTATCTGCTGTATCAGGTAAAAATACCATTACCTGTGCATTATTTGGCCAGAACCCGCTAGGATAATATTGGTTCAATCCTTCACTACCTACAAGTCCTACTGGGCTTTCTGGATATGCCTTGTAAGGAGGATTGTAAATGTGTCCTGTAAACTTACGACGACCAAAACCATTTGCCTGTAAACAAATATTTCCAAAGTTAGCATTGCTGTTAACAATACTGGCTATGCCGCCGCTTTCTACTTCTACACCTATACTAGAAAAGATTGTGAATACACTAACCAACTGAGCGTAGCCATCGTTTTTAATATGAACACCTCTACCACCTTGAGTTAATTGAGTGTAAGCATCAAATACAAAAGATTGAATAGGTGAATTATCAGCAATTACCGCACCATCAATTAAAGCCCCACCCATTCCTCCAAATTGATCGATCTTTCTAAGAGCCCAAGTACTAGTATTGCCTGTTCTTTCAAAACTTAGTTCATCAACTTGATAATCACGTAATGGATATATTTCTGTGTCACCAAAGTATAATGTAGCATTTGTTCCAAAGCCAATAGTCGGTATATCTAAGCCAATTCTAAAATTAGTTCCTGTTTGAACAACAGATACTACTTTAGGTGTAACATTTACATCAGCACCATTAATACCAACTAGACTGAATAGCCCTCCTCCCTTGAATACAGGCGGCGCATATGCTGGACCGTTTTCAATAATACGATTTATTATACCAAAGTTTCTTGTGATACCTTCTTGAGGACCGTACTCATAACCATAATCAAAGAAGGTGTTAATTATCTGTGGGATTATAGTACCTGTAGTAACTGTAACTGTTTGATTAGCTGCAACCAGTAGAGCAACATCTCTTGCTCGGTTTAAAGCCAATGTGGTTGTAGTTTCTTGGCCGCCTACTGAGTTGTATCCGTTACTCCAATAACTTAGGCCTGCTTCCACACTCTTACTATTTCCGCCTAATAATATGTCTTGTGTTACAGCATCTAAGATTAAACCAACATCTCTAAAACACTTGGCCTCATTGTAATTAAACTTTCCTGAATTAAATGTTTGATCAATATAGGCAATAGTTTCTTCTATTAAGAAGCTCTTGTTTGCATACAACAAATCGTAGGCAGCAATTACTGTAGCAGTAGAACTAGCTGTCATAGCTATAGCACTCGGACTAGCTGCTACTCCAGGACCATTGGTTATAATACTGGTAATAGTGTTAACACTTATTGTTATAGCTGTTGCTTCGCTGGTCGTTCCTGTCGAAGTAGTGAAAACTTGCACAACCTCAGTTTGTCTAGCTGTAACAGTTTGATTTCTAACCACCTGCCCTGCTATCGAGGCTAGATAATTAAATGCTGCTACTGTTTGTGTTGTTTCATTATAGATATTTGTACTAGTTGTACTAAATCCATAATAATACAGGCCATTTTGAACACTTTGTCTATTACCGCCGTGTAGCAAGTCAAATGCCACTGCATCTATCATATAGCCTACATCACGGCCACATTTTATAGCATCGTAGACAAAGCCAAAATTAGTAGCTGTTACAAAGGCATTAATTTCACTGGCAAGGTAATTTTTATGTAAGAGTAAATTATTATAAGCGTTGATAGTACTGACAATATTACTAGCAGTTGCGTTAGAAATTATTCTATCAGTCCATCCTGTTTTATTGCCGCTAACAATATCTATGATTTCGTTAAATCTTGCTGAAATAATAGCTGCTTCATTTAAAGTAGCTGCTTGATAGGTTGTTGTATTCTGGGCAACTACAGTTTGATATCTAGCAATAAGATCATCGTTTGGAGTAATGTTTTGAATAATTTTAACAGCAGTGGCTTTTAGATATTTAATTGCTTCTACAGTAGGGTTCAATTGGTCAGCAATATCACCTACATAAAAGTCTTGTCCCCAATATTGTAATCCTGCAAATGTACTTTGACTATGACTATTTGTATAATATAGCAAGTCTTGCGCAAATGAATCAATGATTAGTCCTGTGTCTCTACGACACTTAATTTCGCTATACGGAAAATATCCAGGATTAGTAGCTGGTATAATGACATGATTGATATAATTAACAGTTTCTTGCTGTATAAACTTCCTGTTTGCCTGAATCAAAATTTCAGCACTGACAAATGCACTATCTGGTCCTGGACTGGTGTAGATAACAGGAGCAGCATCAGGACCATTATCGATAATTGTAGTAATAATATTTTTGAGATTTTCAATCGAATCAAATGCTATACCGCCGCCTATTAACGCAGTGTTAATTACTTGAGCATAGGTTCCTGTTCCGGATAATAGATCAGTACACGGGTCATTAATTATAATCTTTTGAGCTAGGCTGGCCAAATAATCGATGGCGCTAATTGTCTGTGTTTCTTGTCCAGATATTTTACTAATCACACCATCAAAATAGGCTAGACCACTTTCTACTGCTTTTTGATTACCGCCAAATGTAGCATCGTATGCTATATTCTCAACTAATATACCAACATCTCGTCTACACTTTTCTCTATTATAATCAAAGAAATTAGATGTAGAATTTATGTAGGCAATTGTTTCTGCTACAATAAATTGTTTATTTGCTAACAATAAATTATAGGCATTTTGTACAGCAGTAGATGAGTTGCTGGTTAAAAGAATAGGAACTCTTTTTCCTACAGCATAATAATCTTCTGGACCGTCTCTTATAATTCCTGTAATAATATCAATTTTATCTGCCAATGCGTCAGCTTCATAAATTGTTGCACTGTTAAATCCAGCTACAGACTGAGTAATTGTATTTTGATATTTGGTAACAACTACATTACCTTTTACAACATTTTGTACAAGCCCTTTCATAAATCTATATGCTGCTTGTACTTGTGGAACTTCAGCAACTACTTCACTAGTACCTGTTGTGTATTGAAAATAGTAAACTCCTGACTTAATACTTTGTTTATTGCCACCATGAAGTAAATCAAATACCACACTGTCTAAGATAAAACCAATGTCTCTGCGGCAAGTACTAGTATTAAACGTAAATGTAGGAGCGGTACTTTGTATATAGGCTATAGTTTGATTTGTTAGGGTTGTTTTATTAGAAATAATAGCATTAGCAGCAGCGAGATATGAGCTGGCTGTAGTACCTGTGTAGTTTGATTGTATCTTATTTGTAATCCACTCGCTAAACGTGCCATTTTGTAATTCAATAGTATATGTAGTTCCACTATTTAGAACATCTAATATATCATTGAATCTATTAAAAACTATACCCTTCTCAGTGCTTGTAGCAACTGTAGCAGAAGTTATATTTCTAAGATAAGCTATGGCATTAGTTGTAGTTGTAATTTGGTTGCCTATAGCATCTACAAAACCATCCTGTCTCCAATATTGTAATCCTGCAAATATGCTGTCACTATCAGAATTCTGTAATAGGTCTATGGCAATGCTTTCAACTATTAATCCAGTATCTCTAGCACACTTAATAGCATCGTAAGAAAAGTTACCACTGTTAAATGTTTGATCTACAAAAGTTACTACCTGTTCTTGGATAAATCCTTTATTGGCCAATAAGAGTGTTCTAGCGTCATAGAATCCCGGATTCTGATTACCTGCATTGATTGTCATTCCTAATTCAATTGTGCCAGTACTTACAGACACTACAATTTGTGTAGTATTAGCAGCCCAAGTGCCTGTTCCAACCGCTACAGGAACCTGAATAGTCTGATTTGGAATAAACATTGTTCCATCTTTAAGCCATGGTCCACTTTGATTAGTACAATTTTGGATGTAGGGACTTTGATTTAGTGTTATTCTGTCATCGCCGCTTAATGGAGGAAACGCAGTACAATAGGCACCACGATTAAAGCCTTGTTCATATGGTCCTTCTAGTAATCCGCTACGACCATTTAAGAATGTCATGTAATTTAAATAACATCCACTATTGACATGAAAAAGATCCTGCGTCTTATTGATTGGTTCAATAAAAGTTGTTCTAATATCACTACCACGAATGCTTGTATAGCGTTTCATAGGTAGGGGATTGTCTTCTAGGTAGTGCCCTGCGCTGACTAAGATCTGTGTACCTTCCTGATAATAAGGACTTCTAAGAGCTCCACCAATTGTTCTACAAGCACGGCTAGCATCCATTGCTCTACCATCATTGGTATCATTGCCGTCCATAGTTACGTATAATGTATTTCTAACAACAGGTGCAGTGCCTATTGGGTTAGTACCGCGTACTCTGATGTCCCCAAATACATCAGTCATACCGCTACCTGGGGCTACAGTTAAATTACTGGCTGTGCTACCAATAACTTTTGTATATAGGTTGTCAATATAACCTTGGTACCATTCTAGATCTTGTTTACCTAGACTGCCTGTGTTCACTGCTCCAGGTAGAATATTTCCACCAACATAAACATCTTTCCCAATACCTACACCACCAGTAATTGTAAAGGCACCTGTCATTGTAGAAACTGAATTATCAGTTTGCGCAACACGGGCACGATCAACTGTTAGTTTTCCTTCACTGGGGTTATAGGTAAATCCACCAAAAGGTCCAGCATTATCTATGAACAAGAATTGATTGCCTGTGTTCACAGCAAATGTAGAATAAAACACTTGATCTACATTTGTTGCTGTTACGTTGATACTTAGACTAGTATTAGCAGTTTCTACTCGGCCGTAGATGAAACCACCTACGTTTAGGTCTTTTTCAATACCTACACCACCTGCTACGTAAAATGCACCGGCTTGTCTTTGAGCCGCTGTACCATAAATATCTGCCGGATTGTATGGACGTAGATAGGGATTATCAACGTTATCGGTACCTTTTAGATATGATTCTTCAGCATAAACTTTACGCCAGGAAATTAAACTTGTACCGAAATCATAGGTAATATCTACATCTGGGACAAGATTATTATTAAACAAGCCAACTGGATTTATTTTATCAGCAGAATTTTCACCTAGTTGAATAACATCTGCATAAATTGAAAAATTTTGACTTACATTTGAAATATTACCTATAGCATTATTAGTTATATTATTATTAGATAAATTTAAAATGCTACCAGTAATAACATTATTAAAATTTCCGCTTATTGTATTATCAAAATTACCTGTGACCTGATTGGTTAGATTACCCCCAGCCTGGTTCGTAATATTTCCAACGGCAACATTAACCATATTCCCGCCGGCATTATTGGTCATGTTTGTGCCAGCAGAGTTAGCTAAAATTCCAGAAGCTACGTTAGTAAGATTTGTTCCTGCAGTATTTGTGAGAGAAGTACCAGCCGTATTTGTTAGTGATGTACCAGCAACATTTTCTAAAAAAGATCCAGCATTATTACGCAGGTATGACCCTGCGGTATTTAATAGATATGACCCGGCTTGATTAGTAACACTTTGGCCTGCTTTTACCTGAATTAGGCCATTATTGGCTGTAATATAGTAATCACCTGGTATATTAAGAACATTTACTGGCATTTAAGTTTTCCTCAATGTATTTATTTTAATGAACTCTTATTTCAATTGCGTCAATAAGTGCGCTGGACTTATGCGGCCATTGAGGATGACTTTTGAATCTTAATACAACTCCAAAAGAAGAATGTTGAACATCTGATATTGTAAGTGATGTGTTCCATGTATCAGTTTCGCTTCCATAAATTTTAGTAGGGGACAAATCCAGGTCACCAAAATTATCCCCTACAATATCATTATTAAGACAAAGAAAAATTTCATCGTCTGTGATTCTACCAAATCTTTTCATAGTTAATCTTACTTGGATACCGGACAGTGTACTTGGTAAATTTTGAAAAACAAAATTTGTAAGTTTAAGATAGTATGTTTTTTCTACAATATCATGTCTAGGATCTCTAGCAATATGAACAAGGTCTCTGGTGGTTTTAATATGTTGTTGATTTAAACTTTTTAAAGCACTGAAATTATCTATTTCCAACCAAGAAATATGGGCTTGTTCTGCTCCGGTCTGAGCATATTGCGTAACTGTTGATGGAAAAGTCCAAGGAGTAGCCATACCAGTATTTACCAAAAACAAAAAGGGGCCTAAGCCCCTTGAAATCACCACCTTAATAAAATTAATTATTTGCTAAACTAACTGTGCCTGTGCTCGCAGAATTAAATGTCCACCCTGCGGCAGCATTTGTAGCAAATAACCAAGCTCCGCTAGCTGTTGTTCTTACAAGAACAGCACGGCGTCCTGTTAATTTCTTAACAAGATACTTATTACTATTTGCATCAGTAGCTTCTAAATTCATTGTTCCTGCTGTTAAGGTTGTAGTAGTAGCTAATTTAACCACGCCCCTACCTTGACTTGTGTTCACTAAATACCTGCGGCTACTTCTTTGTTCCATAATATCATAAGGAACAGCACTACTTCCAGTCGTTAGGTATGCGAAACCTCTCAACGCATTTTGGCGACTTGATGTTAAAGCAGTAATAGCATACGTAGCAGCAGTACCACCTGTTGCTGGGCTAAATGTTATAGTAACGCTAGATGTTGATGTATAACCAGTACCAGCGGTAGTTATATTAAGACTTTGAATACGCCCAGTTCCACCAATAAATTGCACATTTGCAGTACCGCTAGCTGCTACACCACCCGGAACTTGCGGTGTGCTTCCTGTCCATGTAACAGTTGTAGAAGTAGAATATCCGCTATTTGTTGCTGTATTTAAAATTGCAACAGCACCAAATCCTTCCCCACCTACTCCTGATGTTCCACCTCTTGCTACATTTGTGTAAGGTGAATTTGTATTACCAAAAAACTTTTCTTTAATCGGACGTCCCATTTGTTTCTCCTCAATGTATGTGGGTTCTAGCCACTACGCGGCGGGTACCGCATAAACCTGTTAAGGCTGTTAACAAAAAGCCCGCATGGCGGGCTTAATGTTATACTCTGTATATAAGCAATTATTTGAAGCTTACATTAGCAGATGTGATTGCAACCTTACCTAGATAGTCGGCAGCGTTACCAAGAGAGCTAGCTGTGTTTGTTAACTCAACATATCCGTAACGTGTTAAGAAGCCAACTACTGGCTCGAATGTTGCTGGATCTAGAACAACACCAGAACTCATTAAAGGTATATATGGGCAATAGAAAGCAGCAGCATCAGCTTCGCTTGTACCCTTATAACCAACTAAGACTTGGTTGTTGTCACTGGTGTCACTCATGTATGCATCTACATATACACGCATTGCGCCATTCAATGTACCAACAAACTTGGTGTTTGTAGGTGCTTCAAATGTGCCTTCTGTAGTACGAGCAAACGCACTAGTTGTTGCGCTCTGTAGAATTGTTAGAGCCTGGTTAGAAACAACTGCCCAGTTAGCAGAACCACGACGTGTACGCTGAGCAATTAAGTTGCTTACACGATTGATCTGAATAGCAAGAGCGGCATGCTCGTCACCAACGAATGTAGCTGTACCAGAAACTAATGACTGGTCATATGTTTCTTCAACAGCAGCAAGACCACGTAGAGAAGCTAGGATTTCTTGGTCAATCTCAGCTGTGATTTCTTGAGCTAGAGCAGCCATGATTTCTGCTTCGATATCAATACCTTGTTGTGCCTGTGCATCTTGTGCAGCCTCGAATGTCCAGCGAGCTGATAGCTTACGGCTCTTAGCTTCAACTGGTGTTTTCAAGATCTGAATGCTCATACGCTTACCTGGTGCACCTTCTAGAGCACTTGTTACCTGTGCTTTAGGAGTTGCGTCAACATCGTTACCAGAATAAGCAGCAGCAATCTTGAATGGGCTTAGTGCTTCTTCACCTGCTACAACATTGTTACCGCTGTCAGCGTAACGAACACGTAGAGTATGAATTTGACCAACTGGACCTGTCATTGGTTGTACACCAACAATTTCGTTAGCAATAACTGTTGGCATTACACGACGGATTACCGGTAGAATCACACGATTTAATGTAGCAATGTTACCAGTGCTGGTTGCACCTGCTGTTGCTGCTTCAGCCAAGTAACGACGTGTGTTTTCCAAGCAAACTGCCATAGATTGACGACGGTTACCTTGTAGGCCTTCAAGCAGAGCGTCTTTGGTCTCTGACCATCTTTCATTTAAAAGTTTTGACATTTTATGTCTTCTCCTTGAATTATTTTAGACCCGCTAATTTGCGGATGTCTATAATGTTATCTAAGCCTACCTCGGGCTTTGCTTCACGATTACCAGTTACTTCGGTTCCTTCGGTTAGAACAGGTTTCTTTTCTGTCTTCCTAATTTCGCCTTCCATCACTGTTGGTAGGTATTTCTCATATGCCTTTGCAAGATCTTTTGTCTGTACAGACTCTAGAAGCGTATGCATCAGCTCCCTTTTGTCAGCACCTAATGGTGATAACAATTCATTCATAGCTTGTTTACGTTCCATTAAATCTTTTGTAACGCGAATTTCGCGATCTTTTGATTCTACAATGGTTGTCTTTTCAGCTATTGCTTTTTGAGCTTCGGCAAGTTCATGTTCTTTCTTTTGAATAATCTTTAATAATTTACTAGTTTCAGATTTTTCATTTAGATAAGAAGCAGAATATTCCTGCGCAAAAGCTTCATAAATTCTACGTCCAAAGTCGTTATTACGAGCGCTATGAATATCTTCTTTTAGTTGGCTAATTTCAGAATTCAATTTACTTGTTACTACATTTTCTACTAACTTTGAAGCCTTGCTTACAAACTCAGCCTTAATACTTTCGAACTTTGCTTTAGAATCGCGAATTAATTTAACTTTTGTTTCAGCTAAATCACGCTTATCTATGGCAAATTCATTTATTTCCTTAGCTAAGGCATGTACAACAAACTGTTCTAGTTTTGTAAAATTCTCACTGACCTTCTTACGATCACCTTGAAATTCTACTAACTCTTTGCCTAGTTGCTTGATTACAAAACTTTCTAATTTCTTAGCATCTTCACTGATACGTTGTTTGTACTGTGCTTTTGCTTCTGATAGAGCTTTTTTGTCTTCATGCAGTTCGGCCATTTCTGCGGCCAATCTGTCGCTTAACATCTTGTCGATTGCTTCAACCATTAAACTTTTGTCATGATTGTACTTCTGAGCAAATTCTTCACGAAGTTCAGCGGTTACTTGGTCGCGATTCTCTTGAAGTTTAGCAGCAAGAGCATTCTGCAGTTCAGATCCAACATCTTCTGAAATTGCGCCGCTCTCTACTAATTTTTTGAATGCGTCCAACATTTATGTTTCTCCTCGGGCTTATTTTAGACCTTTAATAATATTCAAGAGACTTTCTTGAAGATATTTCTGGGCCTTTGGATCTTCTTTTACTTCTTTTGCAACCTTTAATGCTTTGTTTCCACCTCTCATGTTCATCAAATGCTCATAAACAGGAGTAGGATAGGCACCAGGTGCGCTGGGCTGGGCTACTATGTCAACCGTAATAATTTCAAAATCGGATACTTTGCCAGAATAGTCATCAACGTTGCCGCTGCCTCTTGAACTGACACCAAGTTTTACACCGCTTTCTAACATGGTACGAATTAAGTTGCCCATAGGAGTGGGAAGAATTTTCATCTTCCCATATCCATTAGGACCTTCCATCCACATCTGTGTTATCATGTGGCTTACTCGGTCCAAATTTACTTTAAGGTCATCTGGATGGTCTACTTCACCTAACACTGAATATCCACTTTGAATTTGATCGTTCAATGTTTTCACCGCACGCTCTATTTCATCTACAGGATACACACGCTGATTTGCATTTCTAATACCGCCTTGGATAGCAATACCTTTAAGATAAAGATTTTTGCCTTCCTTGTCGTCAGATTCAAGAATCACCTGAGCTTGATCGAAGCTCAGGTGTTCTCGTAGATAGGAAATTTGTTTCATCCAGATTCTCTAATTACTTAATGTGCTTGATCAATTGAGCTTGGTTACCCATGCTGGTCTGGCCTGCTTTATCGCCTGTTCCTGAACCAACTGGACCTGGACCAGAACCTTTCTTCTCAGCACCGTGACCTCCACTGACTTTCTTTAGATTCTTAACGCCCATCTTACCACCAGGAACGTTACCGTTGCCTGTGCCCATATCCTTAGCACTACTTAAAAATCCACCTGCTTTACCATGTGGTGTTGTACCGTCAGGAGCTGATTCTGCGTGATGTTGTACTAAATTTTTAGCATGTGCGCCTGTTGTAGGTTTTCCAGAACCGCTACTGATTGGACTGCGTCCTTCTGAGGGGGCACTTGCTGTTTCACCTGAACCTGCACCAACATGTTTAGCCTGTTGTTTTTGACTTGAACCTTTGTCCCAATCATTACCAACTTTTTCAATATACTCACGAGTCATACGACGACCTTCCATAAAGCCCATCATATCATCCTCTTTTGGCATCTCGTCGCCCATGTCATCGTCACCGGCAGAGAATTCATCATCACCGCCCATGTCTCCGCCTGACATATCTTCAGCAGCGTCAAACGCAGCCTGTAGTTCTGCCATAGCATTTTTAATGCTCATTTTTAATTCTTCTTCTGGGCTGTCGGCACTAACATCACCTTCTAGGTCATCTGTGGCATCACCACCCATGTCGTCCATTCCGCCCATAGGCTCTTCGTCGTCACCGTCCATCATATATGAATCTTCTAGATCCATGCTTTCATCGGCTTCTTCGTCTTCACCTTCATCCATTTCCTCGTCAGCAGATTCGTCCATTTCTTCTTCTGACTCATCCATTTCTTCATCAGCTGCTTCATCTACAGACTCATCTGCTTCTTCTTCAGAAGCTTCGTCCATATCTTCATCTTGTTCTTCGGCAATTAAATTTTCGTAAATTTCTCTAGATTTTTCTACAACGATTTCATGAAAAAGCTCATTGGCTTTATCATGTTCTTCGTTAACAATGTAGTCTAGAAGTTGTTCAAACTTCGTCATGACTTGTATTCTCCTTAAATGGTAGCGGCAAGGCTGTAAGGATATTTACAAATTGATTAAAAACTCGGTAGAAAATAGGCCTAAAATGAAGAATTTTGGCCTCTAATGGTTAGAAAAAAATTAATTTTTTCCTACACGGCGGCTTCAGGAGGGGGAGCAGCATACATTTTTCTAACTAATCCCATTTCTTCCTTATACTCTTTTTCTCTAGCTTCACCTGCTTTTCTAAGTTCACTTAACATTTTTAAAGTTAGTCGTGTTTTGCGAGTATCATTTAGATTCAAAATAGAAGAGTCATTGTCGGATAGATAACGCGAATCATCTACCATCTCGGGATTTTTCTTATCAAAATATATGAACTCTCTTAGAAACATAGAACTATTTATGTTGTAGGAGTAGGAGCTCCAGCCGGAGCAGCGGTATCTGCAGATTCTTGGTTTGAAGGTGATGAAGGTGGAGGAACAGTTGCACTTGATATACTTGATAAGTCACTGTTCATGCCGCCTGCGCTTACTCCTATACTTCTTAATTCAGCACTAGCAGGTAATTCTACACCCTCATCTATATTTTCTTCACGCCACATACGTTCATTTTCTGCTATTTCTTCAGCAGTCATGCCTAAGAACCGTTTCATAGCAAATCTCTTACTAACAAATGGTATAGCTACTACAGTATTAAAAGTATTAATTCTAGCTGTATCCATTTCAGCTTGTCTATAAGCAGCAAAATTTTGAGGAGGATTAAATTTTAGATCAAATAAATTTTTGTCAATATTAATACCTTTATTATGCAAATATAATTTGAACTCAGTATCAAATTGTTCATTCATTAATGATTGTAGTCGTTCACAGTACTTGTTGAATCTAAGTTCCTGTATATAAGCTGTTCCCACTCTTCCATCATTAAAATTACTCCCTCCATCATCTGGGCCTGTAGGTAAGTAGCTGCTAGGTATGCGCAGAGCACGGAATAACTTATTGGTAAAGTATTTGAGGTCATCTATTTCTCCCAGATTAGTTCCACCAGGCAATACTTCTACCTTAGATCCTCGACCTTCTGCTGTCTGTGGGAAGAAATAATCCTCATTTATTGATAAAGGATTATATCCTGCATCTATAACACTTTGGCTTCCACCAGTTACTGAAGGTATACGGCGTTGATTTACTTCGTTTTTTACTCGTTCAACAAAACTCATAGCAATATGACTTGGCATATTACCTACATCTATATAAAAAACACGTCGCTCTGGTGCTCGTTGTATTCTATAGATAATAATAGCATCTTCTAAAAGTTCTTTTTGTTTGTAAACTTTGAAAATACTTTCTAATAGACTAGTTCCAAAAGGATAATTATTATCTAAACCTTCACTCATTGAGATATGTATAATATGCCTAGCATCTATAACATATTGTCTTTCATTCTTGTCAAATCGAGTGCCTGATATATTTGTCGGAAATGCGCCTGTCATGCCTCGGCTATAACCTGCACCACCTGCATTTCCCGCAAAGCTACTAGCATATTGACTTCCTCCTCCAGTTACATTACTGGGATTGATAGCCGTAGTTGCTAGAGTTTCTAAGTTTGGATTAAAATCTCTGATGTGATATTGTTCAGGTTTTTTACCTTCGCTTTCGTTTACAACAATCTTGTCAACTTTGGCAGAATCTACGAATAACCAACTTTGTGTCTCAGGATCTCGTACAAAAAATACATCCCCATATTTGAAAGCATTACGCACGAGTTTGAATATTCTTAATTGAAATTTATTGAGTTTAGTCCACTGTTGTAGATATTTTTTAATTACGGTTATTTCAGCATTTGTTGCCTGTTCTTTAAAGAAAACTCTAAAGGGTGTACCATTTTCATCATTCGTCTGACTACAGAATTCGGCTAGAATATCTAAAGCAGCATTAACCTCACTGTCACTATCCATTGTATCATATTGACCATACCGTTCTAGACGATTAGGATGTCCTGAATAAACATCAGGTAAGTAACTTGAATAATTGCGATGCGCAGGATTAGTATGCCCTACTCCAGAACCACTTATCACACTAAGTTGGCCAGTTGTGGGTTTTACAGGAGTAAAGTATTTTTTCCAAGACATAGTATATTTAATTAACCTGCGAATAAATTAGGATTCAGCGCCTTAACACCATCCATAGTCCTCTTGGTGTTTTCGGCCATTTCTTTTGTATATTTTAACAATTCAGCCATTGTTTTATTTAAGGCTTCTACAGACGCTGCTGAACTTTCTTGTGTGCCGACGGCAGCAGGAGGCACTGTTTCTGGGGTTGTTCCAGGAATAGCTTTTAAAGCACCAGATGAGGCATAACTTGCTAATAATTCTCTAACCCGTTCACCTTTGCTTAAATCAATTGAATTAATTGCTTTGCTAAAATCTAGAAGTCCTGAACCAAATCCTTGAATAGCTGGACCTAAAACTGTTAATTGAGGTACCATAGGACTAAATCTCATAACCATGTTTGATATTTTTGTTACAATATCTTCACCACCAAAGAATTTAGCCATGCCGCCTATTATATTATTAAATGTATTGCCAACTGTAGCTATAGAACTTGTTGCACTGAATGCCACTAGAGCTCCACCTAATGCTGTTATTCCCTTGGCAGTTGTTACTAACTTATCCCCGTCAATATTTGTAAATGAATTAATACCTTCTGAAAGACTCGGTAATGCTTTGCCCATAATCCAACTGGCTGCGGCAATACCTGCACCTATAGTTGTTATAATTATTGCTATGCTGCCGCCTAAATTAGCAGCACCTAATAACACTGCGGGGTTCTTAAATGCCAATAAACCATCAGCAAATCCTTGGAGTAAAGCTTTAGCTGCTGGTCCTATATTCTGTAATAGACTGCCTAACACACTGCCACCTCCACCAGGTGCACCACCTCCACCAGGTGCACCACCTCCACTAGGTAATATACTACCTGCAGCCTGAGTCATTGCTGCCTTTTTCTGCATAGCAGCATAGGCCATTAGTGCAGCAGTAGCTATTCCTACAACACCAATTAATTTTTTAAAAGGTTCAGGCATACCGTTTATAAATTCTGCAACAGAAGATAATGCGCCCGAAAACATTGACAAGGCAGGAGTCAGTAAGGAAACAATAGGACTTATAATACCAATTAAAGCTTCTCCTAATTTTTTCAAATTAGAATTTGCCTCAGCCATAGCACCTGCTTCACTTTTTTCTAGTTCTGCCTTCTTCAAAGCCTGTTCTATTTCTTCATCAGTCATTGTAGCTGCTTTATTAGCAGTAATACCGATTTGTTGTAAAGCATCTGCAACAGGACCGCCTTGTCTAATGATAGCAAATAATCCTTCTCTACCATATTTGGCAAAATCCTGTTGTGCTGCACGCATACCTTCTGCAGTCTTTTTATTGATATCGCTAGATTTAGCATTACCATCCTTTACCATGTCAGCCATATCATCTACTACCCTAGCAGTCTTATCAGCAGTAGCAATAAACATAGCACCTGCCTTATCCGGTGCTATACCCATCAATTTACTTTGAAAAGCATCTACTGCGCCTTTTCCACCCAAAGCCATAGCACTAGCCATACCTTTTTGTGCTTTAAGTTGTTCTTCTTTACTTAAAGTTTGCATGTAAGCCTGAAAGGCTGCGTTCTTTTGGGCGGCAGCAAGCTCTTCTTCCTGAGCTTGTCTGCTTTTGCCTGTTAATCTTGCCAATCCATCGAGATGTCCCAGATATTCACCCGCCGCCTCAGTAACCTGTTTCGTTACTGCGGCATTTTTTAATTCCGCACTAGTAAGACCACCTGTTACTTGTATATAATTTAATAGTCCTTGATTTACATCGTTGGCTGTATAGCCCATAGCCATTAACTGTTTGCCGGTATCTCCGGTTAAGAGTTGCTTGCTCAATTGTGCAAATGCTCTAGTACCATTCTCTACACCACCACCTAACATGCTTAGGGTATCAGCATTTTTTGTAACCATAGCTCCAAATTGTTCTAAGGTCATCTGTGTGCCTGCTGCTGCCATGCGCATGCCTGTCAAGCTTCCAGCAAAATTAGCACCTACGGAGCTGATCTGCTGAAAAGTCTTCATATTATTTTCTTGAAATTCTGCTATCCTTTGAAAACCTGCTGCTACTAAACCAATAGGTCCAGGTAGACTTTTAAGACTGGCAAATACATCACTAGTCTGTAGTGTTCCATCAATTGCCTTTCTTAGGACACCGTCAAATTGTTCAAATAATGCACGTGCTACACCGATTGTAGTACCTAAACCTGTTAAAGCTCCTGTAGTATTTTTAGTCGCAGCACCTGTCTGAGTAAGACCTTGACTAGCTGCCTGAACTACCTGAGGATTTAAACCACTCGATTGAGCTAACTGTTGTACAGCACTGAGACTCTGCTTGTTTGCTGCCAGTGTAGCTTGTAGTAACAGTCGTAACGTAGCCTCAGTAGCCGCATTATTCAGCGTTACATTTTCGTTGCCAATATTACCGGTTACGTCTGCCATTGTAAATTAGGTGTTATAGTAGTAGATAAATACGAGTCATATTAATATCAGTTTATTTATCGGAGATTGAAAATGGTTCAAAACCGTGGTCCTAACCCATTAGCGGCATTTATGAGACAGCCTAAGATATACATTTCACTGCCTAGCGGTGGAGCATATTATCCCGAGGACAGTATTGACATGCCTGATAATGGTCAATTGGCTGTATATAGCATGACTGCCAAAGACGAACTAATGTTAAATGTGCCGGACGCCCTAATGAATGGACAAGCAGTAGTTGATATCATTCAAAACTGTGTTCCTCAAATCAAAAATGCCTGGATGATACCTAGTATAGACCTAGATATTCTGCTACTTTCAATTCGTCTAGCTACCTATGGTGAATTAATGAAAACTCCTGTTAGTTTAAAGGAAGGTTTCGAATTTGATTACCAGGTAGATATTAGACTAGTTATGGATAATTTATTATCAAACATTAGATGGGATCCTGTTATCCCTATCAATGATGAGATGACAGTCTATGTACGACCATTAAACTATAGGCAAATGACTAAAACTGCAGTAAAAACATTCGAAACTCAAAAAATAATGCAGGCAGTAAACAATGAAACATTAACTGATGAACAAAAAGTTGAAATATTTAAAGATAGTTTTAGCAAATTAACAGATGTTACAATGTCTGTAATATCAGAAAGCATAATAAAAATTGAAACTAGTGAAGGTACAGTTGATGACCAAGACTATATTAGAGAATTTGTAATGAATTCCGACAAGGAAATCTTTAACCGAATTCAAAAACATCTAGAAAATCTTCAGCAATCAAATGCAGTAAGGCCTATAGAAATTCCTGTAACTGACGAAATGAGAGAGCAAGGTGTAACAGAAGATATGATCACCATACCGTTGACGTTTGATCCATCAAATTTTTTCGCATAAGGCTTTTGAATCTCAGCGCCGACAGAATAGACGACATGGTTAAAGTCTATGAGAATGATACAAAAGCCATAAAACAAGAACTTTTAAGAATCTGTTGGTTTATGCGAGGTGGGTTAACATATGATCAAAGTCATATGTTAACCCCCGAAGATCGAGAAATTATAGCTAAGTTAATTGAAGATAATCTTAAGACAACTAAAGAATCTGGATTACCGTTCTTTTAGATAGGTATTCCTAGAAATTTACTATTAAATTCCGCAACAACAATTTTTTTCTTCTTTCCAGGAGTAGGCTTTTTAGCAGGCTGCTTTGGTGCAGGCTTTTTAGGTTGTTTACTCTCACTTACCGCTTCTCTAATACCCATTTGCTGTGCCTTTTGAATAGCCAGTTTGTCTGATGCTGTCTGCTGGAAAGCTGGTTTAGCCATAGCAGCATCTTTAGCAGCCTTAATAGCAGCATCTTGTTTGGCTTTTTGACTATTTGCTTGTTGTGTAGCTGCGATCTGTTGCTGTGCTGTAGCTTTATCTGTCTGCGCTGCCTGTGCTTGTTGAGCACTTTGCTGCTTAACCTGACCTATATCTACACTTGTTCCTGTAGGAGCGGCAGGTGCTTGTTGGGGAGCAGGTGCAGACGGTTGTTGTATTTCAGGTTTTTGTAATTCAGCTGCTACTTCTTGCTTTTGTTCAGGATTTAATTTTTGAACCAACGCCTTGATACTATCTAATTCATCCAGAGTTGCCTGCGGTTCTGGAGCTGTTGTTGTAGATTGAGCAGTCGACGGAGAGACTGAGCTAGAACTAGGAGCAGTAGACGTAGTAGGTGTTGCACTGGTACTAGGAGATGTAGTAGCACCAGAAGCAGTTGTTGCAGGAGCAGTTGTACCAGTTGTATCCGGGGCTAATGCCTGTTGAGCGCCTTGATAGCCTTGTTTCATTCCTGACCAAACATTTTTAGCACCCTGAACTACACCGCCAGCAGCTCCACCGATAACTTTACCTAACCCTGTTCCTAGACCCTTTAGGTTTAATTCATCCAGTTGTTCTTCAGTTATAATTTCATTAATTCTCATGTTATTGTCCTAACAAGGCTAAAATTTCTTTTTGTTGAGCAGGAGTAAGTTTTCGTATTCTTGCTACTATTTCCTGCGTATTTACCGTTTGAGTAACTGTTTTATTTGCTGTGTTTCCAACAGAACTTTGAACACCTATATCTTGAAATGCTTGATCTATAATGCTAGATTCGACGCCCGCACTTTGTAAAATTTTTCTAATTTCTTCACTGTCTGTAGGAGAGCCAGCCTGTGTCCATGCTTTTTCTAATTTACTAGCATCTATCTTATTACCAGTGATGCCAAATAATTCTGTAATTTGTCTACGGGATACTGATTCAGTAGTAGGTTGACCGCTTGTAGCCGCACTGACAGCACCGCCTGCTCCGGCAGCAGCTACCTGTGCCAATGTTGTCAGTGTATCCTTAGCTGTTTGATAATGTTGAGCAGCCTGTTTGATAATGTCCATAGAAGCGTTCAATCCTTGAACATATTCCGGAGTTCGCATCTTGGCCACTAGGTTATAAAAACCGTTCATATCTCCAGCATCGACTAGTTTGTTCAGCATACGAACATCTTCAGCTTTGCCTGTGACAAAGGTCCATTGACCATTGAGATCGAATGTGCCTTTCATTAGATTGTTAGCACCTCTGGCTTGAACATATTCTGCTCTAAAACTATCTGCTATCGATCCAGCAATTGTTGTAGCAGCCGCAGCAGTTAGTCCAGCAATGGCTCCTGTAGTAGCGCCTCTACCAATAGCAGTGCTGGCTCGTTGTCCTTGTAATAAACGGTCAGCAATATTAATGATACCTGTTGCTATGCCTGCACCTGTGCCCACTGCTAATGCTCCAGCACCTACCCCTCCTGCAAACGCTACTCCTAGTGCAGCAGCCACGCTGCCTGCGATTGCCAATAAAAATTTTTGTAATTTAGGGTTGTTTTTTGCGAAATCCCCATACTTGGCTAAACTAGCAGCTACCTTATGATTCTTAGCAGCTATGCTTGATTTAAGTTGTTCATATTTTTGATCAAATGCTTGGACAGGAGTGCTATTTTGTAACATACCACCGAATTTATCAAACCATATGTTGTTAATTTTTCCAGCAGCATCCTTGGCCTTGCCTATGAGACTTCTCCCTCCGCCCTTCTCAATCGATTTGAATAATTGATTTATTTGATCGGGTTGTAGAGCAACTTCACATAGAACAGGATGTATTTCTTTTTGCCATTTACGGAAATAGGGATCGTTACTACCTATACTTTCAAATATAGTTTCTTGACCGAGGGCTTGATATAATTTCATGATTTATTGACAGTATCCGGTATTTAGTAACGAACTACGTTCGTTCGCTTCTTCGTCTACGAGACTCGAAGCATTTTTGTCTTTTAGTATCATCTAGATTAAGTGGTCACACTTCGCCCAGGGCGGGCGAAGTTATGCATCATCTGAGTAGCATAGTCACACAGCGTTAGGGTGTTTAGCAGAGGCGGTTGTCCGGTACCTCCATCCCCGTCTTCATTACAACGGCGGTCTTACAAATATACGCTATCACATTTGTAAAACGTGCTCGATTAAGAGCGTCTTTTTTGCCTTGGGTTTAACCTATTCAAACAACCAAATCACGGCGATTAGTGATCTACATCCTTATGGGTAGTGGTTGAGTTCTCACTACGGCGGTGAGCATTCCGTCCCTGCGACACTAGGTCCAGGTTTAGGGCACATGAAGTTAGCCTGTGCGAGCCGTTAACCGATTAATTTGCCTTTGATATGTGAGCCATGGACACGAACAGATATCTGTCCGTTATAATATTCGTCTGATTCTAATACTTTTCTTGTGAATTGTTCGCGTGCCTCAATGTAACTACATTCTGCCTTAGATTTACAAAAATATAATATTTCTCTGTGAAATTTGTCGGTGCCTAATTGTGCTACATCTTTTGTGAGTTGATCGTTTGAGCCGTAATATGTTTGCCAGTCTGAGTCTATCTTTGTTTTGATGCGTTTCTTTTTCTTAGTACCGTTTTTTAATTTTACTACTTTGTAGGTTGTTTTTGAAAATTTGCCTAATTTTTTGCCTATGTATTTTTTATTTGTGATTGTATTGGTGATGAGATACACAAAACCAATACAATCATCGGGTAATTCATTGACTATCGTATCTTGATGATACCAAGACATCAATCATTTAGCGGCCTTGGCTTCCTTGCGAGCATTTTTTTCTTCTGTAATTTCATTACGACGAGCTTTAACTGTCTTAGAAATTTCTGCTAATGCTTTTCTTGCTCTGGTTCCAGCCGCAGCATTGCCGCTGGTAAACTTTTCATCTTCTTTGAGAAATTCTTCAAATAGTTTTTTCAGGTGGTTTGTAGTTTCCATAATCTTTTTTCGTTGACCTCTTTAGTTTTTTCTTTCCATCTTTAGAGTAATAATATTTGTCCTGTATTTTTACTCGCCAATTTTTTACATGTTCTCGTCTTACTGCTAACACTATCTTTTTCATATCCAATACAAGTTCTCTCATCTCGGCAAGACAATCTCGTATATTATCTGCATCTTTCTTTAACTTACGCCTGAAGAACTCGACATGGTAATTATGCAGATTTATATTAAGCTCTACGTATCTTGAATACAATTCTCGATATCTATCTTCAAATTCAGTTGACATATTCTAAACTGTTTGAATAGCTAGTGAAACCGTTTTCTTTTATCACTCTAAGCACGTTATTAACTCTGCCCTGTAGTTCATCTTTGTGACTAATAAGATATATATTCTTATTACGTTCCCTGCCCATTTTTTTCAATACTGCTAAAGCACTTTCCACACCGGCTGAATCCATTCCTGAATCAACAAGTTCATCGATGAATAGTAAATTGATAGGTTGGTATAGGCCTTCCCATACGTCTCTAAAGGCAAAACTCATACTTAAAATTAATCTATTACGTTCACCCCTGCTGAGATTATCAAAGTCTAAATCTTGTCCCAGTTGAGTTATTTCTACCGTGAGATCATTTTGAAACACCACACGATGCGGCAACCCTAATTTGTCAATGTAATAACTTAACCTTTTATTAAGATATGAAAGATTTTGATCAATAATACGTTTTCGTATGAAACTATCTTTATTTGTTAACAATTTCAAAAGAAAGTCCTGGTGATCACGCAACTTGGTTAATTCGTTGATTGATGTCCAATCTATTTCTTGTATAGCAGAATTTTTTAGTTCTTCAATTTGTTCTTCATAGGGATTAGATTCTTCTGATTTTTGTATCAGTGCCTTTTCTAAGTTGCCTAAATTGTTTTTATGACCTAATGCTTCTACCTCAGTTTCGTAAAATGTAGTAGGCTTTGCTCCTTGGTTGCCGATTTTTTCAATGTCATTGACAATCAGTCCGTAGTCATTGACCACTTTTAAAGCATATTCCTCTGCTTCCATCTTGTGCTTGACAGCATCATCTAACATTTCTTTGTGTTTATGATCTTGAAGTTTTTGATCGCAGGCATGACATTTATGATCTTTTAATTTTTCTACTTCTGCTGTGTATTTTTTCACAGTTTTTTCTGCCTGCATGACAGCAGTTTCCAACGTTGCCTTTTGCTTTCTTAAGCCGGTTAATTTTTTATCATTGTCTAACCATGCCTTTAATTTAGCGTGAGCCTGTATCTCTGCTTCAATATCTACTGCTTCGAGATTAACAATGGCACGACCTAATGATTCCAATTCTTGGTCATGTTTATTGAGCCAAGCTGAACTTTTAAGTTTTAGGCTTTCTATACTCTTCTGAACATTTTCGTTGGCCGATTTGATACCTTCAATTCTAAAATTTTCTTTGGAAATTAAGTCCTTGTTTTCTTTTACACGATTTTTTAATTCTTCTGCCTTGGCTGACAATAGGGTTATGCCTAACAGTTGTTCAATAACTTCACGTTGATCAGCGGCCCGCATGGCCAAGAAAGGTTCGGTATAGGTATTGAGAGCTACGAGGTGTTTGAACATAGTGTGACTCATTTCTAACATTTGTTCAATTGACTTTTGTGTTTCTCTGCTGTCACCTTGACTTTCATCGTCTCCATGGTTGTCTGCAGTGATTTCTTGATTGTTGACAAACAATTTGAGAACATTGGGTTTACGACCACGTTCGATACGATAATTTAGATTATTCTTTTCAAACTCAACTGTGACCAACATATGTTTATTATTGATCTTGTTGATTAGATTTTCTTTTTTAATGTTGGTCAATGCCTGGCCATAAAGGCCATAACTCAAGGCGTTGATTATTGTGGTCTTACCTGTGCCATTTCTGGAACCTGTGTCATCGCCACCCAGGTCATGATTAGATCCTAACACCAGGGTCAACTGCTCTTGATCAAAATCAACACCTTGAGTTTGATTGCCTACACTCATGAAATTCTTTACTGTCAGTGTCTTAATCTTAAAGGTCATTATAAATGTCCATTAATAGTTTCTTGTCAAAATTACCACTGTCTAAATTGGTCAATTGTTCTGATACAATTTGATCAATGCTTTCAAATTGTGTATCTGGATTATCCTCGTAGGAACCTTCTAAATTACTCTTGTCTTGAATAAGACTGATTTCTCTTATGTCATAAATCTTAGTAAATTCTTCTTTGATAAAGTTGGCTTCTTCAAAACTGATATCAATGTCCAAGTTCACTCTAATATACATTTTTGACTTCATTATTTCGTCTTTGCGATCAATGAGGTCACTTAGCTTGATGGTTCTAAATTTAGGAGCATTTTCCCAGTTATGAAACTTTGGCTCCCCTTCCCACTCTAAGGTCATCATGCCTCGGTCATCGTCCCAAGCATCTGAATAATTGTGAGCAAAGGCGTTTCCTATATAAATTACACATCCATTCCGTTGACGTTTATGAAAATGTCCGCTGAATACATAGTCTGGTCCCTTAAAATCTTCAGCACGCAGTTCACCGTGGTCGGGCATCTGAACCATAGCATTCATCATAAACTTGGGCAATTCAAAATGTCCAAACACGTATTTGCTTTTAACATTTTTCATAACCTTCCATTCATCTCCTACTAGCCATGGAACTAAAGTTACATCATCTATAGTGGTTACGGTTTCAACCACAGTAACGCCTGGTATATGACGCCCGAACGCTGAACTATGAATATCACGCTTGTCTTTGTAGAATAGGTCGTGATTGCCTGGAAACCAAAAGAACTGTTCAAAGGCCGCACCCAGTTTTTCTAACAGTCGCAGGCTAGTATCTAATGTGTATAAGTTTAGACTGTTACGATTATGACTCCAGTCTCCGAGAAAGATTGCGGTTTCGCAACCTTCTCTTTTAGCCGATTCAATAAACCAATCTACAAATTCTTCACAGTCCTGTAGGTGAACTGTGCTGTTTGATTTAGCACCAACATGTAGATCTGTAAAACACGCTACCTTTTTAAACAATGCCATAGACTCTCCTCTGTGGCATAATAGCAATTACAGATCTAAATGTCAAGCCGCCTCCTCTTCATCTTCTATATTTTCTGCTGCTTTTGGCATTCTTGTATTTTTATATAAGTTAGCCTGTCGTGCTATTTCTTCTGCGAATTCCTGATAATTTTGTCTAGTTGAGCTAGGCGTTAGTCCGTTTTCAATCAGCATGTCATCTCTGATATTCTGATTTTTCTTTTCAATATTAAGAATACGAGTAAATGAATTATTGACAGCAGCAGTATAGTAGGCAAATGGGTTTTCTGATTTTGATTCATCGAACTGTAGACCAATTTGGCTAAGTTGTAATATGGCCTGACCACGCATTTCGTCGATATAGGTATAGCCACGCCAATTACTACGTTGGGCATAACGTTCGGAAAGTTTAATAAACATACGGCCTAGTTCTTCGGTAATACGTCCGTGTTCTTTAGAAAATTTTCCTGTCTTTATTCCGCCCTTCCAATGACTTTTGCCCACACAGATCAATTCATTTTCTTCGTTAAATTTCCAATGCTGGAAAGGAGGAAAATTTACTTTTTCGTGATTATCTGAAGTAGTCTTGGTAGTTTTTTTTCGACCCGGAGTAAGTGGTATGTGTTCGAATGTCATTACTCTAAACACAAGATCGGTCTTTAATATTTTTTTATAATCTGGAGTAAGGTCTGCTAATTTAATTTTTTTATCTCCGTTTTTTCTAGCTTCTACGAAATTTTTCAAACCTATTCGTTTAGCACGGTTTTTCTTAGCATCGCTTATGGTTCTTATTGTGATTTTTTTTATATCTGCTACGATTATGTCGTGTTGTTGATATTCTTTACTACTGAAACATGAAAAACTACATTTACTCTTATGAATTTCTTCTAATAGATCACGATTGTTAAGGTATTTTACCTTTTTTGTTATTATAGTCATTATTATTAATCTTCCTTATCCAGGAGTATATAACCTTAGAGATAAAAGGTCAAGAGGTACTAAAATGGCACTTTATTTATAAGGTAAATATAAAATTAAAATGATTTAGGAAACTGTTTCAATGGCTATTCTAAACCCTGTGGCTTCATCAAACCAGACAACTACAGCTGAAATTGAACCATTGTCTACGCAACAAAGTAGACAGAATGTTGAAAATTTACAGGCGGCAGAGCGCAATCTAGCCACTAACCAGTCAAATTCTGATCAAAGCACATTGGAAAAATATCAAAATTCGAATATAGTTGACATCAACGGCGAATATTATGATGAAAGAGAAATAAACGGAGAGAAATCTGTTGGATTATTAGAAAGATCAGTGCCTGGGATTCCTACTGGTGCAGAAAAAAGACCTATCCCTAATCCTACAGTTAATTTTTTTGATGTTAATGGCAATAAGCAAGGACAGGATCTTAGGGTAAGAATACTTGTACCACCTAAATACCTAACAGGTTTAACGTCTGCCCTAACTGGACAAGGCGGTATTTTATTCCCTTACACTCCTAGTATAACCTATGAAGCCAGTGCGGATTATGGTACATTAAATCCCATGCACAGCAACTTTTCTATAAGTTTCTATCAACGCAGTAAATTAAGCTCAATTACATTGACTGGAAAATTTACAATACAAAATGAAAACGACGCAAAAATTTATATTGCCACTAAGACCTTGGTCAGAGCTTTAACACGTATGAGATCAGGAGGAGCAAGGTCAGGTGATCCAGATAGCGGCGCTCCGCCCCCTGTATGTAGATTGTTTGCTTACGGAGATTTAATGTTAGACAATGTACCTGTAGCAATAACTAATTTTCGTATTGAATTACCTGATAGTGTTGATTATATGACCTTTAAGTCGGCAGATTCTGCCAATATCTTTTCAGTACCTACAATGAGTACATTGGCTATAACGGTTATTACTATGTATAGTAGAGACGAAATGCAAGGGTTTAGTGTTAATAGCTACCTCAATGGCGTTATGAGAGGAAAAGGATTCATTTAAAATGATCATCTATAATCCAACAAGTCCATATTACACTACTAGCATAGTCAACGATCACTTAGATGTATTAAATTTTCGAGATATTCCCTATCAGTCTGATGATCATCTTTTTACTATAACTGCTACCTACGAATTTAGACCTGATCTATTGGCTTATGACCTCTATAAAAATCCAGGATATTGGTGGGTATTTGCTGCTAGGAATAAAGATAGAATTAAGGATCCAGTTTTTGATATGGTGGCAGGAGTACAAATATATTTGCCAAAATTATCTGTGATAAAACAGGCGCTAAATGGGTAACTAGATTATGGCCAATGAATATGAATATTCCGGTTATGAGTCTGCTTTTGTTCCTACACCCTCTGAATCTACGAATCAAAAAGTAGAAAGAAAGACAGCCAAAACTGAAAAGGCTACCAACAAAGACAAAAAAGAGGCAGATCAAAAGGCTGAATTTGTCAGTAGCGGCAAAAAAAATATTCTGAGTAGTTATAGATCATATACCTATAATTTTGTGTTAGCTGCCTTAGACAAAACAGTGGCTAATAATCCTGCTGCTTATAGAAATAGTGAGCTAGATTTGGTTATTTTAAGATCTGGTGGAAAAGGTAGAGATGCCATAGCATATCCTACTATTCAAGACCAAGAAAAAGTAAAGGTAAACCAATCAAAGGCCAAAACGGACGAAGAAAAAAAAGAAGCAGCACAGCAAGCAGAAAACTTACAGGCTATTTCCGGCTTCAATAAAGATAGTCCTGGTAGATTTGACATGTTCATAGACGATGTAGAAATCGATACTATAATGGCCTTTAGTCAGCAAGGCGGTACCACTCAGCCTACCAGTCTTAAATTTGAAGTTATTGAACCATACAGTATAAATGGATTCTTAGAAGCACTTCAGATATCTGCGGTAAAGGCGGGGTATCCTAATTATGCCAGTGCGAGTTTTGTATTGAAACTTCAGTTTATTGGTTATAAAGATGATGTACAATTTCCTGATGCGGATTTCGTTCCTAAAAGTGAAAGATACTTTGTTTTTAAATTTACAGGAGTAGAAGTTGAAGTAACTGAACGTGGTACAAAATATAGATGTAGCGCAGTTCCATTCAATGAAACTGCCTACGGCCAACCGGGTAAACTGAAAAAATCTGTAAAAATGGCAGGAGAAAATGTTCGAGAGATATTGAAAGATCTCATGGACAATGTAACTGATCAGGAAAAACAAAATGCCAAAAAGGCAGGCAGTCAATTTCATGATACCTATGAAATTAAGTTTCTTAAACCTAGCGCAAACGGATGGACTGATGACAGTGAAGGTGCTATAGCTAAATCTAAGTTGTCTGAATTAGGCACAGATAGTAACCTTTATCAGATGATAGATCCTAGCCAAACAGATAAAAAGACAAATTATAAAACAGTCAAGGATGTTGCTCCATCTGGTGACACTGATTTAGATGAAAAAAAGTTTGAACCAAAAAAAACAGTTACTCAGTTTCCAGAAAATGTAAGTCTACATGAAATTATTGCTGCTGTTATTAGAGATAGCGAATATGTTAGTAATTTAATCAAAGATCTTAAAATAGACAATGATGGTATGGTTGATTATTTTATTGTTAGAACAGAGGTTAAGAATTCTTCTAATATAGATGATAAAACCAAGAAGCCTTACCAAACATATACCTATGTTGTAACTCCCTATAGGATTCATTATACAAATATTCCTAATTTAGAAAGTTCCTTAGTTAACGAAAAAAAGTTAAAAAGGTCAGTGTTAAGGGAATACAATTATTTGTATACAGGTTTAAACACAGATGTTAGAAATTTTAGATTGAATTTTAATTTTCTTTATTTTGAAGCTATTCCTCAAAATATGGGTAATAAAGATGAAAAAGGCACAAAGACTGCGGCTAGACCTGGTAATAGTACAAATGTAAAACAAAATCCTACAACATTGAATACAGACACTACAGTACCTCAACCTAGTAAAAGAACAGATCCTACTGCTACCAGTGTTCTACCTCCAAGCGGATATAATTCAGCACTGCCAAAAAATGATCCTTACAGTGTGTTAGCTAGGTCAATGCACGAAAAGGTTCTTAACAGTACAAGTCTTGCTACAGCAGAAATTGAAATTCTTGGAGATCCATTTTTTACTGTAACAGGTGGAATAGGGAATTATAATCCTGCTTTAACAACTCATTTAGAAACTGTTGATGGGGAAGCAGCACATATAGTTGGTCAAGTTTTAATAGCTATAAATTTTAGAAATCCTATTGACATAGGTTCTAATGGTATGATGATATTTGACAGTAATCGCATACCCTTTAGTGGTGTTTTTCAAGTTACTACGGTAAAGAATACCTTTAAGGATGGATTCTTTTATCAGAAATTAAATCTTATTCGTATTCCGGGGCAACTTATAGATCAAAATCTACAGCCAACTGATCCGGCTGATGCTATGATTACTTCTCCTAATCCTAAAGATCAAGTCATTGAGGCACAAACACCTGCCAGCGATTTTAGTGATAGATTGCCCAATGACAGAGGTTTGCCCAGTGACGATACTAATTTCACCAATGCCACAGGGGGGCTAGGTGGTAATGAAGACACCGTGAAAAATCAATCATTCGGAGAATATCCTTTGGATGGAAGTCTATCATCTGATAGTTTGCCAATTGGAGCGCCGCTTCCGAGTGATATGGCTAGAAATATAAGATTAAGCCAGGAAGGACTGGCAGAACTTAGCCAAACATCTTTAGAAAATTCCAGTAAAGTTAGACAGACAGTGGCAACACTTTTGTCCTATAGTGACGGATCTAGGTCAAAAGATTTAGTTACATCATTGGTCAGTGAGAGTCTAGAAAAAAATCTACTCATCAGCAATCCGGGAAGCGGAATAGGGGAAGGTGCTACAGTAAAAATTACCAAAGAAGATTTGGAATTAGATCCTAATTCTGTTTCGTATATAGAAGGCATACCATCTAACCTAAGCAGATTAAACGTTGATAACATAGGAGCTCTTAGTCCTAAGAAATCAAATAATATTCTTAATAATATCGGTGATACAGTCAAATCTACCTTAGGAACAAGAGCAGATCCGTCAGCACTTGTGGCTAGAATAGGCTTAGACTCTAGTAAGGTTTCTGGTCTTGGAAACTTGTTTCAAAGTAAATTAACTAATGATATATCAAATTATAAAAATGTTCCACAAGATGTTGGACTTGCTCAAGCATATGATAGCGGACTTAGATTAGATAATATTTCTGCCAGTGATTTAGAAAATTTGCCTGTAACACAACCTAAAACATCTGCTCCTTCTCCTGGTGTTAATATAGATTATATTAATAAGGTTGTTGCAGGCGGCGGACCGAGGGCATTGGCAAACCTTTATGGCGTAAACGATGTTAGTAGAATCAGTCAAAGTCAACTAAGCAATCTAGATCTAGCTTCAGCACTAGAAAATACAGGACCTGTTGAGTTTAATCCATACAGCAATTATAGATCATTTACTAATGACGCAGACATAAATGCTTATACTAACAGGGTTTCAAGTGCTGCTGATCAATTAAATCCTCTTACTGATAAATCTTATGTAAAAAATCAACAATTACAAAATACTGTATTAGCAGTATTCGGTAGTAAGGCTCTAGGTAAGAGTCCTCTAGATAAATTAGTCAATAAGACTGGAAATACTAATGCTCCTGCTTATACTGGTTCTAATCCTATTATTAGAAAAAATCTAGGCATGCCACCATTAAAAAGTTAACCAATGACTGCTAATTTTGAATCGAGAAGACGAAGTCCACCACCATCGCCAGGTCCATTCTTGGCTGAAGTTACTAATCATTTAGATCCTATGTATATGGGTAGGCTAGAAATAGCCTTAATAAAAACCATTCCTAGTGATATAGAATTTCAAAGTGAAACTTATGTAGCTAATTATTGTAGTCCTTTTATGGGATTTACATCTGAAAGATTTGAAGGAAACAATCCATCTGATTTTAATGATGTACAAAAAAGTTACGGATTTTGGATGGTACCTCCTGACGTAGGTGCCACTGTAATGGTCATTTTTATAGGTGGAGACCCTAACCAATGTTATTGGTTTGGTTGTGTTCAGTCGCCCTTTCAAAATCATATGGTACCTGGGATAGCTGCTAGCGATGAAGTATTAATGACAGCAGAACAGGCTAGAAGGTATCAGGTCAATGTATTACCTGTAGCAGAAAGACATAAAAGCAGTCTTAAAGAAGGTACAAGTACAGATGGTAAACCTAAACCTGTCCATCCTTTCGCAGATAGACTGTTAGATCAGGGACTATTAGCAGATAATATTAGAGGAATTACCAGCAGTGGAGCTAGACGAGAAGTACCTAGTTCTGTGTTTGGTATTAGTACTCCTGGTCCTATTGATACTAGTGCTGGTGCTAAAAAGGCCAAGATAGGATACAAGTCTATAAAGAGGGAAGGTGTAGAAGCATTTGTTAGTAGATTAGGCGGTAGTAGTTTTGTCATGGATGATGGCGATAAAACAGGATTGAATGAATTAGTAAGAATTAGAACGAGAACAGGTCATCAAATTCTTCTACATAATAGCAGTGATCTAATATACATAGGTAATAGCAAGGGTACTGCCTGGATAGAAATGACCAGTCATGGAAAGTTAGATATCTATACAAAAGATTCTGTTAGTATTCATAGCGAAAATGATTTCAATTTTAGAGCAGATAGAGATATTAATATAGAAGCAGGAAGAAATATTAATATGCGTTCGGTGGGCAATATGGAGGCAAATATTTCTGGATATCTTTATCTTACTGTGGATGATCATAGTAAAATTGCTATAAGAAAACAGTTAGATTTTAATGTCAGTGACGCAGTAAAATTTTCGGCGGAAGGTTCTATAGAATTTTTATCAAATAAGAGTTTTATAGCTTCAGGTAATGATGGAATAGATCTTTCCGGAGAAAGTCATGTTAGCATAGGTAGTGGCGCAGGAATCAACCTCGGAGCCAACGGAGAAATACTACTCAGTGGCAGCAGAATTGATCTTAATGGACCATCTGCTGCGGCACCGACTATGGCTTCAAAAGCTGATGTGCCTCCTGATTTACCTCTTTATAACCTGCCTAATAGAAGAAAAGAGATTGGTTGGGAAGATAGAAAATTCTATAAGGATCCTAATTCTATAGTCAGTATCATGCAGCGTGTACCTACTCACGAGCCATGGGATCAACATGAAAATATTAATCCTGAAAAATTTAGTCCAGCTGCTACTGATGTAAGTTTAACAGATAGATCTAGTAGCGGAGTACCACCGAATACTAACACTCCTGCAGGGGGAGCCGCAGGGGAAGGACAAAAATCAGCGAATGAATCACAGATACCTCCAGGTACCTGTAGCCCAGAATATGCTAAACAAATTAATTCTCCGGCTGCTCAAGCAGGTATCGCTGCTCTCAAAGCAGCCTGTAAGAAATATGGACTCACAAGCCCGTATGCTGTTGCTGCGCTTTTAGGTATAGCCGGTGGTGAATGTGGATGGAAATTAGTAGAAGAAAATTTCAACTATAGTTCTGCTAGATTATTACAGGTATTTCCTAGTGTGTTCAAAGGTGACCAGACTTTAGCACAGAGATACGCAGGTAATCCTAATAATAGCCTACCGGAGTTCCTATATGGATCTGATACTGCTAAAGGCAGGGGTTTAGGCAATACTCAATCAGGCGATGGGGCAAAATTTATTGGTAGAGGATATATCCAATTAACTGGAAGGTCAAACTATGCTAAGTACGGCGGTATGGTTGGGCAAGATCTAATTAATAATCCTAAACTGCTCAATGACCCTACTATTGCTGCAGAAGTCAGTGTTAAGTATCTTTTAGACAGATGTAGGGCAGATCAAAATAGCGCAGGATACTTTGAAGCAGCCTGTAAGGCAGTGGGATTCAATACACCCGATATTAAGGCCAAGAAGAAAGGATTCTACGAATGTTTTTATGCTCAACTAAGCGGGGGAATTCTATCATCTGGACAAAGCGGTGTAGTAGTTGACAGTAGTGGAAATCCAATTAGAACAGGCGGAGGTAGTCAATAAATATTATCATGCCCTATAAGAACATAGAATTAAATCCTGTTAGCTACACTGAAACACAACGACAAACTAGGTATCACTTATATAAAGGATACAGTAGTGTTGATCCTATGGGATCTAATAAATTATTTGATTTTGATCTTATTAAACAAGATATTATCAATCATTTTAATACAAAACGGGGTGAAAGGTTAATGAATCCCACATTTGGGACTGCCATTTGGGACCTTATTATGGAGCCATTAACCTATGAAATTAAGAATTTAATTACAGAAGATATAAAGGCAGTTTGTAGTTTTGATCCAAGAGTGGCTCCATTAAACATAAAAGTCAATGAATATGAACAGGGATTTCTTATAGAAATAACTTTATTATTAAAAGATACAGACGAAACAAGCACACTTAGGTTGGCTTTTGACCAACAGATAGGTCTTAGAGTTCAATAATATTAGCTGATAATATTATTGATAAATATAGGATCAATCCATAATATAATAATGATACCTGCTACCAATACAAAATTACTAGCCAGTGAAGATTGGACAAAGATATATCAATCCTTTCGTAATGCTGATTTCAAAAGTTATGATTTTGAAACATTAAAACGTACAATGATTTCATATCTTCAGGAAAATTACCCTGAAGACTTTAATGATTTTATTGAATCTAGTGAATATATAGCCTTGGTAGATCTTATAGCATTCTTAGGCCAAAACTTAAGTTTTAGAATTGATCTAAATGCTAGAGAAAATTTTCTAGAAACTGCACAAAGACGTGATAGTATTTTACGGTTGGCACAATTAGTAGGATATAATCCTTCTAGGAATACACCCGCTCATGGTCTTTTAAAAGTTACGGCAGTTAATACTTCAGATAGTGTATACGATTCAAATGGGATCAATCTAGCTGATACAACCATAACCTGGAATGATCCTACTAATTCAAATTGGTATCAACAATTTCTCACGATACTTAATAGTGCTATGACAACTTCTTTTGGCAAATCAACTGCCAAAAAAACCATAGATGGCATCTCAACTGAACAGTATAATATAAACAGCACCAATATAGATGTCCCTATTTACAATTTTAACAAATCTGTAAATGGCACAAATATGACTTTTGAAGTTGTTCCGTGTACATTTGAAGGTAAAGATTACATTTACGAATCAGCACCTAAACCTGCAAACCTATTATCCTTTATATATAGAAATGATAATCAAGGATCTGCTAGTATCAATAATGGTTTTTTCTTTCATTTTAGGCAGGGAACACTAGGGACAACATCTTTTAATATTTCAAATCCTGTATCAAATGAAATTATAGGTGTAAATGTACCTAATATCAATAATACTGATGTTTGGCTATGGCAACTTAATTTACAAGGAAATTTTGATACTCTTTGGACGCAGGTTCCTAGCACCGTTGGTAATAACGTTGTCTATAATAGTGTAAGTAAAAATATTAGAACATTATATGCTGTGTCGAGTCGAGTTGATGATCAGGTTGACTTAAATTTTGCTGATGGTGTGTTTGGTGATCTTCCGAAAGGTGATTTTAGATTATTTTACAGACAAAGTAATGGATTGACCTATACAATAAAACCAGAACAGTTAAGTGGAATTATAATAAATGTTCCGTATGTTAATAATTTAGGTCAAAATCATTCACTACAAATAACACTAAGTTTACAATATACAGTAAGTAACAGCGTGGGCACCGAATCAAACGCTACTATTCAACAAAAGGCTCCACAAACTTATTATACCCAAAATAGAATGATTACTGCGGAGGACTACAACATAGCACCTCTCAATGCAGGCAGTGATATACTTAAAATAAAGAGTGTTAATAGAATATCCAGTGGTATAAGCAAGTATTTTGATCTTAGTGATGTATCTGGAAATTATGGAAAAACTAACATATTTGCCAATGACGGTATTTTATACAAAGAACAATTGGAAGAATTATTTGAATTTGAATTTACCAGTGTGGCAAATGTTTTAGCTATAGTTAAAAATAACCTTGCAAATATAGTTGCTAGCGCAGGTATGAGATCATTTTATTATGAAAACTGGGATAGAATATCTCTTATAGGACTAGGGCTTAAATTTAAGTTGATAAATTCTACCCCAGGGCAGGTTAGAGGATATCTTTACAATGATAATGGAAGTTACGCTGTAGGATCTTCAAATACAGACAATGAATTAAGATTTGTTAATGTTAATAGTTTAGTAAAATTTGCTTCACCTAGGGGCAAATATTTTGATGCTAATAATAATCTTAAAACTATCGTAAATTATTCTATTCCATTAGGAGGTAAAACTTCTATGTGGACTTCAGTTTCGCAAATAATTAATGATGGGGCTACATTATTAGATGATGGAACAGGACCGTTGATTTTTGGCTCATATGTTCCCGATGGTGCAATTCCTTTAGAAGTTATTCCTACATATCAACCTTTGCTGGGATTTAGTATTGAAAATGAAGTAACGAATCAATGTAGAAATTTTAGAAATTTTGGTTTAACAATTAATAAAGAAACACGAAATTGGGATATAATATTAAATTCTAATGTTGATCTAATAAATGATTTTAGTCTAGCCTATCAGGAAAATACATTAGACCAGGGACTAGATGCAAGTTGGTTAATAGCATTTGTATGGACAGGAAGTATTTACAAGGTTAGATATCGCAAATTAAATTATATTTTTGAAAGTGAATTAGAAACTGCTTTTTATATAGACAAGACAGTTAAGAATTATGATTATCAAACCAACCAAATAATACTTGATACTATTAATGTGTTGTCTGTTAACTATGTTCCTGATGCTGAAAATTATGCAAATGATAGTTTGTTTTTGGTATTGCCTAATGGTTGGAAAAACTATTCAGCAGATCAAAAGGTTGAATATTATAATCAGAAAGGAATTACTGCCGACGATCTAAGAACAATAGGGGTACCAGAACAAGATATACAATATGCCATAAGTATTGGGTTGGGTATATTTTCACCATATCAAAATTTATTTGGTATAGTGAATAGAACAAGTCCTATGGGCTTTGATAGGTTATGGCAGATAGATGAAGGTATAGTTGAAAAAGACGGTTATGTTCAGCCTAATAAAGTTGTGGTAAGTTTTTACAATAGCAGCGATAGTTCTAAAGTTATAGACCCTAACACTTTTATTGATATTGTTGGAAATAATTATGTTTTCTTCAAAAAGAACACAACTGATTCTTCTTATTCATTGACAAGAGAAGATATTATTGTATTAAACAATGAACAGGCTATATTAGACAGCTACAAGATTAATGGACAGCTATTTTATTTCAAAGATACACAGGTTGTAAAGTATTGGTCATCACAATACGGATCTGTAGTGTTTACTGATCAATACAAAGGAAGAAATGGTAGATCAGATCTTAAATTTCAATATACACATAATAGTGGTAATCAACGCAGAATTGATCCTAGTAAGACTAATATAATTGATCTCTATGTGCTTACAGCTTCTTATAATGCTGAATACAAAAGTTATATTCAAGGTATATATACAACAGAACCTAGTGCGCCAACTAGTCAAAGTTTAGAACAAAATTATAGTGAATATCTAGAACCTATTAAAGCTATCAGTGACGAAATTATATACCATCCGGTTAAGTACAAGATTTTGTTTGGTGACAAGGCCGTGCTAAATTTACAGGCTAAATTTAAGGCTGTAAGAGCATCAAATAGAAACACCAATGATAACAATTTAAAGGCAAGAATTTTAACAGCAATAAATGAGTTTTTTGCCTTAGAAAATTGGGAGTTCGGTCAAACATTTTATTTTAGTGAATTGGCTACTTATGTAATGAATGAGATGACCCCAGACATTTCTAATTTTATTATTGTACCTATGGTAGATAATGGATTTGGAAGTTTGTACGAGATAGCCTGCCAGCCAGATGAAATTTTTATAAATGGAACCACAGTTAATAATATTGAAATTATCAACGGAATAACGCCTAGTCAACTAAAGGCATCATCAAACATAGTAACATCTACATAAAATGGCAGAGAAAAAATCAGTCAATCTTTTACCGAGTTATCTACAGACAGATAAAAATGCTAGATTTTTATCGAGTACACTTGACCAATTTATACAAACTCCTGAATTAGAAAGAATAGAAGGATTTGTAGGTACCTCTGAAGTTGCGAATTTTAATCCTGTTACAGATACTTACATAAGTGAATCTACCCCTGTAAGAGCTAGACAACAACTTATACCTGGTTTGGTATTCAGAGATAAATTAGGACAACCTACTGATTTAGTTAATTATGAAGATTTAATAAATGAAATAAAGAATGCAGGTGGTTTAACAGATAATTTAGCAAGCACTCTAAAATTTGAACATTATTCTTACAATCCTAGAATTGATTGGGATAAGTTAGTCAACTACGATCAATATCATTGGTTACCTTCTGGCCCAGATCCAATTTTATTAAACATTAATCCTCTATTGGCATTCGGTCAATCTAGTTATAATATTAATAATTCAGTTAAACTTAGCAACGGCATGAAGGTAGTATTTACTGCTACATACTCAACAGGTACACTTACTATTTCATCTGGTACAGAATATATTGTAGAAGGTGTTGGAGATTACATACAATTCTTAGATTATAATCTATTACAGCCCAATGGTGATTTAGCCACTACTTATAATGAAGTTTTTGATAATTCTGGATTTGATAGTTTTCCCTTTGACTCAGACAAAAAATTAGCCATTGTACCAGAATATGTAACAATAAACAGATTGAGTGGTGACCTTAATCCTTGGTCTAGATATAATAGGTGGTTTCATGTAGATGTTATAAAAACTACAGCTAATTTAAACGGTACTGATGTAGATATTAGTAATGCCTCTAGAGCACAAAGGCCTATTATTGAGTTTTATGCCTATCTTCCTTTGTATAATTTTGGAAGATTTGGTATTAAAAATGTTGACTTACTTGATGATGTAACTGAGTTTCCTTTAATAGAAATACCTGGTAATGTTGGATATTACGTAGATGGAATATTGTTAGAAGAAGGATATAGAATAATCTTTAACAATGCTAAAGATCTTTATGCTAGGAATAAAATATATCAGACTGTGTTTGATACAACTACAAATCAAATTACACTGGTTGAAGCTTCTGATTCAGGTGTGGTAGACCAAGCATCGGTGTCAATAAATTATGGAAATGTCTACGCAGGTAAATCTTTTCACTATAAAGATAGCAGTAAACAATGGAAATTAAGCCAGCAACATACAGTAAGAAATGAAGCCCCTCTATTTGATTTATATGATAAAAATGGTGTTAGCTTTTCTGATGAATCTCTAGATAATAATTTTGAAGGAAGTAAAATATTTGGTTATTCTATTGGACAGGGAGCAATAGATCCAATTTTAGGATTTCCTGTAGAAAAATCCGCAACATCTGTAGGGATAGGTGGTTATCTATTTAAGAACTATGTGGCTTCTGATTATTTTACTAGTATTGAAAATGGTGTAACTAAAAATAATTTTATTTCAAATGGATATTATAAAGTATGGGATTTAGTTAACCCAGATCTTTACAAATTACTAAACACATATAATTTTGGATTTTCATATTATCCACCTGTAGTCGAAAACTTTTTAGTTACGGCAACTTCTACAAGCAGTTTAATTAGCAAAGCTTTCAGCTTACCTTATATTCCCTATGGTACAGTTGATGCTAAGATAAATGGAATGAAAGCCTCTGTTACTGCTACCTTTGTTGGCAGTAATATAGTTTTACAATTTAATGAATCTATCAATCAAAATAGTCAAGTTATTGTAAAATGGAATACAACAAGTACGCCCGTTAGTAATTACTATTACGATATTCCATTAAACTTATTAAATAATCCTCTAAATGATATTTTCGATACTCTTACTTTAAGTCAGTTATCCGATCATTTTGATAGTATGTTAGAGAAAGATAACTTATGGAGCACAATAAGTATCGATCCTATTCGTGACAGTATAGCCTACGCTAAAAAGGGCACAGTTCTTATTCAAAACCAAGATCCAATTGCGTTGCCTATGATATTTTTAGGTAACAAAAATCATAGTCTTATTGATTCTATTAGATTTGTAGCTAACCAATATTCGCAATGGCGATTTACCTTCTTAAAATTAATTTCTGAATATCCAAATCAAAATGATCCTATAGAAATTGTAGACGCAGTATTAACTCAAATTAATCAAGCCAAGGGATTAGAAAGCAATTTTTATAGATCAGATATGGTGCCATATGGCACAGCAAAAACTATTAGGAAGGTTACTGTAAACTCTGCTTATTTTACATCTTATCCAATTAATATAGAATTTGATCTAGAAAGCCTAAGTCATCAAGCAGTATTAGTATATAAAAATTCACAGCAATTAATCTTTGGTAAAGATTACATATTCAACAAACTAGAAGGATCTGTAGAATTTCTCATAGGGCTATCTATAGATGATTCTTTAGAATTTCATATCTATACTGATACTTTAGGTTCTTATGTACCTCCTACACCTACGAAACTTGGCATGTACGCTAAGTTTGTACCTGAGATATTTGAGGATGATAGATATATTACTACACCTCAAACTATGATTCAGTGTCATGATGGAAGTTTAATTAAGGCATTCAATGATTATAGAGATGATGTTATTTTAGAATTAGAAAAAAGAATTTATAATAATATCAAGGTCAAATACAATACTATATACCCTGGTGAGGCCATTTATAATTTACCAGGAGCGTTTCATTATACAGAACATACATTAAGTCAATATAATAATTTATTAGAAAAAGAATTTGCCAGTTGGACTAATAGTTTCAATGTAGATTGGAATACAAATAACATATATAATTCTTCAAATTATAGAACATACAATTATATCAATTCTGTCAATACCCTAACTAATAAAGTTCTATCAGGTTCATGGAGATCTATATTCAAATATTTTTATGATACAGATCGTCCTCATACACATCCTTGGGAAATGTTAGGATATACAGTTGAACCAACATGGTGGAATGATTTATACGGGTCTGCCCCATATAGCTCTACTAATGTTTTACTTTGGTCTGATCTAGAAGAAGGTTATAGAAGGGGTGAGTTATCTTCTGATTATAGTTTAACTAGATATAGACGTCCTGGTCTAAGTAGTATTATTCCTGTAGATTCAAATGGTAATCTTAGAAATCCTTTAGACTTTTTAGTTTCGCATTCAACTGTAAACGACTACCAGGCAGATTGGCAATTTGGAGATTTCGGACCAGCAGAGGTTACTTGGCGTAATAGCACGTTCTATCCATTTGCTGTGAATATTGTAAATGCTTTGTTATATCCAAATATCTATTGTAGTAGATTCTTAGATACTTCTAGGATGATTCGTAATCATGCTGATAGATTAGTATATAAAGATGACATGCAGCATGTTGATCCAAGGAAAATTAAGATAGATGGATATAACAATGAAATTACAGCAGGGTTTATCAATCTAGTTTTAGAAAGAGGTCTTGGTAAAAATTCAAATTATACTGAACACCTAGCTCAGGATTTAAAATATCTGACCTTTAATCTTGTACATAGATTAGGGGGATTTACCAGTAAAGAAAAATTACAAGTTAAAATTAATGCTGTTGATCCTGAGTCAGCTAGCCCTGGTTTATTGTTACCTCCTGAAGATTATGAATTATTTTTAAATTCCAGTAATCCAATTTCTTCTATTTCTATATCTGGAGTCATAGTTCAGAAAACTAGCGATAGATTCATAATTAGAGGATATGATAGACAAGCACCTTATTTTACTATTCTAAAGGCAATTCATACAAATAATGATACAGTTTTAAAAGTCGGTGGCAAAGATGAAGATTATGTATTATGGCAACCAAATCTAGATTCTTCTACATTGTCTAACATTGAAATAGGATCGAGCAATAAGTTTTATAAACAAGGTCAAATTGTTTTATATAGTAATCAGTTTTATCGTGTAAAGGTCTCTCATGCTGCCCAGGCAACCTTCAACCCTACATTCTTTGCTAGATTACCTGAATTACCTACCAAAGGTGGATTGAGAATTGCTATACCTAAGAAATTTGAATCTGTAGAATCAAGAGTAAATTATAATTCTGAATTTAGGTCTATTCAAGAAGTTTATGATGTAATTTTAGGCTATGGAGAATATTTAAAGACAAAAGGTTTTGTTTTTGATTATTTCAACCCTGACCTCAATGAAGTTATTGATTGGAATTTCAGCGGCAAAGAATTAGCATTTTGGGGTGTACATAATTGGGCAGATGGTAATTTAATCACACTGTCACCATTTGCGGATTATTTGAAAGTTGATAATACTACCGCTATTGTTGATAATCTTTTTGCTGATAATTATGAATACTCTTTACAAAAATCAGACGGACAACTATTTCCGCGAGATGGTTTCGACATTTCAAGATTAGACGGTAGCTGTGTAATTAAAACAAAAAACACAGAAGAGGGGATATTTTTTGCCAAGATTAATTTAATACAAAAAGAGCATGAACTTGTATTGAACAATACTACAGTTTTTAATGATACAATTTATGATGCAGCAACAGGCTATAGACAAAAGAGAATAAAATTATCTGGATTTAGAACTAAGGGATGGAATGGAGACATTAGAAGTCCAGGGTTTATCTATGATCAAATTAAAATAACAAATTGGTTGCCCTACAAAGAGTACTATCCAAGTCAAATAGTGATTTTCAATAGTCTTTATTATTCAGCTAATCAAAGAATATTGTATGATGTTACGTTTGATTTTACTAAATGGACCTTGTTAGACGGAAAACCTGTGAGCCAACTTTTGCCTAATTTTGATTACAAGGCACAACAATTTGAAGATTTTTATAGTTTAGATATAGATAATTTTGATGTTAAACAACAAGACCTAGCTCAGCATCTCATTGGATATACTCCTAGGTTGTATCTAAGTAAATTAATAACCAATGCCAAGGCTGAATACAAATATTATCAAGGATATATAAGAGATAAAGGTACGAAGAAAGCCATAGATAATATTGCCAAAGCTGGTGAAAATCGAGATTATAGTAGTATAGAGATTAAAGAAGAATGGGCATTTAGAGTAGGATCGTATGGATCAGAATCCAGCTTCAAAGAAATTGAATTTCCGTTATTAGAAGGTTCATATTTAGAAAATCCATATCTGGTTACACTTACTGACCAATTGACCGAAAATACATCTGGTATTGTACATTACACTTCGTCGACTGATTTATTAATTGCTCCTACAAATTATTCGATAACCAGCACCTTTGTAACAGTCAATGGAACTTTTGACGATAACAATATTAAATTAACTACCGCAGGATATGTTAGATTAGACGATGTAACTACTACTGCCTATAGTAAAAATAGTTTACTAGACATAGCTAACAATAGTCTTATTCAAGATGGTACAACAATATGGTTAGGATTTTTAGAAAACGGTGATTGGTCTGTATATAGGTATTCGAATCAAAGAGCAAAGATAAAGGGTGTTTATGTAAATTCTCCAGGAATTGATATAACTTTTGTAACTGATATTAATCATGGCTTAATAGCAGGTGATATTATCAGTGTTGTTAGATTTAACTATCAAGTAGACGGCGTTTATATTGTTAAGACTATCAACAAATCTAATCAATTCACAGTAGATTCTACATTGGCTGGTATTGTTAATGAGCCGCTTGTTCATTATGGAAGTCTGTTTAAGTTTGAACCAGTAAGATTCAGTGATTATGCTGCTTTCTCAAAATCAACAGATTTATTTAGATATGGTTATGGATCTAAAATTTGGGTAGATAAAAATCAGGATCAAAAATGGACGGTATTAGAAAAAATTAAAAATTTTAATAGTGCCACTGAGTTCACTACAGCTCAATCTCCTGCAAGACAAAGTTTTGGTTTTAGTTTAAAATTTGCAGGCGATACACTGCTAGTATCTAGTCCAACATACCATAGTGTTAATTCATATAATTTTGGTAAAGTAGCCGTCTACAGGAAACTGTCTAACGAAAGATTAACAGCTAATTTTGATTATGTACTCAATAGTAACGGGCAAATATTTTGTCAAACAAATACTACGACTGATTTTGGATATAGTCTTGCTTACGATGTTGAAAAAAATCTTTACATTACAGGAGCACCTAGTGCTACAAATGTTAGAGCAACAACATCGACGTCTTATCTAGTAGCAATCACCAGTAGCACAAATGTATCTCGTGGTTATATCAGAGAAGGTGTAGTAAAAGTTAGTACAAAAAATTCGAATAGAACAGCCGAAGTAACAAAATTTGCCTTTACAAGACCTTTTGCTACTACAGGATTTCAAACTGCTGCTACAACTGCTACTCATCAAAATTCTAGATTTGGGCACAGTCTGTATATTAATAAGGTAGGATTAAATTCGGCCACTACATTATTAGTCGGAGCACCTGGCAATGATTCATATCTAGGAACTGGCACTGTTTTTGCTTATTCTATATCAGGCACAGGAACTTCTATAACAAATTTTGGGACCGATACTGTAGCAAATGTTATAATAACTACTGCTCCTGTTAGCACTGGCTCGATATCTATTACGTTCTCTAATCCTAATCAGCCCGGAGGCACTACGGCTACAGCAGTATTAGTCAAGACAGGAAATACTGGAACAAGTATTATTATAACAAATAGAGGAACTGGTTATACATCAGCTCCAACAGTTACATTTACAGGCACTAGTATGACAACTGTTGGTGCTGCTACCGCATATGTAGGATTTATAGAATTAATTACCACGGCAACTGTATCATTGAATGCAGGTAGTAAATGGGGTTGGGCTATCGCTGGTTCGGATGCGGGCTCTACTATTGCAATTAGTGCGCCATCTTACTTCAACTTCGGGCAAGAAGGTATTGTTCAAATATTTAATAGTGGCCTATATTGGAAGCAAACTTTAGATTCACCATTTGGATACAATGATGAATTTGGACAAAGTCTAGCAGTATCTAAGTCAGGAAAATATATCTTTGTTGGATCTTCTAAGCCATTGAGTAGTTATAATACCTATGGTAAAGTTGCTGTCTATGCGGAACAGTCTTCTGGTAGATATGAACTCAGTCAGATTTTAGAAAATCCAATTCAAAATTCTGATTTACTATTTGGTGAATCTATAGACATAAGTCCAGATGAAGACACCTTGGTTATCACTGCTCTGGGTACTAATAAATCTGAATATGTTAAATTCTACGAAAACAAAATCGATCTACTAGGTGAAACTACATTTGATAACAATGAAACTAAATTTATTAATAGTGTCCAGGATTCAGGAGCTGCTTATACATATACTAAATTAGATGGATATTTTGTTCAGGCAGATGAATTATTACCGGATAATGTCTACGCCAACGGTAGATATGGCAAATCTGTAGCAGTAACCGATAGCAGCATTTTTGTTGGCGCTCCGTCAAACTCTGCTTCTTCATCTTCTAACGATATTTCACGATTTTATCAATTTAAGGTCTCAAATACTCTAAGTCAAACATGGAATGTTCTCCGTTTACAAGAACCTACTGTAGATATTGACACGATGAGAAGAATTTGTTTAATTGATACTAAGAATGAAATTTTATTAGATTATCTAGATGTATTTGATCCGTTGAAAGGAAGAATACCCGGTATTGCTGAACAAGAATTAAAATACAAGACATCAGCAGATCCTGCAATTTATTCTTTAGGCATTGCTAACACGATTAATGATTCTAAAAATAGTTGGATTGAAGATCATGTTGGAGAATTATGGTGGGATTTATCCACAGCCAAATATATTTGGTATGAACAAGGTAATGAAATTTTTAGGAAAAATAATTGGGGCAAATTGTTTCCCGGGGCCAGTATAGATATCTATGAATGGGTCAAATCTGATTTACTACCGAGCGAATGGGCAGTGGCAGCTGATACTCCAGGGGGACTATCTAGAGGTATAAGTGGTCAGCCTAAGTATCCAGACAATAGTGTAGTGAGTGTAAAACAAATTCTTAACACTGTGACCGGATCCTTTGAGAATGTTTATTTTTATTGGGTCAAAAATAAGGTTACTGCACCTAATGTAAAATCAAGAAAGATTACAGCGTATGAAGTTTCTAGGGTCATTGCTGATCCTTTAGGCTATGGATTAAAATATGCCAATATTTTGTCTACAAATTCTTTAGCATTTGGAAATATTCAAGGCAATTTAATTGCTAAAAATATCAGCGCTAATATTACTTTCGATAGTGTAAAAAGTTCAATTCCCCGACATACAGAATGGGTTATAATGACTGAGGGTGATAGTGCTTCAATGCCTGTGTCCTTACTAGATAAGAAATTTGTAGACAGTCTGATTGGCAGAGATTCTATTGGAAATCCAGTACCCGATATGTCTTTAAGTTTCAGACAAAAGTATGGATTAGGAATTAGACCACAGCAGACAATATTTAAAGATAGATTTCAAGCTTTGAGAAATTGTCTAGGGTATGCTAACGATATACTAGCTAACAACATTATTGTTGGAAATAGAAATCTAGCCAAACTTAATAGTTTTGAACCTATTCCAGCAGAAGATTCTGGTGACTATGACTTATTAGTTGACGAATTTGATCAATTAGTAGATGTAAGCACAGAAACATTCTTACGTGCGCAATTATCATGTAGTGTGTATAATGGTAAAATTATTAGAGTAGATGTTATCAACCAGGGGTATGGTTATGGATATGCCCCTAAGGTGACCATAGCTAATAATTTAAGTGGTGCAGAAATCAAAACAGAGATAGACAGTCAGGGTAAAGTTATTTCTGCTATGATAACAAACTCAGGTAGTAATTTTGTTTCTAATCCTGTCTTAACCGTAAGGGAACATGTTGCTGTTGTAGCAGTAGATTCGAATAGTAATGATAGATGGAGTTTTTATAAATTTGATTATGCTTTAAGAATTTGGATCAAATCTAGAACACAGTTATATAATACAACTCTATATTGGAATTATGTAGATTATCGTGCATCGGACTATGACACATATAAGGGATTTAGGTATACAATAAATGATGTTTTTCAGTTAGACACATTGGTTGATACAGATATAGGTGATTATATTAAGATTTTAAATTCTGGAAATGGCAATTTTATTGTACTAGAAAAATCATTAAATGGAGATTTTTCTCAGGATTATAAAATTGTTTATTTACAGAATGGAACTATTCAATTTAATGATAATTTATGGAATATTTCTACATCTGACTATGCTTATGACAAACTCAGTATAGATGAGACGTTGTTTGATCAATTACCGGATAGAGAATTAGCCAATATTATTATTGCTTTAAAAGAAGATATTTTTGTAGATGATTTTAAAGTTTATTGGAACCTAATGTTCTTTAAGGGAGTAAAGTATGCTCTTACAGAACAAAAATTATTAGATTGGGCGTTTAAGACTAGTTTTATAACAGTTAAAAATAGTATTTCCTATCTCAATACCAGCAGTTCTTATACATTAGATAGCAGTAAGTATATTGAAGATTACATAAAAGAAATTAAGCCTTATAGGACTAAGGTACGAAACTTTGTCAGCGCATATGAATATTTAGAAAATGCTCGTATGCACACTACAGATTTTGATTTACCTTCATATTATAATTCAACATTAGGTACATTCACTACTACACAAAAAGTTGTAACTGATTCTACTAATTCCAGTATTTTGCTAACCTATCCTTGGAAGGATTGGACAGATAATTATAGTTACGGAGTCAAAGAAATTATCATAGCAAATGGCGGTAGCGGATATACTAGTGCCCCGTCAGTTACAATAAATTCTTATAGTAATCCCTCAATCCCTGCCTTAGCACAAGCATATATTAGAAATGGTAAAGTTTACAAAATTGTTGTAACCAGAGAAGGATTGGGATACGATAGATTAACCTACGTGACATTTAGCGGAGGTAATGGATCTGGAGCAACTGCGTCTGTTATTCTAACAAATACCACAACACGTAAAAATGTTATTGGTTTGAAATTTGATAGGTATTCTAGGACAGGTGAAGTCGGGGCAACTACAGTATCCTACACTACTACAACTAACGGATTAAATTTTGATTATGAATTACCGTATCAGGCTGATACAAATAAATTTAATATTGTTGCTACGTTAGATAGAAAGTTAGTTTTAAGTTCTGATTATGACATTATAAGTTTTAGCAAAGATGAAAACGGGTATAATAAGGATCATTCTAAATTCATATTCAAAAATTATTTGCCAGCCGCTGGAAAAGTTCTTAAAATTAACTATACTAAAAATATCAATCTTTATAATGCCATAGACAGAGTAGACAATTATTATACACCTTCATCTACTATGCCCGGTGATTATTTGCCTATTTTAATGACAGGATTAGAGTTTCCTGGCAGACAGCTAACTGGATTGGCTTTTGATTATACAACTCCTATCTTGTCAACTGGTACTGTCTATGATAATGGCGGTGGTTGGAATGATTTTACAAGTTATTATTCTAGAGCTAGAGTTGTTTCGACTGCATCTAGTAGTTCTATAGTATTATTCCTTAATACTACAACAGGTATCGTTCCTGGCCAAACTTTAAATTTCCTAAACACACCGTATCGTAAAGTAAGGACTGACACAGTTGTTGTGTCTGTTAATGCTGCTAATAATAGTATACAAATCAGTACTGCTACTTATTTGATTAAATTTGCGTCTAGTACATCTACTCTGGCAGGTTCGGCTATAACCTTTGAAACTATGACTCCCTTTAATGGCGCTTTGAGAGCAGGTGATGTGATAGAGATTACTGGAATAGCAGCCACTGGATTTGATGGGATAAAATCAATATCAACAATCACTAGTAGCAAAACTTTTATAGCTCTTTCAACAGGCACATTACAGGTTTTAACTACAGCTGGTTCTACTACATCTAGGTTGAGAACATACAGTTTATTAGAAACAATTGAGCCACAAAACAGATTAATTGGCAATTACAACACCTATGTTGGCAATTGTATATTTTCTGATTATTACCTCAGTTCAAGTGCTCCTAGCATGATGGAAGGATATACAGCTACCTGGACCATAAGTGGAAATGATGTAGATTTTGGACAAGGCAGAACATACTGGTATTATATTACAGGAACCAATATAGTTGCTGCAGATTTTGTTGGAGGCTTAACAGGAGTAATTACTACCAATGCTACTAGCTTGCCAATTACTTTCCTTACTAGTTCTACAATTAATGCTGTTAATACATTAACCAATGGTGGACTTAATACAGAAACGTATTATGTAAATGTTGTTTCGTGGATTACTACAGCTTCGAGTACAAGCACTAAGATCATTGCTAACAAGTCAATGAAACTGAGAAACCGTCCATTAGGTATGAGCACATGGTCACTTACTGCTAGGAACGTTGATGGAGCAGTTGTAACATCTGCCAAAGAGGGAGAAGTTGTTAAATTTACCGTAGCTGGATCAAATCTAGATTTTGCCAGTGATGGTATTAGAGCAAGAGTTACTGGGTCTGGTATAAACATCACATCCGGTGACATAACCGCCAATACTCTTGTATCAGATTGGATTACATTCTATAGCGAAGATGATTTACCGATTAGCTTTGATGTACAGTTTACTGAAGATTTCCTAACCGAAGGTACAGAAATAATGTCGTTCGGATTAGACATTAGCACTGTAACAAATGTTAACTCGTATAGTACAACAATTACTACTACGGTTACTAGCATTTCTATTCTAGATACTTCTTTAACCCAACCAAGCACTTATCAACTAACTTCTCTCACTCCTTCAGTTTATGAAGGATCAACTGCTACATTTAGGTTAACAACTACCTATGTAAATGCGGGCACAGTGATTCCATTTGTTATTACCGGTACTGTTGCAGTAAGCGATTTAAACACTACAACATATACAGGAACATTTGTAATGGTTGATGGCGGTACAGTTAACCCAGGTGGTCAATACGCAGACATTTCCTTCAATGTTTCTAGCGATGCTGCTACGACTGGACTAGAAAGTACTGAAGTAGTTTGGATTACATTGCCTGGTAAGACAGTTAACAGTGCTACAATTTATATACTAGATCAATTAAATCAGGTCTATGGTAATGTGCCTGTCTATGGTTATACAGTAAATGGAAATACAGCCTATTCCAATATTAGGATAAACAATACAGGTACATTTGATTTTTATATATACGATCAAGCAGAAGCTTTATCTAATAAACCTACTTCTCAGACATGGGCAGTCAATACTTCCTTGTCTACATATTATGTAAGAGGTATTGTTGAGCCTGTAAATGAATGGCAAGGCACAGTAGAATTTACTGGCCCAGGTTTTGCTAATACCTTAACCTACGCAGATTTTGCCTCAGGCGCTATTACAGGAAATTGGGTTACAGTAAATACTGCTGAAACATCAGCAGTATTTGGTAATTTGGGATGGTATGCTAGAGCATTAGCCGATACTGCCAGCGCATTTGGCAGATTTAATTTGACTATTCAAATCGCTAAAACATCAGGTGGAGCAGTTGTTTCACAGGGTGTATTTGATTGTTATGTGTATTCAGATATAGCGCCTACAAGTGGGGGAAGCACCGGTGGTGGTAACTTACCATTAGGTGGAGATTTTAGAGAGTTATTGTAATGAGAACTATTGATCAAACAACTACAGCTAGTTCGGCAATCATTGTAACTGATAATCTTTTGGCTGATATTTCTAGAACTGTGGTATATGTTAACGAATCTCTAATAGCAACCACAGGTACAACCATTTGGTATAATCTTTTAGAAGATACAGAACTACGTGGCCGAGCTTTGATAAAAATCAATAACCTTTCATCCGGTACATGTTACATTTTCAGTGCTACAGTGTATTCTGATCCAGGGGTTGAATTTTGGAAATACGATTTTGAACCTGCCGCCGCAGATTTGTCGTTAGATGCAGGTAGTTGGCAAAATGGATATTCAGTTTCGGCATTAGCTACTAATTCTAATGAAACTGTCATAAGTGGTGGCGAATTCATGTCTCCACAACATGATTTTGCCCCAGAAGAGTTAGTACCAGGCCATACTACAGATAGCCTGGGCATTAATGTATATACCCAGGCGGGGGAAACATATGCAACTGTGTTGTCAGGATCTTTTTTAGTTGAGGCAAATACAACTGTAACAAATCAAATTACTGGTAGTATTGAATCAGCAGCTGGGTTTATTGTAACATTTAATGATCAAATTTTTCAACGATCTACTACAACTAATTTTACAACAAGTAATCAATATTTTATTCAAGGTAAAAATATTGTATTACCACCGCAACCAAGCAGAGGCACTGCTGGATATAGTTTTGTAAGAATAGGTGGTACAGGACTAATCGATGAAAACTCAATCTATGTAGACAATACTGTTACATCATTTGTAATATTAGAAAGTTTAGCAAGTTTTGAATCAATTAAAAATGTGTATGTACTGGCAGATGGGCAAGAAGTTGCAGCTCTCACTACATCATCAACAAATAACTTTGGCTATATTTTAGAAGAATCTTGGCAGGGTAATCCTAACATACATAAAGACAAAGATACACGAGCAGCAATACATTTTTATAATTTACCCCCAGGGCAGCATCAATTATCTGCGTGGTTCTTTAGTATACCTGATGTAAAGTTTAATAAAATTAAAGAGGATTATTACACTGTAAGCGGTAGTCAAACACTTACATTGAATACAACGCTAGCTTCATGGCAACCTTTTAGCGATAAGGTAATTGTTGAAACAGGCACAGGTAGTTTGAATACTATAAGACGTAGGTTAATGCCGCCTAAGGTTAGCAATTATTTTGTTACTGATAATAATAGATTTTTTAGTTTTTTTGATGATGGACATACACCTATTGGTCCATATGATCCTACTGATATATTGGTCTATGCTAATGGTACTCCTATTAGATCAGGATATGATTTTAATTATGATTTCGCTAATAATCGTATTATTCTACAACCTGGGCTATATCAAAATGGTGTGTATATATCGATTGTAAACAAAAAACGTGAAACAGGTAACCTCTATGATTATATAATAAGTGGAAATATTTTGAGATTTGAGCCTAGTGTTTTGAATGATACAACGGTTAAAGTAACCAGTTTTAGCAATCATGATAATTTATTTTTAGAAACTGAAATATTTCAGTACTCCCCATCGAGGAGATTTTCTTACATACGAGCTATTCTCGATGATAGTTATGTGTGGGTCTATGTTGATGGGATTCCTCTTGTACATGGAATAGACTTCAGAGTATTATCGGATGCTAGAACTATCGAGATATCCTATGATTATGATTTGAATCCAAGTTCAGTTATAATGGCAACATCCATAAAGCGTCCAGATATTCCTAATCAAGTATACGGATTTAGAATATTCAGCGATTTTTACGAACGAACAAGTTATAAACGTTTGAGTAAAGAGCATACTACTTTTCTTACAGCATTAGTTGCTCCTGATGATCAAACAATTTATATAAACGACGAATCTAGATTAAGTCCTGTTAATGATGCTAAAAATGTTCCAGGTGTAGTGCTATTAGATAGAGAGCGTATTGAATTTTTTGGTAGAAGTGACAATGCTTTGTATCAATTAAGAAGAGGAACAGGCGGAACTGGTCCTGCTCCATGGAGTGATTTAGGCAGTAAAATAATAGATCAAGGCGTATTACAAACTATACCAGGCGCTTCAGATAGTGTCTATGTCTTTACAACCAGCACAACAAATACTACAACCTACACTATTTCGGCGTTTAATACACAAACTGGCCTGGGTATTAATCTTAACAATGAAACAGATATGGGCGGCAACTATATTATACCAGCAATAGATCAGGTAAAAGTTTTCTATGGAGGTAGACCACTCAGTAAGACTGAAAGACAGGTATATGAAAATTTTAGTAGTACAGAATTAACAACTTTATTAGCTGAATTTGAAATTACTACCTCTACCCAACAGATTAAATTAAATATTGGTGACAGATTAGAACCTGGAGTTACCTTAACAATAACTCATAGAAAAGGTAGAATTTGGACAGGAACAGAGTCTTTACTTACTAGCCAAGTTAGACAGGCTAAGTTTATTAGACAGAAAGAAGCTGAACTTCCTGACGTCTATTTCTATGGTGGTGATCCAAGAATATTAGACGAGAATTATGTTCCGATAACAAATGAATTAGATGAAATAATAAGGATAGAATGATATGCCACGTACAATTGACTTACCAGATAGTTTCACTGCTACTAGTGTAACCAGGTTATTGATCACACACAATCAGGCCACTGGCAGGATCAGGTATCCTAATTTTGTTTACTGGCTTGGAGTTGAGCTAGGTTTAACCCAACCAGTTACAACTTCTAGTAACGTGACCTTTAATAGTTTAAACATAACGAATACAGCAACTTTTCAAAGACTTTCAGTAAAGAAGAATATAGCAATAGGGGATACATTACCCTCTGATAGTACATCTACTAGTATTTTTATCAGTAATGACTTTGAATCAAACTCGCCTACAAACTTAACACTTCGCGGATATGTAGACAATTATGGTACACTAAGTCTTAAAAATCCTCTTATAACCAGTGAAGTTGCTAGAGGATCACCTTCTGCTAAGGCAGCTTTACAGGCAGGGGATACTATAGGTGGAATGGGGTTCGCTGGATATGATGGTACAAGGTTTGTCAATACTCTAACAGGAACTTTGTCATTCCGTGCCGGTGAAACATGGTCATCTAGTCTTACTGAAACACTTAGAGCAGGTACTAGTTTCAAGCTATCTACCCATCCAACGAATACTAAATTAAGTCCATCTAGTGCCTTTAACCATTTGTGGCAAGAATGGTCAATAAGTGGTGACAGTATCAGTGTTAATAATTTGTATTTCGGCGATGCTGGAATGAATAATCACACTGTTGTTACAAGAAACAATGGTATTGTTCAACAAGGACATGGAGCAACAAATGTAAATTTTGTGAATAGTCAATTGAGACTGGTCGGTGTGCCTGCTGAAGGAGGATTAGACGCAGATAATGCTAGCCTAGACGATACATTGAGATTCACTTTTGTTGCTGGTAGGGGTAGTGGTACATATGGAAGAAGGAATGCAATAAGAGAAGATGATAGTTTAGGCATCATTGACTATAGAGGACAATATCAAAATAGTTCTACAAATTTTGGGGTAGCAGTAGGCAGTATAAGTCTCAAAGCGATTAGTGACTTTACTGTATCGGATCAGGGTACAAAGTTTTTAGTTAATACAATAAACAGTGGCACAACAATATCAAGTACAAGATTGAATCTAAGCAGTTTTATCCATAGATATTCAAGTGATAATCATTTATTTTTAGATCATACAGGTAATCTACTTGCTACGATAACAACAGGGTCTGGACTAGTAGTCTACACCACCGCTACCTTTGTACAAGGTCTACAGGCAACACTACCAAGTAGGACCACAGTTTTTGATAATATTACTACAGCTTCAAATAGTACAGCTACAATGGAAATTGTAGGATATAAATCATATATGATTTCTAAAATTCAAACAAATTATCCAGCCAGGGTAAGGATTTATACAGATGCTGCTCAAAGGTCTGCTGATTTTTACAGATCAACAGCCACTCAGGTAGCTAATAATTCTGGTTTAATTGTTGAAACATTAACTACATCTGGTGGGTTGACAAAATTAATTAGTCCAGGAGCATTTGGATTCAATAATGATTCTCCTAGTACATCTACAATTTACCTAAGCGTAACCAACAACGATGTAGTTATTAGGAATATTGTTGTTACTCTTACTCTGTTACAATTAGAACAATAGGCGCAATTTTTTGAATCTTATAAATTGATAAATATCATTGGAATAAAATAAAATGAACAATTATAAAGATAACGGATTATTACACATTGAGGGTCATCTCAAGATATATGATCCTCAAAGTAATTATGTTTTTGTAAACAAACGTAATGCAATCCATTATGAAAATTTTAGTGTAGGATTGGCACGAGCTATGGCCAATCTAGGCAGAGGTTTCATATATGCTATGGACTTTGGTAATGGTGGGACTCGTATAGATCCTACGGGAATAATTACCTATAAGACACCTAATACAACATATTCTGCTGCTAATTTATACAATCCTACCTACTCAAAAATTGTTGATGCTAATGATCCTCAAAATTTTGACCCTGCCCGCAATTTTATGGAAGTTAGACACAGAACAGGTACTTATTATAGTGATATTTTAGTAAGTTGTTTATTAGATTTTAATGAACCAGATGGTCAATATGCTTTTGATAATGAAACTAATACAGAAGGCACCTTTGTTTTTGATGAATTGGGTCTAAAAGGATACACTCAAAGCACAGAAGAGAGTGTCTTACTAACTCATGTTATTTTTCATCCTGTTCAAAAATCTTTGAATAGAATGATTCAGGTAGATTATACCGTTAGAATACAAAGTTTGAGCTCAGGAATTTAATTAAATGGCCAATCCATACGTTTTACGATACTCTAATCCTTTTAAAACTGAGACAATTGTAGTCCCTTCAGCTAATACAGGGTCAGGTATTAACAATTATGATACAAGTCTTAGTTTAGTAGGACCTGGATATCCTAATTATGGATTAGCTTACGCTCAAAATTTCTTAAATTTATTAGAAAATTTTTCAAGCCCTTATGCACCTGAAAACGCTATTGAGGGGCAATTATGGTACGACACTAGTATCCCTGGCAGAAAAGTTTTACGAGTAAGTAATGGCAGTGACACTAGCAGTAGATGGCCTGCTGCCAGTGGAATTTTTACTCAGAATAATGACCCATATATTCAATATCAAGAAACAGTTGCCGAGGGAGACCTCTGGGTAGACACTGCTAACAGTCAACTTAAATTAAGATATGGTACGGAATGGAAAATAGTTGGACCAACAATTAGTTCTGGCAGTGATAAAACAGGACCGGAAGCTACTACTCTAACAGATACAAATAACATTGAGCAACCTGTAATATTAAATTGGTCTAATGGAAAAGTTGTAGAAATAATAAGTTACACATCATTTACACCAAAAAGAGTCATTGAAGGATTTTCCTCAATTTCAACAGGTACAAATTTAACAACTAGAGTAAATGCTAGGTACAATGGTATTGTAACAAAAGCAGATTCTCTTGTTTTGACCAGTAACTCCAGTTTACGAGCCACTGATTTTTTAAGAAACAACATTGCTAGTCAAATACATACTGGTACATTTATCGTAAATTCGACAGATGGCTTAAAAGTAAAGAATGCTACCTATAATCATACTATACAAATTAACAGTACGATAGACGGTGCTAGAATTTATTTTAGCGATGATACAAAACAATTTCGGATAGGTTTAGAGAATTGGAGCTGGTTGACCTTTGATCCTGTAAATCAAAGCGTCGGTATCATGACCAATACAAATGCATCTGGTGCTGCCTTAGAAGTTAATGGTGGCGCTAGTTTTAATAACACGGTGACTATAAGCTTTGCTTCATCCGATTCATTGATTATTGGTAATGGTGGCGGTATAAATGTATCAGGTAATGCTTCGGTAGGGGGATCTTTATCTATCACGGGATTGAGTACATTTACAGGTAGAATAGTTGTTGGATCAACTATAGGAACAGGATTGATAGTTGATCCAGGGAAAGATGATGTGTATGATATAGGATCATCGACAAGAAGATTTAGAAAAATATATGCTAGTTCTTTTGGTACAACTGGCACAAGTAATTTTTATGGTAATCTATATGGAACAGCTACAAAACTAGGTACATCACGTGCATTTAGTATTGTTGGCCAAGTTGCTACTACTGGTACTGTGAGTTTTGATGGATCTACAAATGTTATTTTCACGGCCACTCTACAAAGAAGTGCCATAGCTACACAGCCATTTACAAATACTGCTACTAGTACATATAGTTTATTGGTACTTGATACAAGCACAATTAATACCAATTTAGAATCAATTAGCAAGGCCAACTTTCTTAGAGATGTTTATGCTGCACTTGTTCCTACAGGATCGATCATGCCTTGGTCTACAAGTACCACATCGACAGTTTATAATAACTTCCTGCTGTGTAACGGTTTAATATACAGTGCTACAGGGGCATATGCAAGTTTATATTCAGTAATTGGCAGGTCGTTTACATCCGCAACTGTAGCCGCAGGTTTTTTCCAAGTTCCAAATGTAACATCGGCCCTTACTACAGGAACAATTTATTACATAATTAAGACTTAATATGGCATACACTGTATATAATAATAACGGAACGGTTTTAGTTAATATCGCTAATGGAGAAGTTGACGATGTTGCTACTAGCTTAGATCTAATAGGAAAAAATGTCAATAACTATGGGGAAATTGTCAATAATAATTTTGTAAGATTGTTAACTTCTTTTGCAAATACCACAGGTCCTAGAAGTCCACAAGAAGGGCAATTGTGGTATGATTCACAAAATGAAACTTTAAAAGTATATAATGGTAGCGCTTGGAGTAGTCTACTAAACGCTGTAGTAAGTTCTAGTTCACCGGCTCAGCCTAGAACGGGTGAATTATGGTTTGATGACAACAACGATCAATTAAATGTATATGCGGGCGGTTCTTGGAATATTATAGGACCTAAAACTAATCCTAATTTGGGTAAATTTGGAGTTGAACCACCTCCTACTACTTATGCTGTTCGTGAGTACGGTAGTGATGCTAATAAATTTTGTTCAGTAATTTACAGTTATGGTAGACCTGTTATGATATTGTCTACTACAACTTTTATCGCTAATACTTCTACCAGTTACTATTATTACGGAATTAATACTAATACAACTACAATTTATTCAGGTACAAATATTTTAAGTACTCTTAGTGTGAATAAAGATTTATTTGTAGGTGGTACACTTAGAGTCTCTGGCGGCATAGTTCAAACTCCTGATAAGACTCTAACGGCTAGTTATAATTCTGGATGGATAGGTGCGTTTACTACAACATATACTGCTACAAATAATATAGTTCGCTTACAAATTTTACCTTATCTATTTTCAACAGCTACTAATACATGGACGTCTGCTACTTCTGTATTATCTGAGGTAAAAGTTTTATTAACAAGTGGTACATTTACAGCCACAGAGGTACGTCATTATAGGTTAGAGGAACGTGTTGTAGGTGTAAAAGCTTGGGAGGCATATGAAGTGTATCCATCTACAGGTACAACTTATTTCCCAATAGTGGGTAATACCTTTACTAATGTAGTAAGGATCGCATAATGGCTTATATAATTAACAAGACAAATGGTTCAATTGTTGCTACAGTTGAAGATGGGGCAATAGATAATACTACAGATCTTACTTTGGTTGGTAGAAATTTTGCCGGATATGGTGAAATTCAAAATGAAAACTTTCTAAAATTATTAGAAAATTTTAGTAATAGCCAAGCGCCTAGTAATCCAATTGAAGGGCAATTATGGTACGATTCAGTAGGGAACCAGATTAATGTTTACAATTCGGCAAGTTGGAAACCTATAGGACATTTAGAAGTCACTACAGCTGACCCAAATGAAACCAAAACCTACCAAAGCGGTGACTTATGGTATAATCCAGAATCTCAACAGCTCTTTGCACATAATGGGACTTCTTTTGAACTAATTGGACCTCCAAATGCTGCTGATCTTATAGCAAGTTGGAGAGGTGACTATGAATATGATGCTATCATAGGAAATAACGTTCCTAAATATAATATCAAAGCGGTGGTTGGAACAGAAGAAAGCATCATTGCTGTAGTGAGTAATGAAACTTATATTACTCAAAAAACTAATATTAACAACTTATTCCCCACTGCAGAATCAAATTCACCAGATAATTTTAAGATTGTAAAAGGTGTGACGTTAGTAGGTGCAGATCCAACAACGGGTATAAGTTCTAACAAGGGGATTTATTTTTGGGGATCAGCTGCTCATTCTATTTTATCTGATAGAGCTACAGTTGCAGATAGCACAGCCGGATTCCAATTTACTGCTACTAATACAAATGCCAATTATAATCTTCCTTTTATATCTACTGCTTCTGCTACATCTGCCAGTATTGCCTACATAAGCACTGGTTTATTTTATAATCCTAGTACAAATGTTTTGAATGTTATTGCTACGGCTGCTCGATATAGTGACCTTGCTGAAAGATATCATGCTGATGCAGTATATAGTGAAGGTACTGTACTCGTCATTGGCGGAAGAAATGAAGTTACTATAAGCTCGATTGACGCAGATGTTTCAGTTGCGGGTATTGTCAGTGTAAGACCTGCCTATAGAATGAATGAGGATGCAGGAGATCAATCAACACATCCATTTATTGCTCTAAAAGGCAGAGTTCCCTGTAAAGTACATGGATGGATTCATAAAGGTGATTTATTGGTTACAGGTCGAGTCCAAGGACATGGAAGGGCCTATGAAAAAGGAGATAATCCTAATGCTGTTTTTGCTAAAGCATTAGAGTCTCATTCATCAGACGGTCATGGTATTATTGAAGTAATGGTTGTTTAAACAGCCATAGGTGCTTTTATAGCATCATGACTTTGATAATTTACAAGCCCTATATCTTCCATAGTAAATTTGGTGATTTCATTAATGCTTGGATTTAGATACAACTCGGGTAGTTCATATGGTTTTCTTGACAATTGTTCTTTGACCTGTTCGATGTGATTATTGTATATATGAGCATCTCCAAGAACAATAATTAGATCACCTACTGTGTATCCACAAATCTGCGCCAGCATATGGGTGAATAAAGCATATGAAGCAATGTTGAATGGCACTCCGAGGAACATATCCGCAGATCTTTGGTACATCTGACAACTTAGTTTTTTATCTTTGCTAACATGAAATTGAGACATCATGTGACATGGTGGCAATGCCATAATATCTAGTTCTCCCGGATTCCATGCTGTAATAATATGCCGTCTACTAAACGGGTCTTTTTTTAAGCCATCTACTAATTCAAGTAACTGATCATGATTTTGAAGAACAACTTTGTTGATTCTAATTAATGGTTTGCGCCATCTACGCCATTGTACACCATATATCCGTCCAAGGTCTCCTGGGTGACGTTGAAGTCGTTTAGATGTCCAGTACGAGGCCTGGGCGTTATCAGTCCAAATTGTAGTTTTATCAGAATATCTAGCACCGTGTAAAATTTCTCTTAATCTATATTCGTCGCCACTACCTTCAATGAACCATAACAATTCACTTACAACAGACTTCCATGCTAGTTTTTTTGTTGTTAAGGCAGGGAATCCTTTTGATAGATCAAATCTTAGTTGGACACCAAATTTACTAATGGTACCAATACCTGTTCTATCTAGTTTAGATTCACCTGTATTTAAAATATCCTTTAATACATTTAGATACACATACTCAGGATTATTCATTAGATTTTTCTACTGTTTTTTTAGCTTTTACAACTTTCGGTTTAGGTGGTTCTATTTCATCAGCCTTCTTTCTAAGTGCTTGGGCTTCTTTGAAAAGTTTATCTGCCATTGATCTAAGATCACTGGCTGTTACTGGCTTTTCTATTACAGCACCTTCATATCCTGGATGATATGGCGCCTCGTCAACAAGTTTAATTGCTTCTGGTGAATTAGCCGGCGGGATAGTTGGTTTAGTTTCTGCTGCTGGTTTTTGACGTTGAGCACCTTCGTCCTTAACTGCTAGTTCATCTACAGTTACCCCTTTATCTTTGGCAATCAACTCATTAAGTTTATCTAACGGTAATTGAGTTACAGTATTGGGGGTCATTAGAACCATACTTGTTGGTACTTTTGTTAGATGACCATTATTATGAAGATAAGCTAGCATTACACTACCGTCCGGAAATCTTCGAGATGCTAGCATGTCTGCTAATTCATTGGCTTGCTGTCCAGCATCACTTTCTATGAGACTCATCAAAGCGTCGTGATGACTATCTGGAAGACCATTAGTACCTACAACTAAGGCACTTGTTGAATCTCCTGGTAAAGTTCTATATGCTACAGCAACCTTAGCAGAGTTATTCTTCATTTTTCCTACATGTTTCATAGGTGTTCCTTTATTGTTGTTTTTGACTTTCGATGGATGTTAAAAATTTGTCTAACTTATCATAGGCTGCGCCTACTCCTGAAATTTCTTTAGCAGTGAAAGTACCTCTACGAACAGCAGCATCAATAATTGATCTAATATTTGCTAGATCATTTACATTAAGATCTGGTGTCTCAGTAGATGTATCATTTGTTTGTGGTAAATCGTTTTCCATATATTCTCCTATTTTTGATGTAAAAAATGGCACCCTAAACTTAGCATGGTAATTTCTTTTGGATCCTCTAATCCGATAATAGTTACCTGAGTAATTTTTTTACTTGTCTGATCTAAGGTCACAGTGTGCTCAATGGCATATCTACTATTTAAGTGGTAGTTAATCCATTGGTCTATTTTTTTGATATCTTGAAATCCTGTCTCTATTGTGATGGTTTGAAAATGTTCTGGGATGAAGTTTAATTTCCTCAGGCCCAGAACATCTAAAGGATTCAGTTCTCCCCTGTTCAAACTCATTTGTAATAAGCAGTTTGACCAAATGGAGCAACAATGGTCTCGTTGCCGTGAATGACAAACAGAGTTTCGCAGTAATCCTCATCACCCCAATCACCGCAGGGATAACCGTCTGTAAACATGATAAAGCGTTTTGGAGTAATACCCTGTTCCTTCATGAACTCCCAATTGGCTACAAAGTCAGTGCCACCACCACCTTTTACCTCATAACTAAGAAGTTCATCTGCTGTATCTCCAGTGAATTCTGCGTAATTGTAAACTTCTGTATCAAAGCACCACAGGTTAACTTTGAAGTCTTTGTATTCATCCATAATACCCTTGACCTCACTGATGAAGTCTTTGGCCTGACTATCCGAAATACTACCGCTCATATCAATACCTACACTGATATCAATAGTTTCTTCATTCATTAACCCAGGTAATATAGCACCGGTGTGCTGGGTGCGACGATTTGGACGATTGAAACTAAAGTCACTCTTAATGATACTTTGGATGTTCATACGTAACAGTTGACGCCAATCCATTTTTGGCTCAGTTAAGTCCTTGATCATACGCTGGATTCCTGCCGGAACTTTGCCTGCACCGGCATTCTGCGCAGCGGCAATCATAGCCTCTTTGATCTCATCACGGATCTGTTGACGTTCTGCTTTACTCAAACGAGGGCGCTTGCCCTTACCAGGTTTATCGCCGTCCTCACAATCACCACCATCATCACCGTCATCATCATCGAGATGATCATCTAACAATTCACCCAAGTCTTCTGGATGAATTTTTTCCGCTCCAGCGTAGAGGATGGCATAGATTTCTTCATAAGATTTGCCACGATACTGGTCATCTTGGAAGATCCTAATCCAACTCGGCACCGTGCCAATTTTTTCATCCTTAAGGATTTGGTTGGCAGCATAGTCAGCGGCAATGTTGGCTAATCTTGGATCACGTCCTTCGCGGCGTCCCATATGATCGAAGATGTTGTGTAGGACTTCATGGGCGAAGCCAAACTCACACTCTTTTGGACTGAGTTCGTTTACAAAGCCATTATTGTAATAGAAGTTCCTGCCATCAGTGGCCAAAGTTTGGCACCAATCACTGGCTTCAATCATCTTCATACGAGTAGCCAAATTGCCAAAAAACGGATGACGTAGCAACAACCCCACACGAGCAGTTACCAATTTGTCAATAATTCTAGCCTGTTCTTGAGCAGTAAAAGTCTTACCTTCCCACTTGGGCTTTGATATTCTAGAACCTTTCATCACTGAAGTCATATGTTTCTCCGTTGTTTTACTATACACATATTATATATTCACTTTGCTTTTAGAGCAAGCAAAAAAGGCCCTTGCGGGCCCTTTTTAACCTTCCATTGCTTGGATAATATACTTGCCATACTTGTCGTGGAAGCGATCGAAGTTCTTCAACTTTGAAGCATCAAATGGTAAAGCATAGTTAGTAAGAGCAACTTTGGCACCCATAACAACTAACTCAGTTGGGAAATTATCCATCATAAAGCCAAAGAAGTTATCTGCCATTGAATCCCAACCTTTGACTTTCTTCTTGTCTGCCTCTTGGAGCTCATAACACATACTGATAGTCAAAGAATACATTGCTGAGATCTCTTTTACAGAGAACTCTTTTACCTTGCCACTAAGAATATCTTCTGGTTTGGGCATCTGCTTGGCTACCTTGCGATGCGCCATAAACTTAACAGCAAGACCTTCACCTACAGCACCGGATACCAAATCAGTAAGGGTGTTGTCACTGATGTCATCATCTTCCAAAAGATCGCTTACAAAACTCCACGAACGTGGAGTAGCAAACGAGCGACTGGCACTCTTTGGATCGAAGTCATAGAGATCCTGTTTGGCAAAACCAACATAGCCTACAACTTGCTCATGGATACGGTTGGCAGTAGCCCACTGTAGCCAATCTTCAAAGTCTACTGACAATTCCAAATGGATGAACCGGTTCGCTAACGGAGCAGGCATACGATAGGTAACACCCTTGTCTGCTTCACGGTTACCAGCAGCCACGATGTCTACACCATCTGGCAAACGATAAGTACCAACACGGCGATTAAGAATGAGCTGGTAAGCAGCAGCCTGAGTAGCCGGAGCCGCAGAGTTAAGCTCATCTAAAAACAAGATAGCAGTGCTATTTGGATCTGAAGGAAGCTCTGAAGGAGGGGCCCAAGTCATAGTATTGGCTTGACTATTGTAATATGGGATACCTTTGATGTCAGTGGGTTCCCAAAGGCTCAAACGGACATCAATTACCTCACGATCCTGTTCAGCACCAATCTGCTTGACAATGTCTGACTTTCCAATACCTGGGGGGCCCCACATGAAGATTGGACGCTTTTTGCTCATTGCCTTGCGGATAGAAGCCTTGGCACCATTTGGGGTAACAGTGCGATTTGCGGACATTTCTTTTGCCATTTATTTCTCTCTATAAAGTTGAACTACAAATAATTTGTTATGAGTCTCTATTATAGTGGGGTAGTATGGTTTTGTCAACTACTTTTTTCTTTGTTTTTAGTGTGTGCTTTATACAACATCTTCAAATCACCGGAAAATAATATTAGTTGTATGGCTGTTCTTTCTCCGAAAAGATATATTTCGTCTCTTGTCATATAAAACGGACAATCAATGTTATTATCTAACCAAATAACAAATTTGTTATCAAAGTAATCTATGGTGGTATTAAATTTGATGTTGTAGCTTTTTATATCTGCTTGGTTAAACGCCTTAAAACCGTTGTCAGTAAGCCATAGACTTTTTTGTGGCTTTTTTCTTACACTTTTCCACCATATTTTAAAATATTTTTTGAGGTTATCCTCGCTAGGTTCTAGTCCTAACTCTTTTAAAACACATTTGGTAATTTCAATTTTTTGGCTCATCTATGAACTTTTCCCCTACTGTTAATTTATACACGGAAAAGTCTTTACTATTAAATTGTCGGTTTAATTTTTCTGCTAAATTAAAGGCATGTCCAGAATTTGAAAAACTTACTTTTTTATATTTAGGTCCTAGTTGTTGACCTACTATACTTGTGGTTTTGAGATTAATTGGTTTATCTTTGTAAAACACAGCCCAAATGGCATCTGCCTCTAAAACCTGATCTGTTTTATAATTTCTTTTATTTGTATTTTCTAATAAAATTTGTGGTTTAGGCCTGCTCACAATACGCTCTCCAAATATGCGTATATATTTAGCCCATATTGTTAGAACCTTCCACCGTCTACATTAATCTGTATATTATCTAGAGGTTTTTCCTGAACAGATTTATCTAGAGAACCTGTAAGACGTGTCATTACAATAGCTAAACTATTAGCTAAATCTGTATACTCTTTTTGAGACAATGTAAGATTTTTCTGTCCAGTCTTAACCGCTAACCTTACCTTCTCTAAATAATCTTCTATCGGAAATACATTTAGTGGCTTCATTGTTTATTTACTTTTAATAGTTCGTGTTTAACTTCCATATCTGTTTTAAATGGGCCTTTATACGGGTATCGTTCCAATGTAATCATTTTTGGACAGAAACTTTTCACCCATCCTTTTCTAAATTTGATTATATAGTGACCTGCACAGAATAAACTTTTACTTTTTGAGCTTTTGGCAAAAATGGGTAAACGTTTTTTGATATTAAAAATTGGAAAAAAAGGTTTCGAACTACACGGATAGTCGTATATAAAAAATCCCTTATCTTCAATATGAATCTTTGACTCTACTGTTTTTTTTGGTATTACAATTTTAAGAGAATCCAAATCGTTAATACTGTATTTTTTTCCATTTATTAAAAAGGAAAATCCTTTTTTGGCTTTAGTAATACTGCCTATTTTTTTATCTTCTTTTTTAAGTATCCATTCTTTATCTGGAATTAATTCTTTTGTTTCAATCATACTATATATCTCGCATTTAGTGGTTCAGCATAACTCTGTATCTGTTCGCTGATTTTTTGTAGATCATAGGTGGCACAAAATTTCAGTAATCGTATACCAACCTGTGGGATATCCTTTTTACTATTGATATGTTCATTGATGACGTCAAACATAAGATCTCTAATTTCACTAGGTTGTGCTCTAAGATCACAAAGTAATCGGTTACGTTCGTAGCACTCTTTCACACGCTGTTCTTGTCCTTCGTGATCTGTCCAACGCTGTAGCATGAGATTATTCCATGCCCAACCACGACTATTGCGATCAGCAAATGCGTCTCTCAAACCCACTTTATTCTTACTGCCTTTCTCTCTTACACCTGGAAATGCTGAGAAGATGTTGTCGCTGGTATCACCACGCATACATTTTTCAAATAACAGCCATTCGGGATCTGGAGCAGGTTTGACTTCGCCTGTTTTCTTATCTTTAACGGGTTTCCCCTTTTCGTCAAAGTAGCCTTCATGTGTAGTTGTAACTCCACTTACTCCATTGTATTGCTTTACATTAGGAGCAATTAATTGAGCAAAGTCACCGTCGGTAGATATGATAACGTGATCGTCATTTGGATGAAGATCAATCCAACCTGCAATAAGATCATCTGCCTCCAGTTGTGGATGATGTAGAACTGTGGTATTAGTCTTACCTGTAATAAACTCTTTGAATTGATCAAAGGTTTCCCAAAACACACGATCTTCTTCTGCTTCACGTGGACTCAGAGCAGCACGAGCGTCTGAACGGTTTCGTTTGTATGGAGCATAATGGTCCTTACGCCACGAACGTCCCTCTAAGGCAAATACCACATGAGTGCCATTAAAATCCTTCCATGCTTTTCTAACACTGCCAAGTATGGTATGAATACTCATACCTACTTTATCTTCTAGATTTCCTCGAACAACATGGCGGGCACGGAAGAATGTATTGGCTGTATCAACTAATATATAAGTCATGAGACCTCTGTTTTTCCGTCATCACGGAGAGCACGATTAACATAACCAGAACCACGGCGATCCATATCTACACCAGATTCTGCCCCAACATTACGACAAAGTTCACTAAACCAAGCATCTACAATTTCTTCTTCTGAAGCACCTTTGTAGCCTGCTTCTGTTAATTGTACAACGAAATATTCATTCCAGTCAAGCTCAAAAAACCCATTTCTAAGATTATCTTTATTGACATGTGTTTCTAATACTGCTACATAAGGTTCCTTACGCTCAGTGGCCAATTCTTTTGGAGTTAATTGAACAAGTCTTTTGGCTTCTTCTGCGTCAGCAAGTTCTTGTTCTACCTGTTTTAATAGTCGATTCTTTTCTTCTTCTGCTGCTTGGATAGCCTGTTCTGCCTCCATTCGACGTTGAATGGTTTCGGCAATAGACCTTTCCATTTCCTCTATACCAAAAAGTTTTCTAAGTATTTTTTTCATTTATGTTCCCCACTCGTTCTTAAAGAGCGGGACTTGAAGTCGATCACTGTACCTCAATCCGTGTTTCATACAGGCCAATGCTACGTTTTTATTATTTAAACTATATACACTTTCCACACCGCCTACTGGCATGAGATATACTTCACCTTCAAATCCAGCATCTCTATATTCCATTGTGGCACGTAGCGCATCTTGAACATCTTGTTCTGTGGCTACTACAAATTTGAGATAGGTCCAACCAATTTCTTCATACTCACACACTACTTCTGGTTTGATCGCTTCTCCCCACTTTTCACCACTGGATGGAAGTTTGGCACTGACTGAGAAGGTTATAATATTGGTATTGGCCTCACGTTGGTTAGTCCAGGCAATTAATCTACGTTTGAAATCAGGCAATAGTTTTTGAGTGCCGTTGGTCTCAAATGTGATTTCTTTTAGATCCTGCATTTTGGGGTGATCTAACAAGTCTGGGTAACTACGTTGCCAGCCTAACAAAGGTTCGCCGCCTGTGATAACAAGATGTTCTCTCATCCAACGCTTGTAGGGCAGCATTTCCATGATAGCATCTACAATAGCATCAGTTTCTAACACTGGGCTAAATTCCTTGAATCTTGGATCCCAGCTGGCATAACTGTCGCAACCTGAATGGACTAAGGGTAGATCTTTATATGTTTTGAATTCTGCTATGCGTTCTGCTACAAGGTGTCTTTCATTTGATAGTTCTCCTCGGGGTTTACCAAATCCGTCGCAGGTAAAATTACAGCCGAACACACGAAGGAACACACTTGGAACACCCATATAGCGTCCTTCACCTTGAACGCTGTAGAATAATTCTGATACTTTTAATTTACTCATAAGATATATTTGACCATGTTAGTTTTTGAATCTTGAAGGATATTTTGTATTTCTTTAAATACTTTACACTATTATTTAGAGATTGTCAATATGTTAGAAACAAAAATCTATTGGAATATTCATGATCATTGTCAGGCTGGTTGTTCTTATTGTCCATCGAGATTTTGGGGAGGAAATATCAACCATTCTATAGAAGAATACATGAATGTTTTGAAAACCATTGTAAGTCATTATACAGAAATGAATAGAAAAATAAATTGGATATTTAATGGTGGGGAACCACTAGAATTATTTGACTTTCCTATGATGTTAAAATATTGTAAAACTAATGGAGGTACGATTCAAATTCATAGTAATGGTGGACGCTTGTGGTTAGATTGGTGGGCTTTAGAACCTAACATTGATAAACTGATATTGACGTATCACTATTGGCAAAATAGAAAATTAATAGATTTTATAATACAAACATTTCAAAAAAATAATAAAATTGTGGATGTAGTTGTTCCTATTCGTCCCAATCATTTTGATTATGATATTAATAGAGCAGTTGAAATAGAAAAAACTTATGGTATCTTAGTATCAAAAAGTCAGTTATATAAAGATGCTAGTACAGTTACAGGTATGTTTGATTATACAGATACACAACTGAAAATAATGAAAGGTGAACAGTTAATTGAAGAAAACATTCAATACAAGACTAAAACTTTTGAACAAAGAGTAGAACTAATGATTAAAGATAATGATAGTTTTACTGGTCAACTTTGTAATTCTGGGGTAGAATATTTACAAATAAGCCATAATGGATATATTAAAGGAAGTAACTGTAATAATACTCATTTAGGAAATATATGGAATGGATCCTTCAGTCTACCCGCTGGACCCACACTTTGTAAGATGATAGCATGTACAAATGAAGAAGATAAACTAATTACGAAATTTCCTTAAATCTATCTTTAAAGGCATTGATTAGACAGCTAAAAGTCTTCATGGTAAATGTATTAGTATAAAATACCCAAGTATCGCCTCTTATAACTCTTATATCATCGATTTCAAATATATCACCATTACTACCATACCATTTGCTACCTTTTTTCATGTTCGTCCTAATTATCTTCGGGGGTTGTTAAAGAACGCTTCTCCATAACCCTGTCTGCCAGACCATAGGCAACAGATTCCTCCGCCGACATAAAATAATCACGTTCCATATCGTTTTTAAGTTGGTCGAAAGTTTTTCCTACTGAATTATGCTTGACATAAATTTCAGTTAGAGATTGTTTCATTTTCAAAATTTCTTTAACTTGAATTTCCATGTCAGTGGCCTGACCACCTGCCCCGCCACTGGGTTGATGTATCATATGACGAGCATGTGGGAGAATGAAACGTTTACCCTTAGACCCAGCTTGTGCTAACAAAGACCCCATGCTACATGCCTGTCCCATAACAAATGTACTAATATCAGGACGAATAAATTGCATGGTATCGTAGATAGCCATACCCGCTGTAACACTTCCACCGGGGCTATTGATAAACATGCTGATATCTTTGTCTGGGTTTTCTGATTCTAAGAATAAAAGTTGACCAACTACAAGATTGGCCATATGGTCTCTGATTTCGCCTTCTAAAAGAATAATGCGATCACGCATCAGTCTACTGTATAAATCCATAGCACGTTCACTATTACCAGAACGCTCTAATACCATAGGAACTAAGCTCATATTGTTTCCTTATTAAAATGGAATATCATCTTCGTCCTCTTCTCTCAAAGTGGCCAAGCATACATTATAGTCAATGATAAATGCTTCCCAACTCTTACGCATGGCTGGCCACCGTTCCAGCATTTGTTTCAGCCTCCACCAACTGACCTGTTCAAATGTTTTATATTCTACAATGGGATCATCAATGGTCACAGGGCCATCATCGTAATAGTCACGCATGGGCCATTCTTCTTCAAAGTCTAATTCAAGTTGTTTATGAGTGCGGTACATGAGAAAAACCTTGCTGTTAAATCATCAGTTTGTTTTTGTAGTTGCGGAAGCCGTTTCTCATAGTGTGTCATAGTAACAATGATATGGTGAACCAAATCAGCACGATACCTCATATAACTATCAAAACTTTCTGTCCAATGACTGGGATACTTAAACCCTTCATAATACATTTCTGAGTATGACAGCCTATCTGGCACCATTGGAATAGCATCTACCAAGGCACCCTCATAACAACTGATGCCCAAGGTTTCCTGTAGGTTAGCACTAAACACTATTTTAGCCTCACCTAATAGAGTATGATATTCATCTTTGGTAAGTGGTTGTTCTTGACATACTACGAATTCATATTGAGGAAGAATTAGCCTCAAATCCCAAAAGATTTCAATCTGTTTCTCAGGTGCTATACGATGTGGAAAAAGTATTAGGTCACGTTTACGACGACCTTTATATGGTGCCAAAGTTTCTGCCATATATTCCATTGGCCAACCTGACCTCACAATGCCTGCCCAACGTCCTTTTAGAGCATCATCTAAATCCTCATCTAACCAAGGATTCTCGTTAAGTCCATTATTTAATAAATTACGCACAAACATCTCAATATGAAAGTCTGTGGCAAAATAGTTAAAGTCAATGGCTTCAAAAAATGCCTTTTCTGAATGCCTTACCCAAGGAGCGTTTCCAATAAGACGACCTAAAAAGTCCTGAGGATCATATGATCCAGCGTGCCAAAGTGCGTGAATTTTTACAGGAGTTTTTAGTAGTTCACTCATGTATTTGAGGTTGATAATGCCTGGATGCCAAGCATCATAAAAAACAAAATGGTCGCCGGCCATAATGGTTCCGGCGGTAAAAAGGCGAGCAATCTCTTCAACTTGGCGAGACTTATAGATATTAGTCCCGCCAAAGTTAAGAAAGGCACCAGGAGTAGTGGCACGAGGAATATCTTCAGGACCAGAGATAACCTGA